ATTAGTAAAAGTGGGAGAAACTTAATAACGTTGGTTTTAAGGCTTAGCTACCTTAGTGGATTGAAAGCCTTGTTCCAATTGAAGGTTAAATGGGAGTTCTTTGGGGAGGCGTTTAGACTTTGGCCAGAAGTCAGTCAGACAGGCATTCGGAGAATTGAGCGCCACATCTATTAGTAAATCATGGAACTCAAGGCAATTTCGTATCTCATCAATATCCATACTGCCCCAGAATCCCCTATATTCAATAGTCTTTGTTTTGAAGAAAGAGTGTGTATTCACTAATTGACGCATAAAAGTCAATGGAGCATGCTTTCCCTCCTTTGACTTGAAGAAACCTAATTGAAAATCTTTTAAAGTCTCAGAAGCCATGAGAAAGTCATGTTTATACTGAGGCACCATCCGCTCTTTATAGTGAGACCAGAATGCTACAGGGTATTCAGGCTTCTTATCAAATTGCCCCCGTCCCATAGTCAATAGAATTAGTGGCTCAAAATGACGAAAAGCATATTCTTGAATTTTCTTCAAGACCTCTACTGTCTGGAGTTCTGGTGGAAGGCCAATATGAGTATGTGTATTACATCGGTAGTTAATTGTAGCTCCAGCTATTTTAAGCAATTTTAAGCACTTCTCAGCAACTTTTACTTGCTCCCCAATACTTTGGGTGGGTTGAGTATTAATTTCCCCGCCTCGGCAATTTATACTGTTTTTCAAGCTATTTACCGCCATCCCATCCGAATTGACCAACGTGACTTCTTTTGTGTTAAATTTGCATCCCTCCGGTAAATTGATATGACGCCTGTCGGCGTCTACGAATTCTAACTCAAGGCCGTATGTAAAGTTCATATTTTAGTATTTGTAGTGATTATTAATAACTGTAGTAAAGCAAAAACCCCCGCTGGTTAGGCGGGGGCTTGTTCATATTAAGGGCAGTTGATTTTATTTTTTCTTAGCTACTGTTTTTACAGGGGCTTTCTTTGCAGGCACTTCCTCTTCTTCCTCTTCTTCAGCCTCCTCTTCTTCTTCCTCAACTACAGGAGCCTTTTTAACAGGCTTAGCGGGAGCGGCTACGGTTTTGGCTGGAGCAGCTTTCTTAGGCGCTGGTGCTTCTTCCTCCTCTTCCTCTTCGGCTTCCTCCTCCTCAACTACAGCTTTTGCTTTCACGGCAGCTTTTGCTGGGGCGGCTTTTACACCATCTTTGCCTTTAGCGATAGATTCTTCCAGCTTTTCGCGATTTTTCACGGCTCTTTTATCAGCATCGGCCAATGTTTTGGTCATGTGATCAATCAGGCCTTCTGTTTCTGACAGGATTTCAACTGCTTCAGCTACTTCCATTTTAGAAAGGAACCACAGATTTGTGTTAAAGCATTTGAATTCCTTGTCTTCTCCAAGATGTTCAACCACTGCTTCTTTACCTTTTAGGGCGTTGAAGAACAGGTCACCTACAACAGTGCCGTCTTCTGCTACCTTCACACGGTCAAAAGAAATGATTGCTTTTTTGCTTGATTTTCCAGGGAAGAACAGGGTGATACCTTGTTTCAACCACTTAACTTCAGCACCTTCAAAAAGGTCGATAATTGGCTGAAGTTGTTTTTTAGAGCCTTTCTCCTCTGAGTTCCATGCGGAGTATTTAATTGCTGGAGCGGCTTTCTCCTTCTTAGCGGCGGGAACCTCTTTTTTAGCCACTGGAGCAGGGGCTGCTTTTTTCACTGGAGCGGCAGGAGCGGTTTTAGCGGGAGCAGCTTTGGTTGCTGGCTTTTTGGCCGGGGCTTCCTCCTCTTCTTCCTCTTCAGCTAACTCCTCTACTTCTTCCTCTTCAGTAGATTCTTCCTCTTCTTCAGCCTCCTCTTCTTCAGCCTCAGCTTCTTCAGTTTTTACATTCACGAAGGCTTCATACATATCCATCAATTCATCGATGGTCTCGCCATCAACGCCTTCTACATCGTTTTCTGCGAGTTTTTTAATCAATTCAGCTTTGATACCTGCGGCATCTTTAGCCTTTAACTTGAGAGCGATAGCCCTTTTCAGTTGGTCTGCTGTAATTTTAGGTGTTGCCATTGTTTTCGATTTTTAATTGTTGTTTTTAATTTGTTTGATTTGTTTAACTTTGAATTACTTTCAATGATACAAAGATACGGAGACTTTTTGCTAAAACCAAATTTATTTTGTGGCCCGCCACATAAGTTACTGTGTTTCAGCACGATTAATTTTAGTCTTCAATCTTCTTCAGCCATTTGATAGGAATAGTAGGTCTTTTGCATACCAGAGTACATTTCATCCTTGTGTTCACGCAACGTCTCTACTTGAGCCCTTATCATAAGTCCTATATCTTGTACTTTTCCTTTGAAAACCTTTTCGATTGTCTTGAGCGGATGGCCTTTTAGGTACATACAGAAAGCATCTTTTGCTTGGCCATCTAAACCCTGAAGTAAGTCAACCCCGCAAACTACTGCTTCTTTCTGTGTTCCAGTCAATTGGAGAACTGAAAAGCCAGAAGAATCTATCCCATAGTCAAAGGAATGATCTTCCATAGAAAGGGAGTACTGATTCACATCTTTTTTGATTTCCTCCACCATATCTATGAGTTTATTATTCATAGCTGTCTGAATGTAGTATTTAATGGGGACTGGCTTATACAAGCCAGTCTTTTTGAAGTCAGCCCATCGTTTTCCGTAGGCACGGATGGAGGTGATAATTTTAAGTCTTAATTCTTGAACTACATCTTCCCTATCCATACCTATCGCATTGGTATTGAATAATTTGTTAGCATAGATATCAGCTAAATAAGCGTAGCGTTCGTATAGGCGATGTGATGCTGGTTTCTTATTTTTCTTAGCTTTTTGCATAGTCTAAAGTGGGGTTTATGGATTAATACTATGCTTTTGCTACTACGTTGCCTACATCTGTAAGGAATTTTTCTAAACGATCAATGGATTTCTGGACGGGCTTGACCTGTTGGTTAATATTTTTTTCAAGATTTGCTAATGCTTTCGGGTCTTTTATCTTCTCCCGATAGTTCTTTAGACGGTTATCCAAAGATTCTTTTTGTTCAAGATAGCCTTTTAGGCTCTCTGCGGCTCTCTGGGCAGTTGCTTGTGCGCCGATGTTAGACATTTCGCCAGTGTAAAAGAATCCAATCTGGTCGCTTAATCCGATCTTCTTAGTGAAGGGTGGAGGTGTGATGTTTTTCATGTTTATGAGATTTAATGATTTTGGTTTTATGGCGCTAATATAGGGACAGTTTTACGGAAATAAAAATTTATTTATCCTCTTTTTATTAACTTATTGATAATTAGATTAATTAATTTTACCCCGGAGGGATAATGCGCACTGAATTGGAGCAAGAAAATTCCTTATCTCCACCGCCGTTGCTTAATTTCACTAAAATTGTATTATGTTTTAAATCGTGTTGAATGATTTTCCCTAACACAAATTCACTTTCACTAACAAAACATTTGATATCAGAACCATTAGAATAGTAGTGTTCGATGTCCTTGTCAGTCAAGTCATCAATTGGTAAGCCATTTGGCTTCAACGTCTCTGATTTGATTTTACTATATAAAGCCTCATCATTGAAAATAGTCTTTAAACCATTATCTTGCTGAATCTTTAGTATCTTGTCACGTTTATGGCCAGCAACCCGCTTATAGAACCTTTTGTCATTAGGATTATAATAGAATTTTGAGCGTGTATCGCTGAGGAAATATTCCCTTTGTAGTATATATAGGTAGTCAAGAAGTGATAAATTTCTTTTTTGGTTCATAAGTGGGCTTGGACTATGTCTTTACTAAATGATAAAGGAGGTTTGAGATTTTCGAATATATCTAATATCTCTGAATCGGAAGAATCCCCTAAGTCGTGTTCACCACTAAAGCCCATTAAAACTTTATCAAATTCTTTATCAAGCATCAATCCTATGGCCTTACTACTCTCCACAGCATCTGGGTCTTGTATCAAAATTACTCCCCGGATTCCCTTGCGCTTGAGTTTTAGTATTTGCTCACGGCTCACGTCCTTACCAAAAGTAAAACAACACTTCATCTCTTGTATTCTATCTAATCCCAGTGCCCTATCTACTGCCGTCTTATCAAATATACCCTCAACTAGTATCACCCATTTGGTGGTAAATACTATTTCTTCATAGCCTCCAAGTAATTTATTAAACTCTGCCCCGGTTGAGTTAGAATAGCGCAAATACTTGTCCTTCCTACCCTCCAGCTTTCTTTGTTTATTTATTTCCTTTATCTCTGCCTTCGACAGCTTTGACCTGGCTAAATAACCTCGAACTCTATTGGCTTCCTTTATCAGAATAATAACATAATTCTCTAACTTGGAAGATAATCTGGTATAGCCAACTTCAAATTTATTATAGTGTTCAGGTGTCCAACCACGCTCTCCACTTAGATATTCATCATACATTACCCGTTTAAAACCTACGGGTGGCTTGATTTCTTTAGCCAACACATTGACTTCATCAACTACCTCTTCTAATTTTTGATCAAATGGATTATCAAGAACCTCTATGTCTCCTAAATATTCTCCTTGTATCAAATGAAGACTTCCTACCTGCTGTAGTAGAGATACTATATTCCCCTGCCTTAGACACTTCTTACAGTCCCAACAGCCTACAAAACGGCCTTGCTTTTTCTTTAAAGCCTTGACAGTGTTGAAATAAAAATGCCCTTCCTTGTTGCAGAATGGGCAGTCGCCAATGATATGATCTCCACGGCTATTTCTATTAGAAGAACCTATGAGTTCTTCAAAATCAATATTTATCATTGTTTTATAAGGCTTAGTTCTTCCATACCGTATAAGTCATTAATGGTGCGCACCCGGTCATAAAATCTCGATCTATGTAGAGCATTCGCTATTCTAATAATCTGCCCTGAAGGATTCTCCCTAAATTTACCACCATACAGACGCATTATTTGCTCCTGCTTCTCATCACGGGTCTGATTAATACTAATGAAATTATCAAATGCTCTAATCTTTCCCTTATCTTCTGATAGGTTCCACTCAGTCATCACATAATCGGGATTTTCTTTAGTTTCCGGACTTTCCACCGTAGCTTGAGTTGCGGTATCTAATGCTGAATCGGTCTCCACAGCTAAATCTTTAAAAGCCCTACTCAGCTTAGTTTGTCTATGGCGTTCATCGCTAGAGCGATATACAATACCATCCCCCGGCTCTATTAATTCTAAATAGTCAATGATTATCTTATCAACAGCCCCGTACTTACGTATCACCTCCCACACTATATTCCTAATCTCTGGAATAGTGAAGGCTCCAAACTTCTCTTTACAGAAGACATGAATTTCACCCTTACCTACTTTGCGGACAATCTTTTGGAGGGCTTTAAACTTATCATCTGTAATATTGGCCCTTTTCATGTCCTTATAGAGCAGACCAGTCCAAGCCGCATCGTAACGGTCAGTCACTTGACGCTTAGTTCCTTCAGCCTGTATATGTACGACACGTCCACCCCTTCTGGCAGTGGATATTCCAGAATGTATTAATACTTGTGACTTTCCTACTCCTGAATTACCTAACCAAAGTGTGATTTCACCTCGATATGTTCCACCATCCATATAGTGGTCAATTAGGTCTATACCTATCGGCCAATACATTTGTTTATGCAAATTGCCGCTGACTTCCATGATGCGCTCTACATGACGCCCGGAGAAATTACCAAAGATTCGTTCTCCAGCCTCTGCTTGTAGGGAAAAAGCATTTAAATCATCTCCTACTTCCTTGAATTTTAGGTAGGCAGCATCCTTTTGATTCTTATTGTAAAGTTCTGCTAAGTCCTTATAAGCCACCAAAAACATAGACTTTTTGATAAATCCTTCAAACTCTTTTAGTACTGAATCATAGTCAACCTTGATTATGTCCTTTATGTCTGTTAGTAAATCTAAAGCAGTTTCCTCACCAATATCGGTTAATCGCTGGCGAAGAACCCCAAAAGACGGGACTTTCTCGAATTTCCTAACATATCCGGTTAATTCGCCCCAAAGAATCCGGTAGGCGCCCTCCGGCAGAAAGGACAGTTTAAGGTGGTTATTTACTAATGAGAAGAAGGATTTCTTAACAATACATCCTTTTATTAATTCGTTATAAAAACTGGCGTCTAATCTACTTTCCATAGCCTCTTAATTGGTACAATTTAGGGTAATTCTCCCCTAAGATTTGCTTACATTTATTTCTGTTAGTACAAGCCTCGCAAAGGCTTGATTTATGATTATATAGTGTAGTATTCAACATACACCAGGCAAGTCCTTCTGCGGTATCGTAGAAACGTTGTTTCTCTGCTTCATAGAACTCCACATTACCGTCAGTAAGCAACTGTTTTATTGCTTGACGATTAGGCAGAGATGAGTGTTTAAACTTGTCAAGAACTCTTAATTTGATATCTTGCCTGATTTTTCTGTTCTTGCGAAAATACTTGTTATCAATATCCTTGATTTTCTCATACCTCTCAATGGCCTTACTGCCAATAATCCACTCAATCTGGATTGACCGAACTCCGTATTTCAAATGCTTAGCATCGAAGTAGAGATTAAAACCACTTTCAATGAAATTAACTAAATACTCTAACCCTATTGACTTTAAACTGTATTTCTCATCTACGAAATCTAAGAATTTATTGATAACTTTTTTCTTTTTACCAGCCTCATCTAATTCAAAGACATAATCTTGATTTAAAGTTACCTGACGATAGTATTCTTGGTATATTAGCGCTGTTAAATTGAATGCTTCTTCCCTAACCATAAGTTATTCCTGAATGTTAAGCTCAAAGAAATCTATCATATATTCCTTTAAGTCCCGATAAAAATTAGTAGCGTTTGTGTCTAGCACATCTATTTTATTCTCCGATAGCTTCTCCTCATAGGCTTCCACTCTACTGATGCTGTGCTCACCTAAATATAGTTCACAGTCATCAATAAAATCCACATAAAGTGCCTTTTTCTTTGTTTCTGTAACACCCAATATTCTCCCTCTTCTCTGTATTACTAACGATGGTTCTTTCCCTCCATCGGCGTTTATTAGTATCTCTACTGAAGGAAGGGTTATGCCTTTCTTCCAAATGTCCGATACTAATAAAACTCCACCACTTTTACTTAAAAACTCACTCTTTATAGTGGCTCTCAGCTTATCACTTGAATCTCCACTAATAAACGTCAAATCAGCGAAAGATGATAGTTTATTACCATGTATTTTAGAATTAAACATCGCTATTGCCTTTAATCCTAACTCTTTACAACACTCCAAGAAATAAGCAATTATAAGGTTGCGACGGTGATTGTTTATGATGAGGTGGGTATTTACTTGGCCGTATGATGTTTCATCGCCTAAACGGCTTAAATCATGCTTAAAAAGTAATAATAATATGCGGTTATCCGCAAGAACTTTGCGCTCTACCAAATCTGCCTCCGGGATTTCGTAAATCACCCCACCCGTCAAAGAATCAATATTGATTTGTTGTATCTTGCCTAATTTATGTGGAGTTGCTGATATGGTAAGGAACCAGCGATAGGATGTAAACTTGCGAAGAATACGCATGCGAACCTTAGATCCACCGTACTCATGTATCTCATCTACAATGGGAAGTTCCACAGATTTTAGGTGCTTCTCAAGTTTAGATTTTTTTAGGCGTTTTTCCTTACTTAGAATGTTTTCTTTCCCATAAAGTATCTGATGAACTGTCTGAATTGTAGCCACAGTGATAGGCTGGATATCAAATTTCTTCTCCCTGATCTGTCCGATTGTAGATGGGTCTACTTCGAGATAGTTAGCTATCTCATCTATTGATTGCTTAAATAGATCCACACTATCAACGAGAAAGAAAGCTGATTTAACTCTTTCTGAGCCTAACAATAGCCTAATTGTTTCTGCGGCAATATAAGTCTTTCCCCCTCTGGTAGGGACTTTTACTACACCGCAGCCTAGTCTTATAAAAGTAGTAATTGCTTCACGCTGATAATCCCTATTATCCGCAGAAACCTTTTTTGAAAACTTTATCCAATCAGTGCTATTCCAATCAAATCCTTGCTTCCTGTATTTGATTTGCCTCTTATCCAGTGATTTTTCCACAAGCGGCATTAATCCATGCCAAAACCAGCTATTCTTCTTATCATAATAACGGGCATAACCATCCCAGCCATGTTCTATGGCTGCTTCAGAATATTCAGCACCTTCAACCTTGAATTTTAGAGAGTTTTCAATGACAGATGCTTCCTCCTTAGAGGAAACACTGTAATGAATTTTCAAACCGTCTTTTTTAAAGTGAATCATAGGGGTTGATTTCTTATCCCCTATATAACGTTAGGGTTATGTGTACTCTATCGCCACAGCAATTTCTTCTGTCTTAGACTGAGCGGCTTGGTATGCCTCAAGGTCTTTGCCAGGCACTGCATCTTCTGGATTAGGTGTGAGAATGGTACGTTTAATCCATAAACCAATGACGCCGTCAACAGGGAGTGATGCTATCAATAGTTCTTTATCTCCCACCCCTACAGGCTCAATCCATTCTCCAATCTGATAAGGCTCAGAATTAGGAGAGGATAGCTGTTCCATCTTTTTAGCATCTGGAATGGTTACAACAGCCCACTCAATCTTAGCTTTCTTATCAGTAACAGGGTATGTCTGATAGAGATATATGTTTTGAACAACCACTCCAGTAGTATTCTTTAGCACTAAGCCTCTAACTTCAAATGAACCATTCTGCATTCCTAAAGAAGAAATCTCAGGAAACACATTCGATAGAGAATTATTAGGAACAATTGTTGTAGATATGAAGCCGCCTAGACTTTTTAGGGAAGAATTTTGAGCAACCCCAAAATACTCAGCCCCAGTGTAAAATAATTTCATTATGCTTCGTTTGCGTTTTTAGAGAATACCATCACTACAAGGTTAACCGGAGTTTTTTCTGCCTCAATCTTAACATCGCTTATCACTAATTTCTCTATCTTTTGCTCCATCATGTTTAGGAGAGATAGATTAGATAGATAACCCATGCTTATTGGAGCAACCATTGTATTAAGCTGTAGATCAACCTTAAATCTTGCTGGCTCTGCTGTCTTAGCATCTACTACGGTATAGCAACCTATCACTATACCAGTGATATCCACTACAGGAGTTTGAAGCAAAGCCATTATGTCCTCATTAAATGTATTGTCCTCATCTAACACAAAGACTTTTTTCTCCACATCCCTAACGATAAACTCATCATTTTTAGGCTCATCGGTCTCATTCTCTGGAAGAAACTCATCAGTAGAACCGCCTTGTACGGTCATCTCTAAGTTCATCTTATTTGTGGATAGTACATCCAGCTGTAAATCTACACTATTCTTGAATATTGCTTTCATTATATTAGAGTTAAGAATTGTTCACGCACATCTACGGAAAGGTTAAAGGCTAATCCAGCTAATCCGAATTGATATTTCGGCCTCGCAAGCAACGATGGGTCAAAGTTCACGTTAGTTTTTATGTATCCCACCTGCCAATTCTGTCCATCAAACTTATAGATGTCTTTACTTTCTTTAGGAACAGACACGCCCGGCGTGAAAGACCCAACTACCTTATACTTCAAATTAGATTCCGGTGTAATGCCGCCAACCAATTTAATAGATGCTGCTGTGTCTGAAGTTAAGACATTAATGTCATATTCCTGAAAATTATAGGTTGAGTTTGTGAATTTGATTCTCATTGGATGGTACGGTTGACCTCTCAAGCACTCAGTAAATTTAGTACCTATGCCTGTTAGATTTCCCAATGAGTCAATACTCACTGTTCCTTCTTCTTCATTTAGATTCGTAGGGGCTTTATATTCAATGTATAAATAGAAAGTGCCATTAACACCGCCCGGCTCTGCCGCCGCTAGATCAAAAACATCTACTACATCAAAGGGCACATGGATGACATTAAGGTCTGCATCAATTGCTATGCCTGCCTTCAATGTGTATTTGAAACCAGAAGTGCCTACAACTACCTGTAAATTAGTACCTGCACTAGCTAATCCTGGCTCTAAAATCATGTACTTTACTAATGTATTGTACTTATCCTCCATCGCTTTCTTATATCGGTTTAGTTCAAGACTACCGATATGCTGATTAGGGCCAAATTTTACATATGTATTCTCTGCCATGACTTAGATTAAAGCTAATTGATAACTTGCACGTTCATCAGTCGGTGTGCCGACACCTGTAGGTAATACAGCCAAAAGAAACTGTTTTCCAGCAACTAGAACTGGCGAGGCTCCTGCTTTTACAGAAAGAAGCGCACTATCATAAGAATAAATATCCTTATCTCCACCGGGAATTACCACACCCGGCGTAAATGTCCCTACAACCTTGTATCTTAGATTAGATTCCGCTGTAAATGGGCCACCTTGTAATGTTACTGACGTATCTGAAGTTACTGATAAAACCTCATATTCAGCTAAATTAGATACAGCATTTGTAAACTTAATCTTAGTAGCATGATGTGGTTGACCTCTCAAGACCTCTGTAAACTTAGTTCCAGTGCCTGTCAAAACTCCAGCAGTAGATATACTTAGAGTTCCTTCCTCAAAAACTCTTGTATCATATTCGATACAGGCATGTTGAGTTCCTGATAGAGCGCTAACATCATAAGCGTCTATAATATCAGATGGCACCACAATTAAATTGAAATCAGAATCTACAGCATAGCCTGCTTTTAAAGTGTATTTGCCCGTCCCAGTGCCGCTCACAATTTTTAAATTATTCCAAGAGGGGTCAATGGTTAGGTTCTTAAACACTCCAAAGTTTGAAATGAAATTTTTAAAGATGTTGTTGTACTTAGTTTCAGTGAAAGAACGATACCTTCTCATTTCAAGATACCCAACATGCTGATTCGGAGACAGTTTGACGCTACTCATAATATTTCTGTTATTAAGGTTGAACTAAATGGCAATAGAGTTTCTCTAATTTTTATGTCTAAATATTCCTCTACACTCATGCCTTTTATAGGGTTTATCTTACTTGACAATTCAAAGTTCCTGTTTTTTAACCACACCCGGCTCATATCGCCAGCATCTAAAGAAACATTATTCTTGAATTGATATAGTGGATATAGTTTAATATCGCTAATAGCCATTGCTCCAGCACCTGCACCACAAGCAAATTTAATCTTCATTCTTTCTGCCCCATCCTTAAATCTTAGATTAACTCCAGTATTTACATTTGTTTGGCTATCTGGAGAGGCGATCAATGCTGTTCCTTTAGGATAAATTTTAGCCCGAATAAAATAGAATATAGCGTTCCCTTGGTTACTATTAGTGTAGGCACTAAGAATTGTTCCGGTCACAGAACCACTCAATATTGACTCAGTGTCTACAGGACTACCTAAGGCAGTGGTTGTAGAGATAGTTAAAGTCAAAGTATTAATATCTACATTGTTTATGGCCGTCTTAATCCAAAAAGTCAACTCATATCCTAATGTATCAGCAACTTTAATATCTCCAGACTCAGCAGTTGAAGAAGGCTGCATCCACATCATATTTGTACGCCCAAAGAATGTTAGATTCAAAACAGTGCCTGTTAAGGTCAGCTTAGATAAATCAACAGCCTCACCCTCATCATACCACTTATTTAATTGCTTATGCCCATAAAGCCCATGATAGTCTGGTGAGTTTACATCCAAATACCAGCCATTCAGCTGTTTTACATATTCAAAAAGAAATTCATCATTTATCTTAAACCCTACTAATTTTAGTAGCTCACCGTGATTTGGATTAGTCACCGGGGCTTGCGGAGTACCATCAATATAGATGATTCCTTTGGTTGCCCGGCGACGAATTTGATCAAAAATGTAGTTAGCAACTAAGTTAAGAGTAACTATTGTATTATCAGTATAAGCATAAGCCCCTCTTTCAATTAGAAATTCAGATAGATCAGGAATTTTTTCTGTAATTTTACTTATTTTCTCATCTACAAGAGCTATAGTGAAAGCATAGTAGTAAGCGATAATTTTCCAATATGTGATGTAATCCGCATCTTCTTTGTTGTCGCCTCTCTCTACATAATTAGCAACTATTCCTTTGCCATATAGCTTCTTTAATAGATTAACCCAAACTTTATTCCAATACTCATCTGTAAAACCTATGTCTTGGAAAATCGTATTTGCTAAATCTAATATCTGTAGATATGCCATGGAATAAGTGCCATTTATCACCATACTATCCACAGTCAAATTGCCTAAAGTATCACTTCCAGCCCTAGTATATCTAAATTTAAGAATAAAATCTGATTCGATAGGGATTGTTCCACCAGCAATTGCTTGTAAAGCACCTAAAGTTAGTGGTTCATACTTAGAAAACTTAACGCCATCTAAAGTATAACTAAATTCTTTATTAAATAGTCTTGTTCCAGTTTGACCTGTGATGCCATCCACAAAACTTGTAATAGAGACTAAGCCCCTGAGTGGAGTTTCATAAGAAAACTCAACGTATTGACCTATATATTTAGTGGTTTTATTAACAATCATGATTATAAATTAGCTAAAACGCTGGCTTGGAAGCTAAAGTCAGCTGGAGATGGATAAAATATGGGATTCAGATTGCCTCCTGAAGTTCCGGAGATGGTATTGCCATCCATATCCAGCATTAAAAACCCTCGGATGCGTGGTAGCTTGCCATATTCAGTAGCTACATCAGTTCCGGGTACAAAGTATTGGTCTGGTACAAAGCGAATCCCTTCGGTGGCTTTTACTATTTGTAGTAAATCATCCCATTGTACTGTTGCGCCGCTAACCCAAGTCCTGTAATCAATGTATTTATTAACTCTAATCTGAGCATTCACCCTAATTTTATTAGGGTCATATGCTAAATCAAATTCACAACGGAAACTCAAATCAACTGCTTGATAGGATATATTCACTAAATCAACATTTATTGTTCCTGTTAGGCCATCCGGGTTTAGTTCTGAAAGAGAAAGCCACGGCGTTATGTCTGATAATAGGTTAGCCAACTCAGGCGAAGATAATGAACTTCCGTCTTGCGTTGCCACGCCTAATTTTATCTTACCATTAGCAGTCATTCCATAGTTGAACACCCTAAGAATATTAGGATTGAATTTCAACATAACCTGCCTTAAATATTCAAGCGTAGGACGGCCTAGTAAATTAATGCCTGAAGTTATCCTATCCCTAAATTGATCATCACTCTCAACATCTCGTCCATTTAAAGCAGCATATTCGTTGACTGCGTATTGATGCCCTACGGGAACTGGGGTTACAGTAGTTATGAGGCCTGGCTCAATGCTTGTGTTAGAGCCTGTAGATTGTGAAGATACTGGCACATGTGCAAATCCCTCAACGCCTATCACAACCGTCTGATCTACATCAAATACTATCCCAGAAGAAGATTTAAATGTATGAACGCCTGCTGTATAGGTTGTCCCAGCAGTCCCAACAACTCTTATGTACGTTGAGCTACCCAGTGCGCCAAAGCGGGGTGCGATACCAAACATTGCTGCTGTATCATCTAAGTAAGAGCCATATGTGGTGAAAGGGTAAAAACGTGATTGCGCCAACGCAATGTCTTTTAAAGCCTTTTGCCCAATTTTAGAATCAGCAAACGCCACTGCGCTAAGAACAGAGCCATCACTAACCTTCGTAACCTTATCTGTTCTACTAAGGAAAACTTTAACCCATATATCTTTTAGCCTGTCTATACTGAGCGGCCTGATTAGTAAACTCATATGTTAATGTTTTGTTTAATGATTAATTCTAAACGGGTGCCAACACTAAATCTTAACTGAGTTGAACCATCAGAAATTTTGATGTCCTCTATAGTAAAATTAGTGAGTGTATCATCGCTAGAAAATACTTTTGTAATTTCCCTAAATACCGTAGGTGCTGTGGCTAAATTATATGAAAGCCCTACACTATTAGATCTTCCGAAACTTTTAAATTCTGGATGATCGCCTTTCATTAGATTAGCTAATATCACTACAGCTTGAAAGATTGTGTCTTTATATCCTAGAACCTTTAGATCATCATTAACCAAAGTCAGCTTCTTATCCAAGTCTAATCCATACACACGTTCTCCGGTAATGTTATCTACCACCGAAGTTATTTCTGAATTTACTGAATTTAAGCTAACCTCCAGCACCAAATTCTTTCCTCCATCCAAGTCGTAGTCAACTTCTGAAAGGTCATTACGTGCTGCTATATCAATGAAATCGTCATCGTATGATTTTGACCCCAACGCCTCGCTAGCCACATCCTCTATTGTCTTTCCTTGATCAAGAGGATAGGTGAACTCTATTGTTCCACTAAAACTATCATTTGTTTTTGAAGAACGAAGAAACTTAGAGGTTTTAGTTAATCTGTAGAGTTCGCATTTCAATTCCTCTAAATAGTCTACAATTTCCCAATCCTTTAGGTAATATAGCGCATAATCAAAGGAATTAATAGCGTTACTGACTGATTCAGCAGTTTTTATTAGATTATCTAAGTTAAGAAATAATTGAGCATTGATTTTATTTAGTTCTCCTAAGAAGAAGCGCACAATCAATGGGTACTCATTTCTATAATAGTTATAGTAAGAATCTAAGTATTTGAGCAATGCCCCATTCTTAAATCCTATACGGAAGCCAAAATCATCAAGGTCTATTTCCGAAAATTTAGCCATATTCTATCTGCTGAAATTGCTCAAGCGTGAATCAATCACTCCTTGGATGTCGCCCATAAGCGCATCCAGCCCCTGATTGATTACAGAACTTGATAGTGTATTAATAATAGATGATTTCTCTGTTTTACGAGTAGCATATGCTGGAGCGATAGCTTTCATACTAAGGCTATAATTCCAAATCATATTTGTCCCTTGATCTTGAGTAAAAGTAATTGTAGGAAACTCCACCATATGTGCCTGATTGAAGGCTAAATTGTAAAAATAAATCCTATATGGATTCCCAGTGGAATCTAAGGTATATGCTCTATCACATATCTTACTTAGTATCTTACAAAGCCCATACCCTGTCTTGATTTGTAAATCAAATTCCTTCCCTTCATACCCATCTAACGGCTCTTGTTTAGTGACATTCTTGCGAAGAGCATTAAGTGGAACAATACCACTTTGAGTTATGAGCCTAAGTTTTCTACCAAAATTACCGCTTATAGTTATATTGAACGGCACGAAGCTAGGATTAAATAGAGATACAACGCCAGTATTGGTCTTTTTTATAGTATTAAGTGGATTCTGATTAATGTTAATTGAAGAAGGCATCACTGGAAAAGTGAATGTATCTATAATTTCATCCTTTGAATTAGTAACTTCTAAGCAACAAGCATAATATTCAAAATCATTCGGATATAGAGAATGAAGCGTAGCTCTACCAGCCGCAGCCATAAGATTAACTGCCCTTTGCTTAACTGTTTCTACTATTACTGAGCCACTCATAATGTTTTAACTTTTGTTGATTTTACTAATGCTATATGCGCTGTCAATGTAGCTATTGATATTCCTAAATTAGTCGCCAAAGTAGCGAATGTGCCTCCATAAGACAATCCTAAACCAGAAGCCGTTGCAGTATCTGCAGTAGCTATAGTTGCTAGATTTGTAGCAATATCCTGTAGCATTCCTTTTATATCATTTAGAACATCTACAGATTTATCACCCTTTAACACTGGCTCTGTTCCACTTCCACCTATCTTACCTAAATTAAGAATAGTATTGGTTAATTCTAATTCCAAACCACCAACGCTTCCTTCTTTTAGATATATTTGCTGATCTGTTGTCTTTATCTCATTATCAAACTCATCCTTTAGAGCAAACCCTACACCAGCCTTATAACTGAAATTGGCTAACAAATCCCCATTAGCCTTGAGTAATTCCACTAATATTTCACCAGTTGTGCGCAAAGATACCTTTGAATCAGCCAATATATCTACTTCTCCACTCACATACACCTCCATTGCTGCTGTTACATCCGGGTTAACAACTTTTAATCTGAATTTTCCTTTGCCTTCCTCAGCAGATGTGACGGTGATATCCATCGTTGCTTCATCTGCCTGAGCATCAAAATCTACTAAATTTCCGCTTGTAGAAGTTTTCTGTAGTTTGATCTGACGTTCCTTATAAACAGCGCCTAATCCATTCTTCAGATCAAAAGCAGCTACTACAACTGGCGAGTTGTGCTTAGGCTGCTTCACCCAAGCCACCATGCTTCCTCTTTTATCAGCGGTAGCCGGAAATACAATGTCTTGAATTATAGATTTAGGACAGAAAACATTCTTAAATGTCTCCCCGGCTTCCCCTCTTATGAATAATGTCTGAGTAGAGTAGCACCTCTTTATGAATAAAGCACGATCTAAGTCAGCTGGTATAGCTACATATGCTGTCCCTGTAGCGAATAAACTTCCAACACCGTTGGTTCCTATAGTATTAGCGTCGTTCATTTCTTAAATTGTTGTCTTTTAATGAAATACTGGAACACTTCCTTATTCACTTTAAAATTTGAACTCTTGCTCTTTCCATTGCTATCTCTATCAAGATCAATAATATTAAAATAATTCATATTTGTTCCATCCATATTCTTCTCTATCATCCCTCTCGATACTTGTACAACAGTTGATCTATCTACTTGCTGAGGATTTACAGAGGCAGATTGAGACACTGCATCTACATGAAAGACTTCACCAGTTCCTAGATGTCTAATGCATTGGCCTTTCTTAATCCTTCTATCACCCATTGCTAGAGTTATAGTGCCTTTGCGTGTAAATGGCCTATAGGCATTAGTCTCTATTAAAAAAGCTAAATCTTGAATAGCTTGCTTTATTAGATAATCTAGCTTAATTGTGCCATTTGAATCCTTTATTCCTTGGTAGTCAATGTAATTTGATACTTGTATCAACGGCCTCGAACCCCATATTTTAGCATATTCTTCAAAAAATTTAGCTGGAAAATAGGCAATCGCTACACTTGAATCATCGCCAAAGAAATTCCCCTTAGGTATAAGTCTATACCAACTATAAACCTCACTATCGTCAAAACTTAAACTTTCGTGAGTTATTAGGCTAGGGTCAATGTCTATGGCATATTTTTTATTATCAAGATAAGATTCTTTAGAGAATGGTGGCTTTCTGGCAATGGCATAATATTTGTCCCCATACACATCCCCAAAGAATTCAGCAAAAGGCTTATGCACAACTTTACCTTGTATGAAATTTATTAGACTTCCTTGATCTGATACGATGGAGGAATCAACAAGTCTCCTATCAGATAGTTCTGAATCAATTATCAAATTATAGATTTGCCATATCCCCGCTACATCGGTCTTCTCCAAAGAAGATGGTTTATCTAATACCATGGAGTAGGCATAGCGCTTAACCTTATCTTCATAGTATTTAAATAGCTTATCATCGCAGATTTGAATATTCGATAGCATATTTAGGATAAATTTCAACGAATACTCAATAGTCCTATCTACATAAGCATTAAAGAAATTCAAATTTCCATCAATTAGGCGGGTAATGGGTTTATTCGCATCATTATTCCCACTCTGTAGTCCCCCTCCAGTAGTATCAACTGTAATGCCCCCTGAAGTACCTGCAAAATCAGCAGTAAAGAAATATTCACCATCCTCAATGAGGAGTTTCATCAAATCCCGCCCGGTGATATTGATATTAATATCTGCCGTAGCAGTGTTATCAGCTATCGTATTCGTGTCTATTAGCCCTATCATGTCGAAATACCTGCCAGGCAGTTTCTCGTTGCCTATAAGTAGATTTTCAATGCTTAATTCAGCTAAATGCCTGTTTCGATTGTCTCCTTCAATCTCTAATTGCTCGAATTGTATGAACACAACATCATTTGACTGAAGAAGGTTGTGAAAAAGCGCAGAGTTCTTAGATATACCGTCTTTTCTCAACTTAAAATTTGAATCCCTAACAATGATGTTTCTAACGCCATTGTAGGCGTATTCTGTAGCCGAACCACGATTAATGACCCATTTACCTTCTTTTATTGTCTCTGAGAAGCCAGCATCACCTAATAGCTCACGTTCTTCTTTGATTTTAGTTTCTTCTTCTACAAATTCTCCTAATACCGGAGCTATAGATAGTTGAAAATTACCACCACTATCACCATTTGAAGTAGTAACGAACTGGACAAATGGTGTAATGTCTATAATTTTACCTTCACCAACTTCTTCTCCCAAAGCCTTTGCCCAAACCCAAACAGTAAAGTTAGTATGAACTCTATATGTTTTATTCATACGGCTATCCACACTATCTAAATTTAGTGGCTTATATTTAGGGTCAGAAATAATTTCCTTGATTTTATCAGACAAAAACACCCTATAATTCTCATTAGCCACAACAACTGTAGATTCAACGGCTATCACCTCCTTATTCACATTCTCTACAGGAATTCTCATCAAAGTGCCAGCGGTTATTAGGAATTTAGACGGCTGATTAGAATATTGAGCTTTTTCACTAGCATTATAGGCATTGAAGATGCGCTTATCATTTCCCTCATAGGTGAATAGTGAACCAATAGTGAAATTTTGATCAAACACTATTAAATTCAAATCAGCAAACTCCTGTAAGGAAATCGGATTTCCATTGTGTACTATCTCTACAAAGTTTTCCATTAGTTATCCCCTTGTTTATGTGTAGTATTTTTAGGCGTTTTATTAGGCTGATTAACTACATGGACTTTTATCACTTTGCCCTCATCATCAATATCCTTGTATTTTTCGCTCATATATGTCTTGAGAATAGTTCTCACAGCACTAACATACTTCTCATGCTCCTCTGGACTGCCAACATCTATGACTTTGCCACCTTTTTTAGTCATACCGCCATTGCTCAAGATAGCTTCTTCATATTTGGCGAAATCTTCTTCCGACATCTTAGATAGAGCCTTTGTTACATCTTCTTGAACTTCTTTATTTCCATAAAGACTATTGGCTGCGACACTATTTGCGTCTTTCCCAGTCAAAGTATTATAGACTTCACTGAAACCTTTCTTTATTGCATCTACTATATCGCCACCAATCTTAGACATCACACCGCTAAAACCATCTTTCTGATAGGCTCCTTGTAGCTCTTTAACATATTGAACAGCTTTATCACCCTGACGTCCCATCCAAGTATCGAATTCTGATGACCAGCCCTCGATAGCGCCTGTATGTGCTGCGCCCCGGCCAGCCATCTTTTTCCTAGACCAGTTAGAAGATTTTTCCTTCTTTGTCTGCCCATTCTCTATGAAATCCTTAAAATCTGAATCACTGGAGAATGATAAATCTTTGAAAGCATCAGGGTTTTGAGCATAATACCCTTGAAGTTTCTTAGATTGATGGAGGTTTAACCCCAACATCTTGGACATACTAAAGGTTAATTGATCACCTGAGAAGGTCTTGGAGAGATTATCCATTACCCCACCTAATGTCCCTTTGCCGAAGATGCCTTCTTCCTGTTTCATCTTTAGATCCAAGAAAGTTCCTCCCGGATTCTGCTGATGCAATGTCCTGTAAAGAAATGCTTGCTTAAAATCATTGCCCGGATTGACGATAGCATTATTCATCTTTCCGATTGTATCGGTTTGCCTAAAATCTCCGAAACTACCACCTACCTTACCAAAGGCAGACATTAGTAAAGAACTCTCACGAGCACTCACTTCTTCTTCTTGAGAAGCCTGAAGCTCATTAAGATTATTCTGACGCTCCATTAATTCATGGAGTTGAGAGAAGTCATTGCGCTTAATGTTGTATAAGTCAGACTTCTTCATGATATTGAGCATATCAACCGTAGCATCTGTTAAAGTGCTATGCTCATCAAGTCTCATCACCTTGTTAAACTGGTTAGTTGAGCCAATATCCATTCCAAACCCCTTCTCCATCCCTAATTGGGCACGGGCTTCTTTCATGGATGACTTCCCCCTTAGCATCGAGACATTGCGAGTGTATTCCATTACCTCTGCCTCTTTTAATCCATAGGCTGCTCCACCCATACCGGATGAGCCAGTCATACCACTTAGTTTCTTTCTATTCTGATCAAGTTGCTTAGCTTCATCAATCATTTTACCGACAAAACCAGCGATAGAGAGAACTGCTCCAAAGCCAGCTGCAGCTAATGCGCCGTTACCAGCAGCCCTGAAGCCACCAGCTATTCTTGCTCCTATTCCCCTACGACCACCGCCTGAGCCACTGCCTCCACTTCCATCATCATCGCCTCCATCTGAAGGTGGAAGCCCCCTATCCATTCTACCCGCATCGTGCAAATACTGAGAGAAGCGGTCACCTAAGCCACCATTTCCTCCTCTGCCCCCTCTACCGCCATTTCTTCCTCCACCCATTCCACCGCCTTTCTCTTGCAATCTAGAGCGCATTTTCTCATAATAGAGAGATTCATCTCTACGTTCTTGATCAAGCCACCCTTTCTTACGGCGGTACATTTCTTCATCTTTCTTGCTCCACTGACCCTTCTCCATTCCTATGCGCCGCTCATAATCAAGTTTGCCTTTGCGCTCTTGATTGTCGATACGGGCATTGCGTTGCTGAAGAGAGACTTCTTTCTCTACCCAGCGAATACGCTCACGAATTGTATCGCTATATTTCTCAGAATCCTCAATGAGACCATCAAGAACCTCATCAATCCCTTCATAGGCATCAGCTACCCTTTCCAAGGCTTGCTCAGTATTTTGAGCCATCCGGCCTACTCTGGGTGAGGCGTCATCCTCAAGAGTTATTCTAATTCTTCTTTCGTTAGCCATCTTTGTTAGATTCTTTTAGAGTTTTATCATCAGTAAACTGCGACAAGTCTAAATTTTCGTAGTCTTCTTCAATCTCGTCTTTAGACATATGTACAATCTCTTTACCTGAACCTGTGAGGTGATTGAGCCCCAGTGCTTCATTCTCGGCTGCTTCGTCTCTGCGCTCTCTCTCTTCACTAACTCTCCTAAGCATTTCTTCTTCTTCAAAGTCAATTCTCATGTCAATCATGTCCATATCTAAATGAGATGGCGAACCAAACGGAATTCCGTATTTAGTTCGCCACCAATGATCTACAGGATGCTTCACATCCCATTCGATTATGAAGTTCCTTATGTCGTTAAGATAGCCCAATTCACCATTTTATTCTGCTTGAGAGAAACGATTGCCTAAGATTTGGCCGTTGTATTGGCTTTAGCGGCATCTCTTTCCTTCCGGGCTTTAATCATTTCGCTATTTACCTCTTCTTTAATTTCAAGATACCACTCAGCAAATTGATCATAGGCCATCACCACCCATTTAGAATCAGCTAAGTCCATATCATATGGGTCAGGCGTTTCCCCCGCCTTTGTCCCCATTAAATCTCTTAGTATCTCAGGACAGAGTACTGTGATGTGCGCCAACGCATCTACAAGATTTAGATTGAATTCTGCTTCTACAGAGCCAGAACGCTCCTGTTGACCATAAGTACCGCCAGCCAATAGGTGTCTCCTACTTTGTATTTCAAGCTGATGACGCACCTTAGGGAAAGGAATGATGTATTTCTTATCCTTCACCTTTACTTCCATTGTTTTCACTAATTCTCCCATTTTGTTTTGATTTTTAGTAGTATTAACCATGATAAAAAGAAAAATCCCACTGTTATGTGGGATTCTCCTAAACAAATAAACAACAATTCACCGATTATTGAGGAAAGATCACCGGGGTGATATACTCAAAGTCAGCATCTCTACCAGAAATCTGGCTTTCAGAGATATCAAAACCTTCCCTTGTAATGAAACAGCCCTTAATTGAGGCAAATACCTCTAATTTAGGCACTTTTACACCATTGGCCAAGGTTTGATCTAATACTTTGCGCATTATATCTATCGTGATACCATTATCCTGTAGAAGGATAGTATCAACGAACTGATCAACGGTTTGAACCGTTCTGAGCAATGCTTCTTTAGCGATTTCTGTGGAGAAATCAATCAAATATGCTGAGCAATTCAATTGACCGTCCCACTCCAAAGCCGGGAGTTCAGAAGGATTTAGTGAGCCAATGCCCAGCACCTTTCCCCGTCTGATATTCTCAGTGAGACGAATGTTCCTCATTTTCCCAACAGGGACACCGCCTACCTTTATGATGGCGAGAGGAGCGGTCATTGTTTTTGTGTTTGCCATTTTATCTAATGTTTCTTAGCGTTAGTGATTGATTTAATTACAAATTATGCAGCAGCGGACACATTGAACATTGTTCCAGTGATGAATAACCTGTTAACCGGGCCATTTGGAACAAATCCATAAGTTACTCTGTAGTCAGAGCCATTCAAGACTGCCTTCACATTCTTAGAAGACAAAATCAAGTTGTCTTCTGTCTTAGTACAGGTAGATTGTGAGAGAATTGTCTCAATGTATGACTTCACATCTGCTGGTGAGGCTAGGTTAGCGTTTTGTCCTACGAATCTAACACGGCAGTTCTTAGCAATTGTACGGTTAAGAAGATTTTTAATTCTCACAATAGACCCGAATGGGCTTGTACCGTCAGCATAAATATCTTGCTTGTTACGTTGCTTAGTATTACCATCCAGATTAACCACCAAACCACTGATTCCATCTACAGAACGTAGGTGCTGAACACCAGCTTGAATAGCTGTTTTACGCTCATCCTCAGATAGAATGTGCTTAACCATAGTAAAATCGAGGTCTTTGAAAGTCATTGGCGTTTGAGCAGTGGCTCCAGCAGCACGTCCTAAAGCAGCAGCGGCATGATACAAGGTAGGGTATTCCTTTAACACATTATTACTGTTGGTTTTCCCGGTACGGCTATGAACAATGTGAACATTCTCATCATCAAATGTAGCCGCCACTGGAATGGAACCACCAGATTGAGAGAACTTAGTAGCATCGGCTCCTCCACCAATATACATGGTGCGTTTGAATTCGCTCTTTAGATTAATATGGGAGATGTGCTGATAGTTAACGGTATCATCAGCATCATCCTCATACTTATCACTAAGCATGAAGCTATAATCTAATTCTTTGATATACTCATAAACCTTCGTGAGGTCAGAAGGACTATAGCTTTCAGAGCCTTTGATAAAGAGGTTATAGCCAGAATATGTAGTTGTATCAGCGGCAAGAAGTGCGCCTGTAGCGTTAATGCTTGAAGCGGTCTTATTACGAGTGAACCAAAGCGCAAATGATACATCCTCATCAGCCCAGTCAAATAGCTCTTGTAAGGTGGCGAATTCAGAAGATTTAGCCAACAGAACAGGAGCCGACAAAGCACGAGAAATATCATCGAATGGAACACTGTTCCAATCTAAGCCCCGATATTGACCACGATAAAACTCAACTGAGAACTTGGCTGGATCAACCACACCAGCAACCAATTTCATCGCAAAACCAGTATAAAGATCAGAAGATGTTGGATCTAAAAGACCATTAGCGCCTACTCCTTCTGTGATAGCGTCTACAACAAATACACCACCATTAGCGCCTGAGCCAGCCAATCCACCAGTTAAAGTTCCTGCTGATGGAGTAGCCACTGAAGCAGCTAAGGTATAAGCATTACCACCAGTACCAGCTGTCTTATATACTACACGGAGCAATGTTGGCTCTGCAATATATTGAGCAACTGTTAAAGAAGCATTCTGTGACTGAGCTAACTTCTCAGCAATATTAACCATTGTTTCTGAAATAGAAGTGGCTATCTGAATGTGAGTAGCTAGTGTTGGTGTATCTTTAAAGGTGTATGCCACGCCGTTTAGTGTAATTGTAGCTAAGTCAAGCGGCAGAGCAGCAAAAGTAATAGTGCCTGATGCTTTCGTACCACCTCCTACAAAGGTCATTGTTAGCGAAGCCTTAGTTGTAGTCCGGGCGTGAATGAGGAATAATTTTTGAATACCCTGAACATTCAGGGCTTTAGACGGCTTCCAAAGCCAATTTGACGCATCCCACATAACTCCACCACCGATGGCTTTCTTGAAGTCATCAAGATTAGTAAAAGGGTAGATTGCGTTTGCTCCGCTGGCCTGAGAGCCAGTGATTCCGGAACCATATCCATACTTAGCCATTGAGCCAGTATCTATGAATACACAATTTCCAGAGGTTGCTGCCTCCGGTGCATCCGGCTCTCCTCCTACAACGGAAGAGTATGCGCCCGGCTCAATTATTTGCTTACCATCAAATGTTATGACTTTCATGATCTATGATTTATTTCTTTAGTGTAATTTTAGAACTTAACAATTCAATCCACTCTTTCTCTGTCTTTTCAGTCAGTTTGCCATATTTCATAAATACAGCATTGCGGTCAACATCATTAACCCCTTGACTATCACAGAATTGAATGAGCCTTATTTTCTGAGGCTCCACAGGAGTAGAGGTTGAGCCTGATTGAGTCTCTTCCCCATTTGATTCTTCGTTCTTTTTGGCCATTTTATTCAGGATTTTAATGGTTTTATAACTGTCGCCCGGTTAGTCTGTCTTCTCAACTGGCTTGATGTCGAAACTCATAGTTTTGATATAGCCTTCGCCAAACATATCTACGGTTGTATAGTCGTAGTCAAAGCTCAGATTGAAGCTACGGTGATAAATATGGACTGGTATGAGGTCTTCGGAAATATTTAGATCAGTGCCGCCACTACGAACGTTTTGAAAGCCGGATAGTTCTAATTGTAGCTTAAATCCTAAGAATGCCGCCTTCAAGAAATTATATAGGATTAAACACTCATTTACATTGTCTGATGTGATGATGATGGTGTAAACTACAGAAGAATCCTGTGTAACGGTATCGAATTTCACACTATTAGTCACATCAAGGATAGGCTCAGTGTAACCCCGATTATCCCCTATTCCAGCATTTTTAGGGCTTTCAGAAGGCATTACAATATGAAATGTAGGTAAGGCCATTCTTGATAGATTATAGCCCACTGTAACCTCCACTTGTCGCTTCTTTTCTTTCCCTCCGTTAATGATTATATCTACAGCCTGATCATATAGATTCATCGTTCCTAGCTTCAGGTCACGTCCATCCGGGCGTTTCCCAAAAACATGGTAAAGAAAGGTTTTCTTTTTATCAGGCTTGGATTCGTAGTCTTTCTTAACGAACTCCAATATATTAGTTAGAGTTTCGTAGATTTCAATTTCAGGTATTAGTATCGCTGTATTGCTCATAGGTTGGCTATAAATTTATCCACAATATTATTCACTATCATATCCACATCAGTCATCGTTTGTGCCTTATCCGCTAAGTTCAACGGCTTAAAACCGGGATGAATCCATGAGGCTGGATCACTATTGGAGGAAGCTGTACGAATCGTCATATAGGTGCTTTCTCGCTGCCCATTTGACTTCATTCTCTCTGTCCTGAACATACCCTCATAGATTGAACTCTTATGAGTATAGTCTTCAAAACCATCACGGCCTTTTCTTGTTATGACATCCCTAAAGGCTACAGGAATCTCATCTCTAGTCATGCCTTTGCCTTTCTGTAATCTAGTCCCTCCTAATGTAGTTTTCTCAGGAGTTAGATTCTTAGCCACATCATAAACCTCTTTAGGCATTGAATTAGAAAAAGCACTATTTTCTCCTAAAGCATCTGGTGTGGAGAATCTAAACGGTATGCGCAAATACCACCCGCCATTCTTTGTTCTCTTAGCTTTAGGGGATTTTTCAAAGAATTTCTTCATATCCCATGGAGCAGAGCCACTTTCCATTTTATTGTTGAATGCCCCTTTTAGTATTATGGCATTCGTCAATCTTCCTTCCTCAATTACAACTATCCCTCGGATATAGTCTGCTCGGCTTGATTTAAGCTCTTTAGAGGCCAATTGCCTCCAATTGTTTGCTATCTCCTGGGACACGCCGCTCAAGACGGCCTTACACATTTTCTCAGTCTGCTTTTTAGAAAGAGCAAGTTCCTCAATTACTTCACTTAAATCTATTTTGATTCTCCCTTTCATTAAGCTAGAAAATAGCTAAATAAATCACTAATAATACAATCGGCAACCATATAAATGGTAGATAGTATCTAATTTTTCCTCTCCAAAATCTTCTTATCCATATTGTTTTACTGGTAAATGGATTAGCAAACTCCATTTTCTTATTTTCATTAGGGTCAATTGCTGGTACGCCGCTACCAATATTTATATATTTTTGATAGTGATATCCAGCTATGGCAGAAGTACCTTGAGCTATCAGCCAAGAATATAGTAGATTTAAAGAAATTGATACAAGACTCACTTCCGGGTTTATTAGTCTAAATATGGTGAACAGCAACATGAAAAATGCTCCAAATAGACAATACCAGAAAGGCGTTTGTACAAAATGAAGATTATCCATATATTTCTTCAATTCTTTTGGCTCCTCTCTTCTTCGTGCGGCATAAAAACAACCACTTTTAATGGCATCCAATACTCTAACACTAAATATCAGAACAACTGATATGATTATGTAAATTGCTGTTTCCATAAATACTAAGATGATTTGCCGTTTCTTAATTCCTTTAGATGGATACTATTCATTATTAGTAGCAATACCAACGGGACACAGAAGCCTAATGTCCCATAAATGTAAGTCCAATCATTGAACAGTGCCTGATAGGTCACACAACAAATTATTAGTAAAATAAACAATACTCCCCATATTCTTTTACTCTCAACTAAGAGTTTCCAGAATGAACCTTTGTACTTTTCCATTTTATTTAGATTTATTAGTTATTTTCTTATTACCACAAATTTAGAACTTATGTATGTATTAGAGCCTCCGGTGGTATATAAATTAAAATCAAGCAACAATTTAGTCTCCTGTGTTTCAATATCATACTCAAAAACACTACCAACTGAATTTGCCCCACCTAAGCCAGACATCCAATAAAGTTTCTTATTGAATTCTGTAATATGACCTTTTTGACCAGTTGATGAAGTGCTTCCATAGGCATCTAAATCAACGCATTTCCTAACTTCCTTAGTTATAGGATTAAATGAGTACAGCGTTCCGCAATTATTTGCTCCACCGCCAGAAAGACCATACATCAAACCGTTGCTAGCTAATGTCAGAGTTCCTTGAGGGCCAAAAGGGTCTGTTGCTGGATGAGATGGGCCTTGAACATACCCTGTTTGCCATTCATAAGTATTATTACTAGCATTGTATCTTTTAATAGAGAAACCATTAAATAGAGCAGAAGCATATAGATACCCATCATAAAGCAGAAATTCATTAGCATCATTAAACCAAGACCAATTAGGGTCATCGCCATTTAAAGCATTAACAAAATCTCCTTTATTAGTTGCAACGCCTGAAAAGGGGTCATATTCCCACAATCTCCCGCAAAAATTAACTCCATCACCCGATGTTTTCCAATATAATTTACCATTAGGAGCAATCACTGGTGATGTCCCTGGCGTGGAATTACCTAGACTACCTTGTAAATTAGTTACAACATTAGTATTCTTATTGAATGAAATTAATGTTGTTGCTGTTATTCCATATAATAAGCCATTTGAATGCTCAACCAAGCGGCCTGTTGGGCCTATACCCGTTGAAGCAGATAAATTAGCTAATTTTACAAAAACACCCGTAGAAGGAATAAACTCAAATATGCATCCGCTAGTATTGTCAGTAACATTTTCGCCACCCTGAGCAGACATGCCGTAGTACTTACCATTAGAAGAGCGTATTACAGAACCTCTAATTTGCTTAACATCGCCATAATTCAAATCAATTTTTTTAGTCAAAACATTCCCAGCAGTTAGAAACTCAAAAATAGTGCCTCCATTAGCCCTTCCACCACTAGTAGACACACCATAGAACACACCGGGAGAAGTCTCTAAAAGAGTACCTTGGGGGTTCTGCCCAGTGGACACACCCGTTACAAATGTAGCCAAATTAGTATAAACACTGCCAGTTACATTGAATGAGAATAGAGTTCCTTGGGCTCCGGTTAAAGTTCTTTTAACACCATAAATAAGCCCATCAGAACCCACAACTGGGCTTCCATTCAATGAGCCACCTACAGTATTTATATTAGCATCATGTAATTTAGTAATTGTAGAGGTTCCAATAACATGTTCAAATATGGTTCCACTATTACCAGTTCCTCCTGATGCTGCGAATCCATACAATTTACCTCCAACCATCACAAAAACTCCATTTGGATTAGCCCCCGGATTTGCTGCCCCAGTTAAAAAATCATACCACTTAGTAAAAGTAGAAGTGTTTTTATCATAAGAAAAAATTGTTCCACCTGCTGGTGAACCAGACCCCGCAGCATTACACATGCCATAGAACACGCCGGGAGAAGTCTCAAATAAACCACCTGCCGGATTAGACCCATCAGCAGTTGCAAAATTATACAATTTAGTAAACACATTGTTCACATAATCATATTCAAAAATTGTTCCTAAATTATTAGTGCCGCCTAAACGACAAGTACCATATAATTTACCACCTGATTCAACCATTCTCCCAGTAATTCTAGCCCCTAATTGCGTCCCAACATTTCCTGTTAAATTTACTTTTACAGTATAGGTTGAAGTTACTAAATCATACTCAAATAGAGCGCCCAAATTATTAGCACCTCCTATATTAGTTCCACCATAAAGTTTTCCATTAGCTGCTTGAATTAGACAACACGGTTGAGTGCCTTGAAAATTTCCAGTATTACCAGAAAAATGAACTAAAACCCTATATGTATTAGTAGCTTGATCATATTCAAATAGAGTGCCAAAATTACTTAAACCACCAATAATTGTTGTTGAATATAGTTTCCCATTTGTTGCCTTTACCACATTTACAGCATTAGATTGATTAGCTCCAGCATTTATTGGTAGAAATTTAGAAGATATAGTGCCTCCATTACCAGGCCTAATAGTCAACATAGCTCCAGCCCCTTCACCTCCTAATGGAGTGGTTCCCATCAAATAGAATAATGTGGATATTGGATTTATAGTTCCATCAGTAGGGTCTGATACATATGCCTCAAAATCTATTGTTTCTGCAGCATTAGCAATTTCTTGAACTGAATATACAAAACCTTCTCTAAGATGAAAGCTAATAGGATGTTTCTTGATATAGTCACTATATTGAATGCTCATCAAAGTATAACGGGTAGTCAAATCAACCCCTGTTGTTTGTTGAGCATCCGTCACTCCTAAAATGCTCTTATAGGCAACAATATGGATTGAACTATCTTTGTATGTGTTATACCCTTTGAATATAAATACTGACTGGGAATTGCTGTTTTTCATAGCCTAAAATCTAATTTTTGATTGCTTATAGTAAATTTTTTATAGTACTTTGTTTAGTTGGGTCATCCAATGATGTTATTGACTCAGCTATTTCTGCTGCGGTGCTCCTAATTATCCAATAATTTAGACTAAATGGCATTGAATCCATCAATAGTGTCAATGTATTATTAGGTATATATGTATTATCAAATAGACCTAAACCACGATTATTAGGCTCATCTAAAAGAAAATGAGCTTTTCTTGCTACAAAGTGTATCGGTAGTGGAGCATATTGATCATTAACTTCGGGATTCTCGCAAGAATGGGCTGCGCCTCTTTGAGCAACCGCATCTCTTGTTATGTCTAATACATGATACTGAGGGTAGTGCGTATATCTAATGGATACAGCAATCTTTTCCACCAACAGACCTTTGTATTTTCCGTAGTCTAATATAATCCTATTATCTTCAATTGTGAAATCAACGCCAAGCTGTATTTGTCTAAGCGGTTTGTCATCTTTATCGAAAATATATGCCTCCGTAGGAACAATGATAGGATATATGGTATAAGCCACTAATTTACCATCCAACTTCTGCACCTTTAGTGTCTCAGAATAAGTTGATACAAGGTTCAAATTCGTTACCCTATCCATGAACGCTACACTATCCTCTGCCCGGACAGTTATTGACACCGTTCCCCTATCGGCTTCTGACCATTGAAGAAATTTGGTTTGCTTATTCATAGACTGAGACACCACTTTGGTGCGTCTCTTATTTATGAATATCCAGCTTGTTCCACCACAGTTCCTACAGCTTGGCAAGGCATTGCCATTCTCCGATAGAACACAAGCGCATTTCATCGCCTTCTCTATGTATGCATCATAGCCTTTACTAAATACTGTATCATCAAAATCCTGCTTATTTAGGGTAGCAACAGGTAAAGCACCAGTTTCTGGTGGTACTTCATAGATTACAGGTTTCTTATGTGAATCTCTATTAGCCATAATCTACATAGTCATGAAAGACATTCCTTTGTAAAAATTCTTCAGATCACTCAGCTGTGTCTTCAGATCATCAGCATACCCCTTCATCCGGGCTGAGTAAGCACTGGTTTGACCGCTCTTAGTAGTAGAGAGACTTTCAGAAAGTCCATCAAAACTTAGAGAAGTAGATGATATTCCTGGGTGAAGGACTAAATCGCCTATCATAGCTAAAATCTCAATAGCGGCCATTTTACCAACAGCGTCTAAGATATCAGGAGGCACTTGCTTGAATCCAGTGACATACTCAACAGTCCAGTAATTAGGGATGTTTTGCATACCTAAGTAATTCAAATTAGGAACAATACCTAAAAACACTACTGAATTTGTCGTAGGAGAGGAATCACCCCCCGGTATAATATGTAAATTCCTATTGGTTTGATGGTCTTCCTGACTGCTCTTGGCACGAGAAATCCAATTCAATGGGAAAGTTGTTTGCTTAGTTGAATTTATCCACCCGGTTAAGCTAAGAGGCTCTACCAAAGGATAGGATAAAGAAGTGAAACCCCATGAGAAATAGTCACCTCTCATAAAATCCCTTTGTTCAGAGAAGTACTGTCTCCTAAGTTTGACCATTAGGTAGCGTTCGATTCGCTGCTGAACAGTGAGAATTTTCTGAGTGATTGTGGAACTCTCTATTTGCCTACCGTCTCTTGTACAGAGAGGTAGGCCAAATAGATATTGAGAGATGAGTTCCGTAGGACTTAGGACAAGTCCTGTGTTTTTGGAGTATTTAATAGTGAAATTTACTGTTGGCATGGCATGATCTGATTAGGCTTGTGCTTTGAGCAACTCAACCTTATCAGCTAACTCCATTTTACCAAGAATCATGTTGATAAGGTCGGTTTTCCCTTTAGCCTTACCTATAACTGTTTTGGACACTCCAGCTTTTGATGCCATTTCCTTCAATTCCGTATCAGCATTTGGGCCAGTGAATTTGCGGATTAAGGCTTGCTTCAGCTCTTTGTCCACCTCTGCCTCATTGGGTTGCTCCTCGGCAGGATTTTCATTGGATTTAGATGCCTCTTCGTCATCGGTCTTTTCTTCTTCGGTCTCCTCTTCCTCAGTTTCTTCCTCAACCTCCTCTTCTTCTCTTTCTTCTTCAACAATCGGGGCTGGCTTCACTTTCTTCACAATTGGTTTACTGTCACCATATTCCCAATCATTTGTTCCTTCTACCAATTGTTCTGCTGCTTCCTCAGAAACCATTGCAGAGCCATCTTCGCCAATCTCAGTTTCTCCTGCGATAGGCAGATTCATTTTTTTACCGTGATACTGTGCTTGTTTACACACAACTTTGACTTTTTTTGACATGATATTATTTGTTTTAGTGGTTAATGTAGTGTTTTTAACGTTGAACAAAAAAGGCCACCCTGTGTTGGATGGCCTTTTATTGGTTAATATTGCTAATTATTAGGGTTTCAAACCGATGTTGATGTAACGCACCATTTTCTTAGGAGCGAACAACAGCGGAGTTCCATAAAGGAGAATCATGAAACGGTAAGCGGTAGAGATCATCGCTAAATCCATTTTCATTAATGGAGCCAACTGACGGAAAGCCAGTACATCTTCGTCCATTTGAAGCATGAAAGCCTGATTACAGTTAGGCATAATACGGTTTAAGTCCCTTACCAACCCGGCTGCACCTCCATCATATCCAGCAGTGATCTCAGTCTGGGTAACGTCGAACAATGGATAGAATGTTGAAGTAGCTACGGAAACAGCACCTTTTTGTGAACGATACACACGGAAACCAGTTGCAGCATTAGCGCCAGCGCCAGCAGCCCATTTAAGGTCAACTGCACCACCTGTTGCGATTGTAGTCGCTGAAGCAGATAAAGCAGTCAATGCTGATTCACCGTACATGTTGAATGCACTCACTGCGTAGAAGTACGCACCAGCATCTGTAGAAGCCCACATTGTATTGGCAGCAGTAGCAGCAACGGCAGCGATAGGAGTTGAACCGTCAGGCACAATTACCGCAGGAGCGTTAGGTGATTCAGCTGGTGTAGCAGTGGTTTTGTTAGCACCTTTATTCATGAAGATGTCCCAGTTCAGGTTGATACGGCCAAATTGCGAATCAAAGTAGTTAACTTTTTGACCCATTCCACCAGCAGAAGTCATTTCTGAATTAGGCTGGATGAACTTATTTCCGTAGAATGATTGAACAAAGTCACTCAGTACTTTAGGTGGAGCAAACAATTCGTTAGCCAAACCGAAGTTTTCAATGATTCCTTCAGCGCCACGCTCAATGTATTTCTCTTGCAGGTAGTCCCCACGCAAGTCAACAACCACTTCGTTTCCGTTGTAGTAGGCGTTTTTGCTTGAATAAGCATCGTTTTCTTCGTGCTGAGCGTAAAGTCCATTGAACTCTTCAGCCACGAGGCGTGAATTAGCCTTAGTTAGGGCTTTATCCAGCTTGCGGAGAATCCACAGTGAACCGTTCTTAGCTTCACGGGCAATAACATCCCCGATCATAGTTTGCACTAAGGTCATTGGGTGAGTCACTGATTTGGTCACACCAAGGAACTTCACTAACTGCGCCCTACGGATGTAAGTGCTGTCTTCTTCCAGTGGTAAACCACCTTCTTGCATGAAGCCTCCACGGTCTTGACCGTATGACGCTAATTGATTGTACTCCTCTACAGTGTTGTAAGCCGCTAGCTTAGGAATTTTCTTCCACAGCACGATCTCACTTTCACGGTAGGTCAGCAATTTCAGTGTTTTATCCAAACTTTCCATTTTCAGACCTGCGCCTGAAGCTGTAGTAGAGTTGGTGGTCTCACGTCCTGTGATCTCGCCAGCCTCTAACGCTTTGGATAAATCATTGAGTTGCTCCATCGATGTGCTGGCATTGCCAAACAACACCTGATTGTCGTTCACAACATTGTTGTAAGCCGACAGGTTGATGCCTAAATTTCCTAAGCCGTTCATGATTTTTGTTGATTTATTATTAAATTATTGATTGAATTACCCTATTTGTCTACGATTTAATGCTTTTAGTCCACGAGGAATATTCCGAATTCACGCTCAAGACGGCCTACGTTTTGTGCAGAAATCTGCCCGCTGGCTTCAAAAGTGGTCATTGCTTTCTCAAAACCAGCATCGAGACCACCTTGGCCTTTCTCAAGCGGCAAGTACATTGCTTTCTCAAGCACTGACAATACTGCGTTACGATTCTTGATAGAGAGGGTCTTGCCATCGGTACGGCCTTTGGTAAGGTCATCATTTGCACCAGCAAATTTCTTTTCTTTCACTGTGGCGTTTGTAGCCGATTTACGGCCTGTGGGCTGTCCACTCATTTCTTCCACCTGTTTTTGCAGACCACTTACCTGAGCTTTCAGGTCACCAACCACTACACCGATAGCTTTTTGAAGGTCTGACTGGCCATTGAGCAGTTTTCCAATGTTTTCTTCAATTGATTTCTCGATAGGGGTTTTGATGATTTCCTGGTAGCCGCTTGCGGTCTTTTGGAATAATTTATCAGGGACTTCCTGAAGTTCGCCGCCTTTGTTTACCATGGCTACGTAATTGTCGCCCTTCTGGAAATACATCAGGTCGCTGGATTGTGCTTTATTCATATCTTTTTTTGCTGGTTTCGCTGGTTCTTCGTCCTCTTCTTCCTCTTCCTCCTCTTCTTCATCTGGGCCTTTGTCGCCTCCACCTTTTTCAACAGTAGCTGTTTTAGCTGGTGCTGCTGGTTTCTTTGCTGGCGGTTTTACCTCATCTTCTGATTCGGTAGTGTTTTCGCCTTTTTCAATGTTATCATCTTCTGATTCATTGTTGAGACCTAAAACAGCGTAGGCCTTCTCGATTTCATCCTTTGTAGGTTTGGTTTTTTCTTTGCTCATGGCAGTAATTTTAGTTGTTGTATTGAAAATTTGCTTAGCCTTTTGAATGTCTATATCTGGGAAATCAGAAAATATTTTATCAAAGGCTTCGGCTTTTGTTAATTCCTTAGGTTTATCACTTGTTTTGATTGTTTCCTTGAGCCCTGAATCTACATGCTCTTTCTTGAGAGCACCCCCGCTCCCGGCTTCTGTTGTTAATGATTTAGACATATCAACTGTTATTTCACCATCTTCAGTGACCTTCACGGTCTTTCCGTCCTTGGTCGTTAGATTTACTAAGAATTTAACTGCACCGCCATTAGCGGCGTTATTCAATGCCTTGATTGAAAGGTCACTTTTTTCTATCTCCTCATCAAATTCATAGATAGGTTCCTCAACCTCATGACCTTTGATGATATCAGCAAATGTGGTAGGATTCTTTGGAAGATAGGTGATGGCGCACCCGGTGATCTTTGCCTTCAGGATTTTTGTTTCATCATTAGGGTCAACTTCTGTCTTCTTGCCTTCGATGGAAAATCCAAGTCTACGGGTTTTAGAATTTTTAGCTAAAACTTCAGCTAATTTGTAAACTTTTTTAGCTAATTCACTATCTGGATAGAGCTTTGCCTCTAAATACAACCCTTTTGGAGTTAGTTCTGCCTTAGTGGGTTCGCCAATAATCGCATCTGGATTGGTCTTTTGCATGTGGTGCCAATTGATGACACCATGGGATTTTAGGACACTGAGATCAAAACCTGCCGGGTCTAATTCCTCATCATCGCTGTCTTTCGCTGATGTAGAGGCAATCCCGCCTATTTTCATCTCAACTTCTCCGGTGGTTTCATTCTTAGCCTTGGAAAATTCTAAGGGAACCCAGAATTTGAAATTATTATTCTTCTTCATGGTGAATTTATAACTGTTTTAATCCATTAGGGATTCGTCCCACCATGCTGGAAGTGGATACAAAACATCTAAATCTTCGTCTTCGTCATCATCCGTGGACGTTTCGATGTCTTTTCCTTCGTAATTGCTATTTTTAGCGATTTCAGCTAAACTAGGCACTGTTTTTTTCTCTTCTTCCCCACCTTTTTGTAGTTCTGTTTTATCCATGCCAATGGAAATAATGTGAGCATCAATGACTGCTGGATGGATATAACTTGTTTTCGCCATAGCCGGGGTGTTGTTGAGCTTCTGAGAAACAGCCTCAAACACGGTTTGAAGTTTCTTTTGTAGATTCGCTTTGTTCTTTTTAGGATTATCAGCTAATGGCAATGGCGGCAGTTTAGATTCAAACAAAAGATTTTTAGCTAAATCAGTGGCTACATATGTCCTTAAATCCTTCAACTTCAACCCCTTAAATCCTAACTTATCTCTAAATGTCGTCATTAAATGGGTCTTGTTCACATTAAACAAGAATTGCTCCCCTTTCCTGTCTTTCTTTAGCTTTGTGAGGTATTGAGCCAGCTTCTTATCCACAATTGTAGATACATTCTGCTGATATGATTTCCCGATGAAGTCGAAATCTATACGGTCACCTGTTATCTTTACATTATCTGGGTGAAGGGTGGACACTCCCCGGTTTTTAGTTCTCATATACCCAACACGGCTACCGGGACGCAGCCCTGTATTTGCTATAATCGCTATAACAGCTAAGGATTGCTTCGATGTATCATCTAAACCTTCTTTATCCAATAGCTTTATAGGTTGAGTTTTTACTAATTTCACTTGAGCAGGGTTGATATTCTTGATGCGAGCCCACTTCTTCTCAGCATTACGGCGCATGAATTCTTCGGTGTAAACGGTTTTATTGACACCTTTCTTGTCTTTATACTTCATCAGCCATTCTCCGTGGGGGTCTTTAGCCGCATGATTAATTTGAACTTCGCTTTCATCCATACCTATTGGAAGACCCCGCATTTTCCCATGCTTTTCAGTGTATTTGTCATACCATTGAGGGGTTCTCTCACGCTTAGCATGTTCTACTTTAGGCTTCAGGCTTATGCGTTTAGTGGGTTCTTGTTCTGAAGCAGCTACTTTCTTAGGCTTCATTGTTCTCATTTCTCCCATTATTGTCTTCACAGTAGCTTCTTTAGGCTCATCCTTATGGCCTACCATCTGCTTTCTGTAGAAAGTCTTGTTCTTCCCGTGAACTTGAACCATCTCCTCATGCTTTCCCTTCTCGATTTCATTGCCCTCAATATCTTTTTTCTTAGCTACATTTAGCTTATTCGCTCTAACTAATAAGACTTTTATAGGCAGATTAATGCGCCAACAGTCAACTTCCGCATCTTCATCAATATCTAAGCCATGAGCCCAATCATGATGACCATCCATAATGTAACCGTCTAAGCTGATAATGTACTCACGATCTTTCCATCCATCATACTTAGACTTTATTCGCTCTAAAATCTTATCTTCATTGATTTCGCCTTGGGCTGGCTTGAGAGAACTCAATTTTCTCTTTGTTTTCACTACTTTAACCTTCTGTGCGAAGTGAACCAACACATCGGCCAACGTATCAGAATCAAATTGTGGCATTTGCTCTCTCTTCCTACCAAGAGATTTGTCCATATATTTTTTGTAGGCGAAATCTACACCAGTTGATTCGGACAATTTTTCGCCTTTATCGTGACCTTTGGCCTCCACGGTGGGCAAAGTATTGGATTCGGACTTTTCGATGCTCTCAGGTAGAATTTCGATGGGATTTTCGTATTTTCTGAAAGAGGTTTGATGAGCCTTAACGAAATAAAATTCCCCATCGTGCTCAAAAGTCAATTCCCCATCTTGTGCTTTAGTGATTTTCATGTAAACATCACGTTTTATCATAAAATCTCTTCCCTGAATGTCTAAGGCGATGGTGCCTCTGGGGATGAGAGCTTCCCCAATGTAGGTGTTTACTAATGTTTCCATTATTCCGATATGATTTTGATTTTAGATTTCCTTGTAACTCCGTAGGTGTTACGTTTAAGGACAAACATTTTCTTTTCTGAATCCCACTCATTATTAGGTCTGAGATGGTATAATTCGCAACGGCACCAAGGATGAGTACAGCCTATCACGGGTTTCCATTCCTTTACCGTCCGACCAATATTAGAGCCGTTGGCAATGAGTGTAGACATTTTGAATATCCGGGGCTTACTTCCAATGCCGTCTGTTAGATAAAGACTAATACAATGCTGACATGCTCCTTCATAAACTTCTTTGTAGCCATACGCTTCTTCACCAGCCGCCTCCGCTTCTCTTAGTATGGACATGGCTTTACCTGTATCAAAAGCTTCATGAAGTACATAATCAGCTATGCGATCGAAGTCCCTTGCCCAATCTTTTGTGGCGTGGCCTAAATCTGAAGCAATTTCACGAGCAGACCTGCTCTTCTCAGCGCCAGCAGCTATTGTATCTTGTAGAATTTTCTCATATTGCGCTCTTTGTTTCTTAGAGTTCTCTATGACTATATTGCTTAAATCTTTACCGATTTTAGTACCTAATCCAGTTACATCACTATAAGTGCGTTGCTTTATGTGATCAAGACTAATTTTTTCTGCCTTAGTTAAGGGAAGGAAACCGCCACTCTTTAGGGTATTCTTGAAATCACTATAAGACATTTTCTTAGCTTTCTCGCTTCCAAGCGCATCCGCTAATATTCCGAAACGAAAAGCATCGTCAACTACACCATATGTGGGTAATTTAGTCACATCTATCCCATGACTAGTTAGAATATCTAAGTCAGATTGGGAGAGAATACCAGTCCCAACTGTATTAGCCAAGAAAATGAGATGTTGATTTTCAATTATCTTGACTAATTCCTGTATCTGGGCTGGGGTTAGTATCATTAAGTTTTTCTATTACTGTAGTTATTGCTGTACCTAAGTGCTTAGCATAGGCCATTTTGAAGTCTTTCTCATAGCCTACAACTACCTTGTACCGGGGAAGGTCTTTCCCGTGATTATGTTTTTTTAGCGTTTTCGCCACTTCTTGAATCTTATTATGTCGTAATTGATTCCAATACCTATGTACGGCTTAGGATTTAATCCCGGTATCCACATGACTCCCCCACTCGCTCCTAAGCTGAACCTGTTTGTTTCGTTTTTAACGTTGAAACTTCTTAGCTCTTGAGTGACTGTGTTAGGATTTAGATTTTTGACTTTCACCTCAAGGTCTGGAGAATTGAAGAATATCCAACGATTCTTCTGATACCCTGTAATAATCTCTAACTCATTGATAGTTTTTATATTTCTGAATATAGAATCTTTAGTGGCCTTGATGTGCCCTAATTCCCATTTATTAGACCAATTAGTCTCATAATGCGGATATAGCTTGAGAGTGTCGCCACTTCTAATGGTGTCTCCGGGTAAAATTGTAGTAGAGGATGACCCTTGAGATACTGTATTTATGCCCAATACTATAGCAGCCCTAACTTCACCTTTAAAATCCCTCATAGATTGCTGTAACCATCTAATGGAGCTATCTTGTGCTCCAAGACGCAAAAGTTGCTTAGCATTAGCAAACTCTAAAGATCGAATGGTAGCTATATGATTACCATCCTTATCCCGATAGGAATGAATTGAGTCCTCTAATGCCTTATATTGACTAGGACTAATACTTCGGTTGTTATTTAACATAACTATTGCTCCTAATGCCATTACAGCTAAGAGGAGCAACAGAATAATAATGTTTTTTAGATTAATTAGCGGGTGTTTCGTCTGTAGTTTGTTCATTTCCTTCATTATCAGTGGTTACATTTACATCAACACCGAACATTTTAGAAAATACTAAAGCTAAACAGTCGAAAACTTTCAAGCCATTGATTATTTCTACTTTTATAGAATCCTCAATGATGGATGTTCCGCTTATCCATATTGACGCCGCTGTAGTCAGAGCCAAGACAATTCTGAACATCCAAGTTGCCCATTTAGGGGTCTCTTTTACGATATGTTTAACGCCGAAAGCCATTATTATCTAAAGTTCTAAGTCGTGTTTCTTTTTCAAATAGGATAAAATCTTCTTATGTAGATTTATCCCAGTTATTTTATGGAAATTCTCAGAAATTGATTTGAACTCAGCTAATGCGATAAAGCCAAGCGCTACACGGAGAACCGGAAAAGCCCCCTGAAGCATGTATCTCTCTATCAAATAAGCAAGTATGATGCTTGTATTATAGACAAATATCTTATCAATAGTGTCTCTCATCCTGCTTGAAGTGATGCGTTTCTTAGTTTTGTGAGCCGCATATAAGCCAGTAGCAAAATCAGTGAAGATGAGAACACCAGTTATCACTATTGCTGGCAGGATTGGCATAATCAACGACACCAAAAACACTAAGAAATGAGACCACATAAACGTTTGCTTCGATTTGAGGATTAGACTATAAAACATTTTAAAAGTTTTTAACTGTTAAACATCTGTTAATTCTCTAAGACATACGATTAGTAAGCAAACGAAAGCGTTGCCCTCTCAGACCATTTGAATTTGAATTCATCATCTCCATCAGGAAAAGATGTAGTAGTTGTAGTCACATTAGATGCTGTTACAGCTACTGTCTTACGAATTTTCCACTTCGCTTCATCAGTTTTAGCCCCTCTTGGGCACCAACCTTCAAATGTAGTAACCGTCCCGGCTACCGAAGTGTCAACCTCTTTCAATTGAGGTGGGAATTGACCGTCTACTGTCTTTACAATAGGATAATCGTGCGTGTCGTTTTTCATTATCTAATTTACTAAATGTTATTATTTCGTATTGATGCCAATCAAGAACTCCTCTAAGGATTTGATAATTGGATTATTTTTATCCAGTTCTTCCTCAGCCTCACCGCCGGGATATTTACCTGAAATAATGGCTTCTTCTGCCCCGGCACCGCCGTCCTCATATCCTTGGCTATCATCCATCATTTGTCTCTGTTTCTCTGCATTTACAGCCCTAGCGAAAGTAGAATCAAGCAATATATCCCCGCCCGGCAATGGCTTGAGGTTCTTTTCTTTCCTCAACTCATTCACCGTCTTGTAGGTTTTAACTGACTTCTCATCCAGTTCGGCTTGTTCCTTAGGTGTCATCGCATCTAAACCAACAAAAGCAAACTCATACTTAGGATTGCGTGGCTGAATAAGATACTTATTGATGCGTTTTTGTAGGAACTTTAGGATGGGATAAAGACCTTTCATTTGAGAAAACTTCAATGTTGACTCTTTGTTTTCTCCAAACATAGGAGAAGAGCCAGCTGAGCCACTCATAGGGAAGTTAATCTCAGAAGGGTCTATGGTATAAATGGCGCAAGCTACCTTAATTAGGAACTCCATCCATTGAGTGAACTCCATGTCCCGATTATTGCGCTGAAGATCAATCCAATCAGCTTTCTCTGCTTCGAGAACCGGAGTTCGGTGGGCGTTTTGGACACCACGCATAGTGGAGTTCCAATTCTGCCTAAACTCATTCAATTTATGATCAGGCATTGAGCCTGAAATCCTAAGAATACCCTTAGGCGCAGAACCTTGCTTGAAGAAACGTCTGTTATATTCTTCTCCCCAGACAAGAGATGTAACCACAGACACTAATTCTTCTAACTCAGAAACTCCATATCCTGACATTGTAACATCAGTAGTGGGATTCCGAATACCAAAGCACATTTCCCATGGATAAAATAGCTCATGTACACTACCATCCAATATCTGAGCATAGGAAGGATAGTAATTTTGAACCTTAGCTATCTTCGTACCTACATTGATTGTGTTCTTATACTGCTCATAGTTCTGATCATCGAAACTTTCAGATAGTCTCATTGTAGAAGCATCTACAGCATAAAAAGCCACTGGCTTTCCTCTTCTGTCCCTCTCTACTTCAAAGGTCATTTGATCAAATACAAGACTATCTCTGATTATCTTTCTACAGAAAGCATCAAAATCATCAGCACCCCAGACATTTGTTTCCCCACAATTCTCCATGAAATCCTGAAGATCATAAATTTCCTGTCTCTCATCCTTAGTCATTTTAGTAGGAGAGTTCTCACCGGGTAGTTTACGTTTTCGAATAACATAGCCAACACTATATTCATTCTTCTGAGGCTCACAGAAAGCAGCAACCTGATTGATACGGGTCTTTATGACCGCATTAATTACAGGCACTCTCGCCATTCCCTTCAGCATATTATAGGACAAATTGACTGGTCGATCTTTGTAGCCAAAAGAACTTTGGAACTCATTAGGGTCAACCAGATATGCTTTGTGGCCGTGATCTTGACGTGCCTCTACTTGCTTCTGGAAAGCTAAGTGGGCTTTTATGAGCTCATTAGGGTCGCTAGAGGAAAGGGCTTTTTCAATCTCCCTGTCCTTTAGTTTACCTACTTTTTGCTCTAATTGAATTAGTTTCTCTAACTTATTTCCAGCCATAACGAAATGCTTTTAGTTTTTACCTACTTCTTCAAGGATTGAATCATCCTCCATGGCTTTCTCAACCTTGTCTTTATGCTTCTTGTAGGCGGCTTCTGCTTCTTCTTCAGTGTGTTCCTTCTCTTTGGCTGACCCCGGATTAGACATATACACCATTTGATCTTCATCCGTTTTAAAGGCATGAATTCCTCCTCCTACGTGCTTAGAATCCATATCATACTCTTTATTGCGTTCCCAGCCTTCTTTGTCGCTGAGATGGTCTTTCATGCTCTTTTTAGGTGTTTTTTCTGCCTCTTTCTTACCGCTTCTCTTCAAATACGCTGATTTGCCATTCATAGGCATATCTTTAGGCACTTCAAATCCTAATTTCTCATATTCCTCTGGAGTGTAAGTGATTTTTCGTTTTGAAATATCAACATCAGGTAGCTCTGTTTTACTATGATATTGCCAAACCTGTGTGTCTAAAATCAAATCATGATCTGGTAAATATAGGGCTGTGTGATCTGGGCCAACTCCAGAATATGGAGTTTTAGTTGGAGCTATGTCTAAAACTTCTGATTTTATGCCTTTCTTTTTTAAATTTTGATGAATATGCTCAGTAATACTAGCGCAAGCGCCAGTTGCCATTGCGTCTTCTCCATCGCCCTCTACTTCAGGTTCTTCATCTATTGCCTCCTTAGCTAAATTCCTAACATTAACGCCTCCAATAACGTCAGATTCTTTAGAATTAGGCTTTTTAGGCTCTGCTTTTTTCTCAGAACCATCACGATTGTATTTAGAAGTTATTTCTTTAGCCTTTTCCTTAGACATACTGGATTTTTCAGAGCCGTCCTTGTTGTATTTAGAGGTAATTTCCTTAGCTTTTTCTTTAGTCATTGATGGCTTTTCATACTTACCTTCAATAACAGCCTTAGCTTTCGCTGGAAGTTTAGAGCCTCCTTGATAGTGCTCATCAGCAAAATCATTAGCATCATCTTCAGAATATCCAGCGGCTACTAACTTTTTAACACTCTCATCAATCTTCTTTTTCTTTTTAGTTAGCTCATTTAAGGTTTTTTCATGTCCGTCTAAATCAGTATGTTTAGTTTTCTTAGAGTCGAGAATATGCGAAGCTATTTCAACATCTTTATGCTCGTCAAGAGCACGTTTAGCTAAGTCTTTACGTCTAGCCTCATGTTTCTCAGTATCATCTACAGACTTTTTTTCTTTGGCTTTAGGTTTCTCCACAGGCTTTTTTTCCTCCGGGGCTTTTTCCTTATCGCCGCCAGTCTTTTTGTCGTACATGTCTTCGAGTTCCTTGTCATAGTCAGGTTTTTTACCACCTCCAGCAGCTTTATGCCCGGCTTCCCAAGCCTCTGCCTTTGCTTTACCAGATTCAGAGTTCTTATCATAGGCATGAGAAGTTCCCCCGCTCTTAGCGGCTTCATGCCCCGCCTTGTAAGCCTCGTGATGTGGGTGTTTTTCGTTAGAATAATCAGAATGTGCTTCCTGTTCTTTAGACCACTTCTTATTTTCAGCGTCAATCATTTCTTGAGCCTTAGCTCTCATTGACATTGGAGTTCGTGGATTATCTAAAGCAGCCTTAGCCCGGCTGATAATGTGGTCACCTTCTTCCTTAGTCTTAGTATCTGAGGCATAGGCAACCTTAGCTTGCTTTCCCTGTGACGCTTCATCGTCACCTCCTCTCTTGACCCAAACAGTGCGCTTTTGGCCGTTCTTGTCTGACACTTGGACTTTAGTAAGTTTGCCTAAATCCTTTTTAGCCTTTTCAATTATGTCAGAAGACACTTTCCCTGAAGCAGCGGCTTTTACTAAATCTGATTTAAACTTATTTAGACTACCGTGGTCATAAACCTCCAGTGCTTGATCTTTTACGGCTTTGAGGAATATATCCTCATCCATATCAACTGCCTTAGTCAATAGATGGGTCTTGTCTTCCGACACTTTCCCAAGTATATTGTTAGAATGGACAGCTGACTGAAACTTAGTATAGGCCATTACATCCTCTACTTCTCCTTTTTGAATTTCTCCGGCTTCTCCTACGAAACCAGCAGTGATATTCCTGCACTTCATTTTGTGTAGGTTAGCGGCAAAGTCTAATGAATTGATCATTTTGGAATGAAATTAGTTTAATGAACCTATATCTGATAAGGGTTCCTTAGAGAACGTTGGTATTTTGCGTATCTTTGCCTGAATAAAATCTCCCCAACTCTTCTTTCTGTTATTAGAACTATCCTAACTTTTTTAATGTTATTACTAACCCATTTTATCTTCTCAAATTGGCCATTTGTCCTACAAGTCCTAATGGTGTAGGCGGATTTAACCTCTACAAAATAATCATCAAATTCAAAATCAGGCGTATAGGCACCAGTTGGAGTTAAAATTATCTTGGATTTAGTTGGTAACGGAAGACCTAATGCCTTTAGATTTAGTATATAGGCTAATTCCCATCTACCTTGGATTCTCAATCCATCAACTTCGTAGAATTTACAATAGTTACCATTCTCAACATTTAGTCCTTTGGCATTTATATTCGATTTAACATGATTAGCACGTCTTTTGCGCTCTTCATCGCTTAAATTTAGCTTGCGCCCTAATGTTACAGTATTGCCTTTCTTAAACATTTAGTGTGGAATGTACTTAGAGCGTTGCTTTCCTTCTCCAACCATCATTTTATAGTATTTCCCGTATTCGCACAACCAAAATTCTATCTGATGAAGGGTGAATTCTTTGCGTTCATCTAACCATTCAAAACCACCTAATTGCTTAAATTTAGATCTAGCCATTTTGTGGAGCAAAAAGATACCTTCTAATTGCTTAGAAGTACTATCAAGATTCGGAAATATAAGCCTTAAACCTAAGCTAGCGCCAGGCCCAACATTAGTCCAATCCATTTCAGTCCAAGGAAAGAAGGTTTCTTCCCGATATTTAGCGATATAGCATAGTGAAATATAGAACTCATGAGCCACAAACCAACCTGCTGACTTGAGACTTACTAGCATTTTAGCTGTCTCTTTAGCGGTTTTATGCTCTTTAAACGCCTCCAAAAACTCTGGGACACGCTCATGATAGTTAGGGATTATGACGTTGCCATAACACCAATCACGGGTTTGACCGGGACAAGATTGAGAATTAGTAAGGTAAGCATTAGTGAAGGGATTATTCCCTGTTGCCCTGTAATCATAAATGGCCTGTTCAAATGCCTCCTTACTAAATTCTCTAAAGAGCGGAATACCATTCTTCCATCCCTTGTGTTTTTTATTGTATTCAAAGAAGTCCGGTTGATTAAATATCCTAAAAACTAGGATGTGGAATAGGGTATCTTCGTCAGTCAACTTCTCGTTTTTTATGATATTGTTGATTTCCCATTGAGAGTTACGATCTAATTCCCGGTAAACATTAGTGAATTTATAGTCCCGGAGAAACTTATTCTCTGTCCAAGGCCACGGCTCTCCACGAAGCCGCTTCATTGTAATACGCTGACGCTCCAGCATTGTTCCGAAGAACGTGTCTAAATGGAACTCATCTAATTGTAGTGATGCGTCCGGTAGGGATTTCTCTAAATTTGAGTTAGTCCCATAGCTGCTTTGAAAATTTAATAATGCCATAATCTTAGGAAAGACTGTCGTTAATTAGCTTCAGCACTCCCTTCATCACCTTTTTAGTGCCGATGTTGGTAGTATCAATACTAACACTGTGATTAACTTTGTCTTTGAACTTTTCATATATGGCCAGATATTGCTTCCGGGTCTTGCGAATAAACTCATAATTCCCATCAGTAAGTCTAATATCAACTGGGGCTTCAGCAATTCCCTTATAATCCGGGCTTGTAAATTGCCTGTATTTTAGACGTCTCACATTGGATTCAAAATCACAACATAAGTGAACCATTAGTAAATTATCGGTATGCTTCTTTAAGAAATCAAGCCAAGTTGACGCTGACATGATACTCTCTACAATTATGAATTGAACACCATCCTTAACTGCCTGTTTTATAGATTCTTCAATTCCTTCATTCTTTAATTTACTACTAACTCTATCTAATCCTGAGCATTGGGAATCATTCAGATTGCCTAAACTACAAATCACCCCATAACGGGTATAACAATAAGGCACACCATTGTTTGTCCCCTCTACGAGACGGCGTGGCTCATCACCTAAAACCTCAATCAAATCCTTGTTTAACGTGGTTTTGCCTACAGAAAGGCCAGCAACAATCCAGATGATAGTAGTCATATCTTATAAATGGCATTAATAATCTTATTGAATATTAGGTCAGGATGGAGTTTAGCGTCAACCGTAAAACACATATCAGCGCACTTTGTTAGGCTTTTAGGATGTTCCCCGGCTATCTTTTGATAGATAATTCTCGCTTCACCATTCTTAGTGCCTACATTCTTGTAAACGGTATCTTCAAGAAACACATCACGATAGTCCTCAACGCCATCCGGCTTCTTCTTAAAACGCCTCAATTGAATTCTCCTAAAGTTGTCCCAGAGAGATAGATCAAGCAGCACGAAAAGTAGCTTAAATTGGCTCCTAATACCCATTTTCACCCAAGTCTCATACCAACTGAAGGTTAAAAACAAACACTCAATTGCTATGATATCTACTTCCGGATTCTCCAAGGCAGCTTTGATACTTCTTCCAACCCCTTCATTTCCTAACTTACTGTAAACTGTATCTAATCCAGTACATTGATTATCGCCTAATTTACCTATAACGGCTAGATTAGCCTTAGGATAAAGCGTGTAACAGTAGTCCATCTTCTCCTTAGATATGACTTTTGACTCCACAATTCCATCATTTTTTCCTTCTGAAAGGAAATCAATTAGCTTCTTTAGCTGGGTGGTCTTACCACTCCCGCCGCCGCCATGTATTGCTACTAAGATTTTCTGCTTACTCATAATTCAAGTATTAGTTTTTCCACATCAACCGGGGAAACAGAATCCCCATAATGTGAATTCAAAATCTCTCCAGTTTTTTGGTAGTGCGATTTTTGGTGCTTTTTAACCCCTTTAATGCCTTCTTCCCAAAAGCCAGTAAAATTATTGCCCAATATGTTTCGATAGTTCTCCGGGCTTAAAACATGCCTTAAATCATAAAATTCATCCACATCATGACCCACATAATACTTCCCGGTCATCAATTTATGAAATTTACACAAGCAAGTCTCTGTTTCTCCTATCCCCCACCCATATTCTTTGCTTAATCGCTTGCCAAATCTATTCCATATCTTATACCAAAGGGAATTATATTGACTTTCTCTATCAAACAGCCATCTTAGTCCTCCAATAGGGCCATCATTACTGTTAGGGTCTCTACCGTCAATTCCTAAGTCATTGATCTTTAAGTTGTCCCAGCCTAAAGATTTCTCAAACAATTCTGCGATCTTGTAGGAAGACCAATAACCGTGCCAAGGATGCTCCATTAACACCTGACGAAAGGTTAGATTATCAGCTTGCTTCAAGCCACGTCCCTTAATACAATCTTCTGTGAAACAAGTCGCAGCATCAAATAACTCCAATTGATTCTTAGGATTCCGGCAAGACCCCCGGCGCTCATGGCCAAATTTCTTTAGTTTACCAGCCAATCGCATCTCCATAAACTCCCGATGTGCCTGAGGTTCTTGGAAACTCAAAGCCGTAGGCCATAAATCGCAGAACTGTATGGCCGTCTCAAGATTGTAGAAAGCAACATACACGAAAATAAACCACTCAGGCTGGTATTTTGGATAGGCTTTTAGGATTCCCCTAACTACTGGATAAACCGGGTCTACATCATTAGACTTAACTAATGCCCGGGCAAATATATCAAAATCTCGATAGATGTTTCTGCTCATGTTGTTAGATAACTGTGGGTTAAAAGAAATGCCCCACTTCACAGCAGGGCATCACTTCTTAGCCGGGTTTAGTTTTTGAGAATAACTATTTCCAGGTTTTCTTGTCTTTTTTAGCTACGCCGCTTTCAACGAACTTCTCAGCATTAGCTGCTGATAGGATGGTGGTGAGCTTCGTTTCGCCATCTTCCGATGTTCCGGAAGCCATAAAACCACCACGAGTGGTTTTGCTGATAACAGCGTTGTGCATCACTTGCTTTTCTTTAGCTCTTACATTGTAAGCCCAGATTTGTCCATCATCCGTTTTAGCCGCTGCCTTTTTTGCAGGTGCTTTTGTTTCTTGTTTTGCCATGGTTTTCTTGATTTTATTGGTATGTCTTTTACTTCTTTAGTAGAGTAGCTAATAACTTTGAGAATTACCCAGCGGCCTTAATTAGCCTCCACACTTCTTTAGCCATGTGACCGCAAAGAATCGTAGAGTTTTTAGCGCCTCCTGTAGCTGAAATAACATAATCTGAGTGACGATTCACAAAACGCCCGGTATGTGATTTCTGCTTATTTAGATACGGCCTGTAGCCTTCAAGAATTTCAGTTATGCTTCCTGTGAATTTAGTCTGAGAATAGGTTTCTTTGCCGTCTTTAATGTTTCTCTTTAGTAAATCATTCATATGGAGAACAATTCTATCAGAAGCAAATCTCACCTTATCGTCATTCGGCTTAGGATTTTTAATGGTTGCACCATCTCCAAATACACCACGATTATTGCCTAAATTGACGAATACTGACTGTTTATAGGGTGCCCACTCTTGCATCTGTGATGCTGGTAAATTCACATCGCCATTCCCTTTTAGATGGAATACAGCCCCCCACTGGCGGTCAAGATAAGGCAGATTATTCATCAGTCCATTCTCTGTTAGTATGTCGGTAGTCCAAACCCCAGCAGCAACCACAATATGCTTAGCTACAATGACTTCTTTGCGTTGCTCTTTGCCAGCATGTAAGATCGTAACCCGGTTTTGATCTATAGAGAGAACCGTAGCATTGATTGATTCCTCATTCAGAAGTAGAGAGCAATCCACCCGCTTAAAGGTTTCTGCCTTCATCTCTAATTTAACCTCATATGTATCTACCATAGACCTGTTTTTATAGGGCTTCGGCTTGATAATGAATTCTTCTTCTTTGATTCCTCCGCTAAAAGTATCTAATAGCTCTAAGCCGTCCTTGTATTCTTTCTGGATAACCTCATTGACCCAACCTTCTTTCCACACGCCAAAACTACACTTGGAAGCGGCCATGGTGTTCTTTTGGTCTATTATCACTACTTCCATACCTCGCACTTCACGAAGATATTTAGTGACCATACTACCTATAAGGCCACTACCAATTACAACTATGTCTGTTTTCATTACTTTTTGTTCTTTAGTTTCTTCTTATCATAGATATTAACTATGTTTCTTTCATGAAACGTTGTCGGCTCTCCATTTTTCAGCCGCTTTTTGATGTCCTTAATGTTCGAAGGAGTGCGTTTGCTTTGATTTTCCATTAGATTTTACCTAATTGTGTGTGTTTAAAAATGTTTTTGTTGTTAGGATTATTTGGGTGTTTTACTTCAACCATCCAGACCTTCTCTGAAGGGACGTAGTAAAACTTACTAACTATGTACTGCTTTCCATAGTATTGATTGCCTTCCTCCGTGACTTGAACTTCTGTTACGCCAGCTTTCCAATCCGGGCGGGCAACGGCAATATCAAACTGACGCTTCAATTCATCATACTTCGCACGAAAAACTGCTAATTCTTCCTCCGTCTCTAATATGTCTGAGTAAATGAGGGAAAGACGGTCTGCGCCGCTTAGTAATTTTATTAGATAAACATCAAATCCTTGACGGTGTTTGTCCTGTAACTGGTAGAAGTCCATGTTACGAATACAATTCGCCAGATCATAACCGATGACTTGCTCTAATGAGGGCTTATTCAATTCTGCCTGAATTAGCTTATAAACTAAATTTTTGACATCTTCATATCCAACGAACGTGGTAATGTCTACATTTTGTGTGTTTTCCATATGGAATAAGGGCTAAAAAGTCACTAATTTGTAAGGGGAATTAACGTTGATTGGTCGTCTCACATGTGAACAGCAACTTTCTGTACTATTCAGGTAGTGGGAGATAAAAGGTGGACAAAACCTACAAAGTGTAAGTCTAATGACCTCTATCTGAAAACGGCTAATTAAATTGCCAACTTAGATTCAGTATAGTGTTGCAAGCGGGTGAAGTGGAGAACCTACTACAAACTCAGTACACCATGTCTTGCTCTTGAGAAACCGATAACTTTGTATAACTGTTGTTGCTTAGGATTAGCTAAGAATATGGTCGATCATAAATTGTCGAACAATATCAGCGGTGCGCTCCTGATTTAGGACTTCGCAGTGAATTTGAAGATGGTAGTCTGACTTGGGAGCAATCTTCCTGTAGAGATTGCGGAAGTTTTTGAGCTTCGATGATAAATTATCAAGCGTTTTTGGCTGTAATTCTACATCTTCCGGTTTGATACCTTTGCGAGCAGCCCTGCGGATTCTTAGACGGCGAAAGTTCTCCTCCGGGCTGATTTCAAGATGAATTAAGAATAATTTAGTTCTATCTGGTTCTTTGATCCAATCAAACCAAGTCGAAGTTGCCATAATCCCTTCAATTACTACAATCGGGGAATGTTTTATGGCTTCCAAATAGGAACCTGATATGCGATCTTTAGTAGAGAGACTATCAGTTCCTCCACAGGCAGTCTGTCCAAAAGTCCCTAAATTAGATGAATATTTAGACATTCGGGTAAATACAAATTCTTTATCTTTGTCTCCCCAGCCAATTATTTGTGGTTTTAATGCCGCTTTGGTCAATTCGGCTATCATACTATGGATAGAGGCAGCTAAGGTGGTCTTACCCACCCCGCTGCCCCCTATAATCCAGATGCAAAGTTTGCTCATTTATCCTATTTTATCAAATCAAATACTGATTTCAATTCAGCTTGAAGCACTTTATTCCTACGAAGGTCTTCTTTAGCTTGCTTCTCGCTCTTCATATTCCTATCAAGTTGCTCCATTCTCTCTTTGAGATACTTTTGAACTTCATTGATATTTCTGCGCTGCTTAGGAACTAAAGCTAATTCGACCTTTTCTGCTTCCTCACGCTCCATTCTCTTATTGAATAGCTCTAAATCTAAGAGTTTTTCAATATTAGTATCAATGATTTCATGTAGAGTTTCTGGACGTAAAGCATCCACTTCCCATGATTTATTACCATGTTGAATGATATAATCCTTAGCCCTTGGGTCAGTTATCTTAGCCGGATTAGGCGGTGGCTTATGTGCTTTGATTTGCTTCATAGTCAGGGCTATGGAGTGAACCATAATTGTTTTAGCTCCGAACTCTGTAAGTCTCTCATCAATGTCCCTGAGCATATCACGTCCTGATGGGTCAAAGTCTCCACAATAGAGAATATGGATTTCTTGACCACGATCTGTAGCGGCCTTAAAACGACAATAGGCGTCATACATAGCTGTGCAGGAAGAATAGCCCCGGTTAACCATCAAATTTATGTGGTAATGCTTAGATTTACGCCATAGAACAGAACTCAAGGCATCTTTCTCCACCCATAATTCAATGTAGTTAGGTTGATCTTCCTGACGATCAATACGGTAATGATTGTAGGCTTCATCTATTGCGTGATCAACTCCTTCTACCGCATAAGGCAATCTTGGCTGACGAATCCTATCTTCAATTGCATCCCAATCAACCACGCCACCCATTCGACCCTTGGTAAGTAGATTGCTCAGCTTATCATATTCCTTCACATCATTAGCTATCACATCACGAGAGACTAATTGGTAGTATAATTGCCTGAGGGTTAGACGGTAGCCCATTTTCCTGTATTCCTCAATGATTGAGTTAACTAACTCAAGCTGTTTGAGATTTTTCTTATTTAGACCTAATTTAGGCCGGAACGCTATCTTTGGCATTTTTCTTAGTTTTAGTATGATTTTCAATAGTTTCGATACGGGATATTGAGCGGTGAAACACTACATTCTTCTTACTATCCCTAACAAGATAGAACTCAAAATACTCTCTTTTGCCTGCTCCGGCTAAGTTCATCTTAACAATAAGGGCTTTCACCTTAGTTTCCCCATCAGGAGCATAATGACGATGTCTTTCTGACTTACTGTACCCGGCTGATAAGAGATTGATGGCTGCTCCGGTTGTTAGGTTTTTATCCATCATTATGCTCTTGAAGAACCAAATTACATCGTTCTTACTAACTCTTTTGAGCATTTCCTCGGTTTGTGTGATTTTGATCATAGTGTTTATAGTGGTTTTAGTTGTTTTTCAAATTTCTTAATGTCCTTTTTGTCAATGAATATCCTAAGAGGAGAGCCGTTAGCAACTATTGCACGGATATTATTTGGTATTATCACTAAGTGGTGACCATCATTGACCGCATTTGGATTGATTCCATCTACCTCATTCGTTAAATCTTTGCTATATCGGTTCGGAACATAGTGAGAGAGGCTCTCAATATCTGAAATATCATCAATCCGCTTGATCTGTCTAATATTCTCCGGGAAACTACGCATTTCGCCAGCTAAAAATTCAATATACTTAGTGAAAGCATCATCATCCATGTGACTGTTTCCAGTATTTTTAGGAATAATGACCTTTATACGATCAGTGCTGCCTTCAGCTTCTTGTTGCTTTACTATTTCAGCGTATTTATCAGCTAATTGAGCCATTCGATATAGCTCTTTCTTGGCTGCTTCACGTCCTGTTGCGTTGCCATCCTCAAAGGCGGCTAAATAAACTGGGAGTATGCCTACCCAGGTTGGCGTCATATCTAACTTTTCTGTGTTAGAGTATTTGTCTTCTTTAGTTGTGCTCATTGTATTTGGTTTTAATGATTAGTTAATTAGTTGTAATTTGTGTCTTTTAGCAAAATCCCTTAGTACATCAATAGAATTGAATGTTCCCACTTCAGTTTTACCAATGATATCTCCTACCCCTTCGCCCTCTTTATTCTTCGAGAATATAGCTAGACAGTGATAGAGCATTACACGGTTATGAGAAATTTGCCAACGATAGACGTTAACAGCCTTCAGTGGATATGTACCGGGATTGTCCTGATGTGAAATGTCTATTTCCGACAGGTTGAATGATGTTGATCTAGAGAATCCTAAGCCCTTACAATGAAGGCTTCGTATTTCAATTAATACATAGGGCTTCCCTAAGTAGTCAACTTTGTTTCTGTTGAGATTTAGTTCCTGCAGCCTAAAGATGCGCTGAGGTTCCTGCTTGTGTCTGAGATTTAGCATAAATTGCGGTTTTATTGGTTAATAATGGTGTTTTCTTTGACTATCGCCACTAAGGTAATAATTTTTGATACAAGCAGCAAATTTATTTTGGATAAACTTTGAATTTTGAACGTAACGTGCTGTTAGTCAATGGGAGAATTTTGCTTTGAATAGCTAAAGTTAGATCACTATTGATATTTTGCTTTTAATGCCGTTTTAACCTCCGGGGCAAGTAAAGTATTGGCTAACTGCCTAACATTTCCCTTAGGCAGAATTTACCACCAAAACGGCAATAAAAAAAGGGGAACCGCTTGGCTCCCCTCCTCTTTAGATAAGAATTTATTTTGTTATGCTGTAGTAAATGAAACCTCCACTCCAGTTCCTTCGCCGTAGGCATTAGCTGGCGTGATCTTTACTTTGTACGCTGTAGCGGTAGTCAAGCCAGTGATTGCTCCACTGGTAGTAGCATTAGCGGCTACTGAACTTACAAAGGTGTAAGTCACGCCATCATCATCAGATAGATACACATTAATTTTTGTGTTCTTAGTCGCTCCTGTGTTTGACCAGGTTATGGTAGCATCAGTAGCGTTTGGAGTTCCTGCAGATAGAGAAGCAACTGAGCCAATATCTAATGTGAACACTTGTCCGGCAGCATTTTCCTGAGAAGTCTCAATGAGAGAGTAGTCATTAGTGTCTGCCCAGTCGATAAACTCCTGCTTTTTATACTCAGCGCCTATCTTGAATGTATTTGATATGAGTGAATAAAAGCTGTTCCACGCTGCGATATTAGCAGATGAATTGACAGCATAATATGATTCAGGAAAGAAATTAGCTACCGAATAGCGATTCGGGCCAGTTTCCATAACCATTACAGAGAAGAACAGCTCATTAGCTGCTGCTACACTGCTTCTAAATTCTAATCTCTTTTGTTCGGCTTTCATTTGAATAAGTTTTAAATGTTTGATTTTATATGGATTAATAACTGATTGATTATGACTCAGAGATGACTAAATTCAATTTTTCTACAGTAGCGCTAAGAATTACAAACCTATCACCTCCACCAGGACTTGATGGAGTTAGTGTAACATCTAATTGTAATGCTGTGGTTGTATCTAAAACTGTTGCTGAAGTGTCATTTAAGCCTACTAAATAAGGCGGCTGATCATCCCCTTGTCCATAAGTCGCAGTGCCAGAAATAAACACTTCACCAGAAGCGCCAGTGACTTTACACATTATCATTGCTTCAATTTCAAAATGTTGATCTGAAGCATTTTTTAATGTTGCTAAAGTCTTAGTTATGAGCACATCTGCTCCTAACTTCACCTTTATATCTGCCGCAAAAGAACCAGACACATTATCATATGTCCCCCTAATTTTAATGCGCAATTGAGTGGATTGTTGTAGTTCATTGGGTAATAAATTTAGATCACCAGAACCTGAACCCATGTCGAACATAGAAGTTTCAGGCTGAGCTCCATCAATTATTGAATCTGTTCCGCTGGTGTATTTCAGACCAGTCATCTGATATCCAGCTGAATTGATGCGTCTCACAAGCTCATTAATGATATTATTTTTTATGTGAAGTCCACTGTCGCTATCATTGAGCAGTGGTATTGCGGCTAAACTTCCGGCCATAGTTGTTAAATCTAAATGTTAGTCCAAAATTCGTTAGGTTTCCACACCTTATCATCATTCCATACATATCCAGTCAATACCCAATCTACCGGGCGTGGGTCGGTGATTATTCTAACCTCTAATTGGTTAGCTGCTACTAACTGGCGGTAGCTTGTAAGTTCAGATTCATTTTTAGTAATACTTGCCATCTTAGAAGCCTAAAGACTTCATCTCATCCAGAGACAAAGTGTAAGTTTTCTTCTCATCTACGTTTCTTAGGAATACATCGGCTTTCGTTAAGTCACGGCAGCAATCCAAAAATTGATTCAAAATACTATTGTAGAGACGGTGCTTGTCGGCGTGGTCTTGAGAAGCAGCCATTTTTGGTGCCTTTTTCTCAGTTGTTACAGAAACGTCAGCGCAAGCAGTCTGATTATTAGAATCAAAACAACACTGTTCCCAAGAATAGCTTTTCATTGTAGATGCCACCTCATCCGATAGGTTTTCTTTATCCCATCTGTCCAGAGGCTGAGTAGGAGACACCCCGGTGTCCTCTACTATTTTCATCATATCTGAAAGGGCTTGGGTTTGCTTAGCAGTGACTTTAGCTACAAGAGCCTTAATTTTCTCAGCAATATCGCTGCCTTTTTTGCTGAATTTGTTGTTATTGGTAAAATTATAGCCTAAAGCGGCTCCTAATTCGCCTTTTTCAATGTCTGTTTCTTTAGCTTTCTCTAAAGAGCCGAAGCCACTAAGGTTTAAAGTCCTACCTTTACCTATAAAGTCATCAAGACCAAGCGTTGAATTTACTGATTTCTCCATTATTTCAATGTTTAAAACTATATTATAACTGATTTATGCTGCCGCTAAGAAGCTAAGTCCAAAGCCAACACCTATTTTTCTTGCTCCAATTGTTCCCAACCAAGTAGATATAGCCATATCATCATGCTCTCCAACACCCTGTATTCCCTCATCTGTCCATGCTATCGCACTTAATTCAGACATGAGAACATCAGAGGCATCCCGGCTGTACTGATCTCCACGTGGTATGTGTATTTTTCCTTTCTCAAATAGGATAGCTAAGCCCGGAACACCGATGATAAAGTCATGCTTATTCTTACCAGTAGTAGTATGTGGAACAACATTGGTTAATCCTTCTTCTTCAGCAATATCAGCCATAATCTGCTGGAATTGGTTGACCTCCATCACAATTACATCTGGCCTGAAGTTAGCGTTTATTGACTTAACGGCATTGATTTGATCACGGAATGACCGACCTTTAGCCCTCCAGATATGCAATAGCCACATATCCTCATTCTCGTCTATCCCCCAAGTTGTAAATGCTGAATAATCAGCACCTACATTGGCGCTTCTTGCGAAATCACAAGCAGTTACTACTTTTGTGAATTTCTTAGGGAATGAATCTCTATTTTTCACTAATGTGTAGTCTTGCATACCTATGAAACAACGCTTCAATACATTCCAAGGGAATAAAGTAGAGTTGCTTGATATGGGTACAACTAAGATTTCACGAGAGAAAATGATATTTCCTTGCGCCTCACGCTTCTCAATAAGGTCTTTATAGGAATAACGGGTTCTCCATAATACATCTCCATGCGGAGTAATAGCAGGATATTCAAAGCATTTCCAAGTTTTCTTGGTCTTTAGGTCTCCGTAGAGGTCATTTTGATGGAATGGTGTTCCAACTACAGTAACGCTACCACCCGGAGAAATAGCATTCATAATTACTGAGTGAAAGTAGTCGATTGCTTTCTTTCTTTGAACCTCAGAATAGAGCACATTGTCTTTTAAGAAGTCATCCACTGTAATCCAACCGGGGTGGCGCCCCCGGAAGCTACCACCGTAGGATTTTAAACCTACTCTTGCTCCGTTTTTACACTTAATACTACGCTTTGACCAGTTGTCTTTTGTATTAGGATAGAGCCTTTCATGTAAAATATCATGTTCCTCTATGGTATTCTTTACAGTCTCTAAGATTTCTTCGGCCAACTCCATCTCATTAGTGATAATGAAGCCTTTTCGATTAAGTTCATTTCTTTTTCTTAGATGTCTAGCTACACTATCCGGGTCTTTATAGCGATAAAGACGCCAACAAGTCATTGCATTAGAGAAAAAATAGGTCTTTCCGTGGTCACGTGGAGCAATAAAATTAGTGAAGCGATTATTCTGAGCTAAACTCCCCCACTCTAAGTGGTGCCAATTTATATCAAAATTAGTGAGAACATTGGTTAGGAAATAGTTGAAATTCTCAACCCTCAATACTTCTTCTATATTCTCAGATAATCTCTCCAGATAATTGACAGATGTTTCCTTGATACGTGTCTCACCGCCATACATTACAGCATATGATTCTTCAAAGAAAGTGGATAAAACCCTGTCTACATCATGCTCTGAGGCACTAAATAGCAAATCAAGGGACACATCATCCAGTCCATCAATGAGGTCATCTACAACCCGGTAAACTTCACGTGCTTGGTCTAGTGTTACCACATCGTTCCTACCATACGAAGCATTTGCTGTGTTAGGTAAGATCAATTTAGGCACACTTAGGTCAATGCTACTCTTTAGCATAATTAGTACTTTTGATAAATAACAATGAACAAAAAGGGTGAAGCCTAAGCCCCACCCTTTTAGCATTACTTAACCTTATCAGGATTATAGCTGAATTATTGTTTATTCGCCTGTTTTAGCCTCGCTTGAGGTGTCGGTAGAGGTATCTTTCTTCTTCCGTGGCGCACGTTTCTTAACGGGTTTTTCAGCCACCGGAGCGGTTGCTGTTTCAGCAATCTTCTTGCTTTCTTCCGTGGTTTCATCAGCAGGGGCTGATTTTGAAAGTTCTTCTGTCCCTTCGTCTTTAGATTTCCTAAGAGATTCTTTGACTTCTTCAATTGCTTTTAGCCCCTCCTCTATTCCGTCCTTGATTTGGCGTTTAATTTCCTTGAATTTCTCTAAGTCTGAGATGAGGTCTCTTTCGATGTCCTCCACATACTTTAGTTTAATTCTTGGATCAGCAACAACCATATATTGATCTGTCCTAACATTCTGGGCTACAAACCCAAAAGCAAACAGCATCTCCATAGTGGAACGGGCGTGTTTATAGGTAAAGGATGTCTCATCAATGAATTGCTTTAGAGTAAACCAGTTTCCTTCTCCTACCTTTTCTTCAACACGTTTAGCTGTCTTGAGAGCCTCATGCATATTCTCTGGCTTCTTACAGTACTCAAGAATCTTCTCATCTTCAGCATGCTTAGAGTAGGCACGGACAAAATTGTCACTGGTTTTGTTAAATATATCCTTGTTCATTACAAAGATACGGAACTTCTCACCCAATGCTGCCTTGATTAAATCTACAGCAACTGCGTCTTTACACCCCACGTATAGGATTTCGCTATCTGGGTGACGTTTAACCACTTCGGGCTTAGCGGTATTATCAGTGTGTTCGCCCGGATTCTCGATGTTTTCAGCCATTTTACAGTTGTTTTTTACTTATGAATTTGTCAATTATAGCTTGTAACTGTGGTTCCCGGTAGTTTGGCCCCTTCATAATCTTGCCGTCACCCTCTTTATAGATAGGCTTGCCATCTTCACCCAACTTAGTCATATTGGATGCTTGAACCTCCAAAAAGCCTTCTTCCACTATCTTTCCGTCATATCCGGCAATAACAAAGTTCCCGAAGATAAAGTACAACATATCAAGCATGGCGTCAAATTGCTGATCGATAGTCTTAGCCTGTTGAAATTCGTCAAGTTCTTCACGGATGTAGTTATAGCGCTTATTCACCTCTTCTGGTGTTAATAGCCTTAGTTCAGTCCCTATTGGGTGCTTGAAGAGATAGTGGAATAATTCTACATTTTTGATTAAATCTCCAATAGTATTAGGAGCCGCTTGGTTTTCCTCATAATGTTCTTGATCATACACACCAACTATGCCTGTTACCGGACATTTAACCTGCGGAAGGCTAAACTCCTTGGATTGAACATTAAACTCAATAATGTTCAGCTTAGAGAATAAGCAGAAATTATGGGTTTCGTCAGGGAACGGTACAAGCTCCAGTTTCCCCGGATTAGCGGCGGCTAACTCTCTAGCCTTTTCGATAGAGCCCACACCGTCTGCGATGTCTACTCTGATGTAATCTATTGGATTCATATGGTTTTATTTGATTATTGTTGCTTTTTGATCTAATTTTACTAATTCATTTACAAATGGTAATAGCTTAGGCTGTAGTAAATCTAACCTTATTTTACCTCCAAATTCTTCAATACAGTCAAATTTTCTTAGTATAGCAACTACATCATCGGTCTGAAATGTATGTGAGTGCTTGCCAATCTGGATGATAACTTCGTGTTTGTTATCGCTCCAAGTGTAAAACTCTATTAAGGGCATCTTGCCCAACTTTATCTTTGTGAATTCGTAGATCACCTTCTTGTATTTTGGAAATAAATGTAGTCTTTTTAGTGTTTCTATTGAGTTCTTTCATATTCCAAGATGCCCAACCTGCCCATTTATCAGCAACTTCATTAAGCCATACTCCGGAATGTCCCTTAACATGGTGTATTTGAAATGATGATATGTGACGGCTCTGTATTCCTCTAAGAATGTCTTTCCATATGTCGAGATTCTTAGTATTGGGAAAGCCCGCCTTCATCCAGTCAAATACCCAACCTAATTTAAAAGACTTTACAATATATTCAGCGTCAGAATAGATAGTTAACTCTACACCATTGTATTTATAACAATGCTGAACTACTGCACAGACGGCGGCTAACTCCATACGAGCAGATGAAGAACCTGCTTCCCCACCTATTAGAATCAAACCCTCATAATCAATTGCTGATGGGAGGATAGCGGCAAAGCCACCCATTCTTTCAGGGCTTCGATTATTACAACTACCGTCTGTATAGGCTGTTATGTGCATCAGAATTGAAATTTGACTTTTCTATTAGTCTTTATTAGTTCCCGGCCTTTTGAGCCGCCCTCTACTTCTTTCTTAACAGAAGCTGATGCCTTCCCGCCAGTTAAACTCCTAAAGAATCTAATAAGATCGCAAGAAGCAATCACATCCGGCATGGCTCTGTGGGCTGTAAAGTCACCCATGCCCGCTCTTTTACAGCATTCACCTAATGTGTGTTTATCTTCTGAAGGCCAGACAAACTTAGATATTGGCAAGGTATCAAATACGCTAATTTCTTCTCCATTAGACAATACAAAGTCAAAGAGATTGTATCCAGCCAGTGAAAAAGCCTCTTTAAGCATTCCATTATCAAAAGGCAGGTTATGCCCTGAGAGAATTGGTCTACCGCCGCCCCGGCCACCTTTAGGCGTGAATTGCTTGTAAAATTTGATGGTGGTTGCAACCATTTCTTCCAAGGACACACCCTTGTTGGTTGCTTCTGATATTGATATTCCGTGTATATCTAATGCGGCCTGATCATATTTAAGTCCATTATAGGGCTTGACTAATGTTTCCCAACGGCCAACTTCATCAAGTGTCTTCATATCTAAAGCCACCAATGCAATCTCCATTATAGGGTTTTCTTTGGGCTTGAGACCTCCGGTTTCCGTGTCGAATACTACTAAAACATTTTTTGACATATCTTTTAACTAAAACGTTAGTAACCTTAGTAAAAGAAAAAGCAGAGAACGTTGTCTCTGCCTAATCTAATCTTGCTAACAAATCTCACAAAGCCAGCAAAATCCACAAGAACCGCTATACAATTGCCTATAACTCTGAATGATACTGGTATTTACCCTCCATCAATTTAACCGTATAGGCATTACAGTCATCGTGAGGGGGAACATATAAGACCCTACGGCCTAATCCCGGATGGATGAACTCAAGATCAATCAAAAATGCCTTGAATTTACTGGGGTTGTCAATGCCTTCTAAAACCTGTGTTTTGCCGTCTTTTAATATTTCACCTATACAACGTGTTTTATCATAATCATATCCGCTAGCTACACCGGGACGGGTGACAAAGTACCAGCATATAAATATGGCTACGGCTATCGAAAAGACAATTCCCCAAGCAAAAATTGGGGCAGTACTAAGAATTAATCCTTGCATTTGCTGAACTCCTTTCCTGATAGTGTTAAGAAATGATTTTTTGAGAAAGAAGAAATTGTCTTTAGACCCGGCCCATGCTTCACCTTAATATAGTTTTCTGGATCCATTAAACCTGCCTGATCATCTAATACAACAACTTTTGCTCCCCCTACCAGCGGCACGGGAAGGCTTTTATTCCAGTTCATTGTATCAATTTCTTTTTTTACAACCAGTACTTTATGCTTTGCTTTAGTAGTTTCCATTTAAATTGTCTTTATTGTGTTGATAATAACTTTGAATTAGCCTATTCAGCGACCATTTCAACATATCTCTTGTGGTCTTTCTCGTAGTGTCTGGGCTCAATATAGACCTTCTTCAACTTCTTTAACACTACAGAGCGTTTCTTTTGAACAATTATTTCCTCCTTATTCCTAAGTTTTAGATGTATTGATAAGGGGAATTCCTCTAAAATCTTAGAATATTTGACTTCTTTCCAGCCTTTAAATTTTATTCCTGTCCGATTCTTAGGCGTGAACACCTTTCGACCATCATTAAAATGACTATGCTTTTCTCCCTTTTTGATCATTTCTAAGTTTGACTGCTGCTCTTGCCTCGTCAATTAGGTCAAATTGTATTGTTAATAGATTCTTTTCATGAAGGAAGACAATGTAACCGGGATTAATTTCTAATAATTCTCCTAATGATTTGCCCTCATGCTTACCAGATTTCATTCTATATTCTTTCCCTTTAATAGGAACTGATTGAAAGCCGCTCATATGTGTCTAAGAAATACTACACATTCATGATGCTTTTGATCTACCCAGTCTAAGCCTATGAATGGTCTGTTATGTTCAATATCCACTGGACAAGAGCCAATAACTAACTCATCACTAATGAACCGCTCAGTAATTAGCTCAAATCTCTTGTCTTTTCTTAGCTCAGCAAGGTTCTCATAATCAGCGGTGACTTTGATTGCTTTGTCTTCTTTGCATTGAAGCCTTGAGCCTATCTCAGCATAACAAGGCTCATTACTATAAACCCACCAGCCTTTTGGATTTTTAATTGCTCTAAACTCTCGCTCAATAGGTATTTCTGGCTTGGGAGTGTTAAAGATTTCATTATAATAATCCATATTCTTAGGCATATGTAGCCTAAGCTGATTGGTCGGGACGGTGTTTCGATTCATTTTCATTAGAGAAATATAGTATTTATCATTTGCATTTTGTTTCTGAGTTTCTGGAGTTTCTTGTCTCTCTCTACAGTTGTCTGGAAAGTGTAGACCTTTTCGCCGGGATATACAGTCCTAATAATCCTAATAAAATACTCTACGCCTTCTTCAAATTTGTCTGAGGCTCTATGCCCTTGTTCAATATCTACTATTGAACGATAGTCCATACTGTCTCCTTCGAAGTCAATCATGAACTTTTTGTAGGCTTCTTCATCTTGATCTTTGGCCGAATGCCCGCCTTTGCTGCTACTCATAGTGTTAAACGTTTACCAGATTTATACTTGAGCACCCTGATAGCAGTGTTGTTTTCACGGAGCATTACGATAACAAAGAGAGACAAGAGAATAATAGCCGAAAAATAGCTGAAATCGTCAAAATCCTGCCCGTTAAATACCAGAGCCAGTAAAAGTATTGCGGCAAATATTGACAGCCAAAAATAAGGCTTTTTAAGACTTTCAAGGGTATAGCTAATTTTCTCCATATCTTTATAAACTTTGAATAAAAGCAAATTCCCCCATTTTTAGTGGGGGAACTCACATCGCTTTGGTGGGTTAGTGGCAAATTACATATCCGATAGTAAAGGCGCACCCGATGAGAACCAAAGCTGAAACGAAGATAAATGCTTTGAGTTTCATGTTTACTTAGCTTTAGTTGGTAATTTCACACCGATTTTATCTAAAAGGTCTACGATAGCCTGACCTCCTTCAGTTTGTCCCAAGCCTTCAATTAGGCCGTTTAGCTGAGAAGCACCTTTAGAGGTGAAAAGGTCGGATAGCTTACCAATGCCTGAATGTACGTCCCCACTATTAACGAGAACTTTCAGGTCAGCATCTTTCATCGCTACTGCGAGATTCTCAGCCTGTGCAACACCTATTTTCTCATTCATTTCAACCTTTCTCAGTTCGATCATGTAGGTTTGGTATTCCTTATTGTCACCAATATCCTTAGCGAGAGTAGTCTGAGCGGTTACACTGGCTAATTCATAAAGTTTCTTAGCCTCTGCTTCCGCTGTACCTTTGGCTTCAATGATGGATGCTTCTGCCTTACCAACTGCTGCCTTACCTTTGGCTTCATTCTCCTGTTTAATAAGCAGGGCTGCTGCGTCCTTCTCGGTGGCTATTCTCCGGGCTTCCGCATCGGTCTCAACTTTCATTTTGTTAGCGTTGGTCTGGATTTCAAGCTGCTTCTTGGCTGCTTCTGCTTTAATCTCCATCTGACGGGCTTCCTGTTCTGATGCGATGATGGCCGTTTCTTTGTCAATCTCTGCCTGCTTAGTCTGTTTAGTGCGAATTACATCCATCTGTTTCTCAGCAGTGTCTTTCTCTGATTTGGCAACCTCAGCAATGGATTCTTGCTTAGCGATACCAGCTTTCTTCTCACTTTCAGCCTTTGCAATAGCTACAGCTTGGTCAGATTGAGCTTGCGCTTCTCCTATTTTTAGGTTGGTTTCGGCAGCACTTACAGCGATGGCTTGTTTGGAAGCTAATTCTGCCTGCTCCGCTGATTGCTTGTTCTTAGCTATCTCCGTGCGTGATTCAGAATCAATTGCCGACATCCGTTTCGCCATAATCTGTTTAATGACCGTAGATTCCTTAGCATCCCGGACATCCATGAGTTCGATGTTTTTGATTGGCTCAACTCCCCATTGAAGCAGGTCACTCTTAACATTGGACGTAAACTTTTCCCCAAATTCTGAACGTCCTTCCATGATTTCTTCTAACTTGGACTGCGCAAGGATAGACCTAACGGAACCTTGAACCACGTTCTCAAGGTGCTTCTCCAGTTCTTCGTAGGATTCAACCTTCTCTGCCGCCTTATTAGTGTCAGAAATATGGAAGAACGCCTTGATATCTACTACAAAAGGCACCCTGTCCTTGTCGTAGGCATTGTATTCATGTAGGTCTATCCCAAAGTTAGACACTGGAAGTTCACGCACAACTACGCCTATAACAGGCATCCAGCTTGGAAATGCGTAGTAAACGTTGTCCCCCTTGCCTACTCCGTAGGATACAGTGTTCTTTCCTCTTTGTACAATGTGCACTACGTTAGTGGGCACAATGCGTCTCAGGGTAAAGACGTAGAGAATGATGATGAGCGCCAATACTGCTGGTACTCCGATGGTAATTGCTGTTGTAATCATATTTTTATTTGTTTTTATGGTTATATCCACAATAACTCTGGGGAACTGTGGTGGCTAAAAAAATCAAAAACCCCCACTTGCGGTGGGGGTTTGACTAAACTTTTTGTGATTAAACTAACACTGCCTAATGGAGCAATTCAGCAGGTAGATTTTCCGGGTTAATCCGGGGCTTATCGGTTTTGCATTGGCGGTCACTCCATATCCGGTGGTTTCCTCCGGCGCAGGTATCTCTACAGCTGCTCCGAAATCCACGGCGGTAGGTAGTTCCTGGCCGTACTGTTCGTTGATCACAAATACATCGTGCGCAGGTGCGCTTACACTTTCGTAGTTCTGGCCTACGTCCCGGTCAGGGGCGCGTGAATAGCCAGCCGCAACGCTGTTACAGGCTCCTAATAGGAGCGCACAACAGAGGATAAGGACTGATTTTTTCATAATATTAGCCTTTAGTGGCTTCTCTTTGTTTATAACTGTGAATCAACTTACTTTTAGTTCAGTGGCCTCTTTAGATTCTTCGAGCAATAGAACACCAAAACGAGTGATTAACGCCACACCACTTATATGCTCATATTCCTGTCCGGTCTGCTCTTCTTTGGGTATAATTCCATCAATTAGCTCTTGAAATTTAGTTTGACCAATGATTGTTTTGGTAGGGCGTGTTCCTTTGCTAGACATATTATAGGCTCCTTCCTCAATCTCACCAAACACATCTTTTGAAAAGTAGTTAGACACAGCTTTGGTGCGCTTCTTCTCATATTGCTCAACTATCTGCTCTATGGTTTCAGTCACCATATGCATATTACCAGGAAAATATATAGACACCACTGGGACACCTTCAGATTCAGAACTTGATTTATAGACACTTTCTACGAGTGCCTGAGGCTTGATGTCTGGGCTTAGGTAAACATTGCCCTTATTAGATGCAGATGTTAATTTAACATAGATTTTCTCTAAATTCATGATATTGTTTATTTTTAATTGTTTAGTGTTTTCAGTTATCGTAATTTTATGAGCGACACACAAATATACACCACTATTGGATCAATTTTCTTAGCTGTTATAGGTATTTTCAAGCGTCAAGCTATCTGGAATTACCTTACTGAGCGGAATAAAAACGCCTCCAAGAAAGATGACCGTCTAATTGAACTCTACGAAAGACAAATCAATGAACTTCGTGAAGACAAGGCGGCTCTACAGGAGCGCATTGATAATCTTATTCAACAAGCTACCCGTAGGCGTCACAATAAGTCTACTAAGAATCCACATTAGCGTGGAAGCCTTGATCAAACCATTTACGCATCACTTTTGGTTGAAAATCCATAGCCCCAGCCCCTTCCAAAGGTTTAGGTAGGTAGTGTATTTTATGATTAATCCCATCTAAATTACTATACAAATCATCATTTATGACTTCTTCTCGCTGAATGATTAAAGCCCGGATGAGGTTGTGAATCCAGTTCTTCCCCTCCTCTTTCATGCCGTATTTGATAGTATTATGAAGGTAAATATCTACGAAGTCATAATTCTTATTAGTTATAACACGCATTCCAACATTCTCAGTTGTTCCACCATCTACCATATCTATACCTTTGAAGATGGGTAAATCTGAATGGTAGGGCTCAAGTAGTCCGGGAACCAGCGTTGAGGCCCAGATTAGATCACAGTACTGTTCCCAAGTATATGCCGCCGAATCATAGTATTTTGATGGTGTTACATTGGAGTTTAAATTACAACCAGTCACATATAGCTTCTTTCCTAGTGCTGGGATGGATTCATGCATCTTTTGAGTGTAAAGTTGCCCGATTAGTTTGCGGAGCGGTTTTGAATCAGTGATGCCCTTTTTCTGCCTAATCCAAGACCAAAGAGCCAAATAAACCTTAGGTATTCCGTCACCCCAGAATGGAGTTCTTGAATAAATCTCTTTATTTCCAATGGTTGTGTATCCGGTTTCTAGAACACTATATTGTCCTAAGAGAGCGAAAGGCGCAATTAGCGCACCTGTTGAGCTACCTACGGCAGCGTCATAATTGAGTTTTCGGCGACAGATACGGCCAGCAGTGTATGCTCCGTAACTACCCCCGCCTTGTATTACAATAGCTCTTTTCATATTCTTAAAGGTGTTTTGGTGTTGATATTCGTCATTGCTCATATTAGACCTTTTAGCTGTTTAGTGCGCTATTTTAATCATCTGATCAACTTGTCTCTTGACTTCGTCTAATTTTGCCAACTCTTCCCTAAGTTCAGCTTCTTCTTTGGCTAAATTCTTCTCAAGTTTCTTAGCTTTAATCTTATATGAGCCGCCATAGCGCTTAATTGATTTCTTTCTTTTCTTAGTCATGACTATTTGAATTCTTCTTTTGCTTGATTTACATACTGCTCAGGTGTAGTTCCAAGATCGTAATGTAGTCTCGCATTGTCTTTATCTATCGCAATACGATTATATAGCCCGGCCTCTGCCCATAATTCTAAAACGCTGGTAAACCACGCTTCAAATTGTAGATAGTCCATAGTCCCATCCTTTACCATCTGGAGAGCCTGCTCTACCCCTCTACGCCGGGCTTCATAGTAGTCTTTTTCCTCTAATATATCAGTGGCATGATACACTGGACTATCGCCTTCCTGGATTAGAGCTACATTGTAAGTTTGTGTTTCAGCAAAGTCATAGGATGGCTCTACAATGATGTTGTGATCTTCCCTGAGCCAGTCAATAATTTGTTGCCAAAGTGGCCTATAATGACTACCATTCCATGGTAAACATGGCTTCTTAAAGCCTAATTCGATTGCTAATTTAGATACTCCAACACTTGCGAATTGCTTATCTAAATAAGCCTTAATTTCAGATTCTTTCATTTTAGTACGGTTTAGAATTAATGTCGCTTTACAACAGCACTTAGCTACACTTAGCTCTGAATTAGCTAAAAAGAAAAAGCCCATCCCAATAAAGCTACGAGCACATAGAGCCTTATAGGATGGGCCTTCCAGGAACATGAGGAAGACAGCACACAAATTGTCTTTTATCCAATAACTTTGATTATTCGCCTTCTCTCATCTTATTCATTTTTGCCTGAAATTTAGTATTGCCAGCTATCGCAGCAGCATGAATTTTCTTATCAAGTTCTTCAATGTTGAGTTTATGCTCTTCTGCATACTGCTTGACGTGTTGAAGATAGACTTTAATAGCCCCTTCGCTAGCATTTCTTACTCCGGGCTTCTCCACATACATCTTATAGCCCTTATCAGTGGTGGTTAGTCTGTCTTCTGTAGAAGGGTCGGTGGCTTTATCTAACCAATCAATCCACTCTTTAGGATGATATGACCCACAGCCTGAGCAAGTCTTATCGCCATTAGGAAGGACATTCCAACATTGATCTTCATCTTCAAATCGTGTACCAATTAGACGTGGGCATTTAACGAACTCAAGAGAGCCTAAGTTGTATGATTCAAGTTTTTCGTATTTCTTAGCTACATCTACTTTACGAATCGGAAAGGGCTTATCTAAGGACGTTAAACTATTGAACAGGAAGTCTTCGTTGTCGTCAAATCCTACGTGACGGAATACTCCAGTGCCTTCTTCAGGCTTGCGCTTGTAGAAAGCGATGGTTTGAGCCTTTAATTCGGCTAATTTTTCAGGTGTCATATGATATTTATTTTGCGGTTTGATAATGCTGTTGCTTTGTGTATAGTACCGGGGCTACAAATTAGTTGAGTCAATCTGTCTTCCATTGAGTAAAACACTGGGTCTAATTGGCGTTTTGTCTGTATTAGAAGTCCTTGAATTATAAAAACTTTGCCGGAGGTTAGCGCCTTGGCCGTTCTGCCGTCTTTGAGTATAGTAACCAACATAGTTCATCATTTAGTTACTTTCTTAACTGTCTAATAATAAAGAAAGTCAGGCCAGCCACACACATTGGTCATCGGTTGGGAAAACTACCAATCCTACAACGCTCATGGGTTAGCCCCCACTGCTGTACCTGACTTCTTAGTAAGGGCGGGGCTCAGTGAACTGCTAAGGTTGCCTGCCCCGCTTACAATGCGCTCAAACTGGGAGGTTCAAGGCTCGCACTCCTTGTGTTTTAGGAGTTTTGTCTCCTAATCATTTCATCAATGCCTGCTCTAAATAGGGCATTCCAACAATCTTTTTCTGTTTTTCCTGGAGGAGTAGCTACTGAGATGATTACAGATTGATCTTCAGTAGTCCTAACGTCAGTGATAGCACCTTTAAACTTTTCTGCGTCTTGGAGCACTTCCATTTTCATCTTAGGCTCTCCTAATTCAAAATAGGCTTTAGCCTCTTCATAAGTTCCCGGCTCTATCCATTCTGGCATAGCGGCTCTAATTTTATCCTCAATTTCTTGAGGCAGCATTTGTGTTTTGATATCTCCGGTCATATTAATTAGTTTAAGGTTGATCTATAACTGGTCGAATTCACCAATTTATTTTGCTTCTCCTGCTCTTTTACCTCCGGGTCAATACTTTTATTGTCTCACTCCACAAGAAAGCATTAGCACCCATATATTTGCTTCACAATTTCACGAAGCCGTCTGTTAGGGGTGCATTTAGGTCGCTTTGCTTTGATTCTTAGTTCCTTGTGGATATTAAAGACAAAACCCTTAATGAAAATCCTATTTACTGGCTTAGGCGGCATAAATGAGCAGTCTATCGCAACATTCGCATCATCTACTTTCCTAATCTTAAAGTCAATCTTATCTGCTGGTATGCCTACTGATTCTAAAGCTAATTGCTTGAAATAACAATGTAATTCCGCTAAAGCCTTTAAATTAGGGCTAATATCGTCATCAATTAATAGGATTTTAGGCTTTTCCTCACTCTTCTTCGTCGGTTCCATCATCACCTTCATCTTTACAGTCCGTACATATATCTTCGCTCCCACCATCGTTCTCTACGGCTTCGTGGATTTCACACCACCAGCCACAACAGGAACACTTGAAAATCTGATTATCAATGATATCATGATCTGTCGATAACATGTCTGTATCTAGCATTCCCGGATAATAGTCATCCAGAGCCTCCTGAATATCATTAGCCGTCCCGTTGAGGGCGTCTACAATAGCCTGTGGGTCAAAGTCCTTCGGTCTCGTTGTTTCCATTTTTCAAATTTTCTTCTGTTTTATCTAAACGCTGACGCATATATTTGATCAAATCCATTATTCGCTCTATGTCGCAGTGATGGTTTGCCGGCATCATCGCTGTGTCCTTGATTCCTTCTTCATCAACTTTTTATAGGTCTCTTCTTCCTCCGGTGACCACATTCCTGTCCGGTAACCTAAGTCAGTGACTAGGCTCATAAATGCCATATCGTTAGAGACTTTTAGCTTGGTCTCTAACGATACTGGTTCATTCAGGAAATCTTCGGTTATATTCCCCATATTTTAGTTTTGAATTAGTAATTTACGGCTCAATATTCTGTCTCCCACCTTTACCCACTCTATCATCGGGACATTAAAGGCTTTATCCATCGGACGGCCCATTAGGTCTGTATAGGAGAATACCGCATTTGGATCAAGCGCATATTCTTCAATTCCTACGCTCTGACAGGTGTACACGGTCACCGAACTCATCAATGAGCATCCGTTTGTAGGATTAGTAGTTTGAAGTGTATAGCCTCCGGGAGCAGTCACGGATAAAGATGGTGTATTTATGCCTCCTGTCCAGCTGAAATTGTAATTTAGGTTAGGATTAATTGGGTCAATCAATACTGAGTTAGACCAACAATCTAACGTATATGTAGACCCGATATTCAGTGTAGGAGTGGTTATATTCTGATATACAGGCAAGATAGTGCTTGAAGTACAGCCGTTATTAGCGTCAATCACATTGAGCGTGTAGCTGTTAATCAGACCATTAGAAGGGATAGCTGTATTGGTGGATACGGTGAGCATTCCACCTGTAACAGTAGTTGTTTGACCTGCCCACACATAATTTACCTGTGCTGAAGAAGTCCCCGCAATAGAGGTAGTAGGCTGTGAGCAGGTCAAGGTGCTTATAAACGCCGACACTGAAAAGGTCGGAGCAATAGTATTTTCAGTCACTGTAATAGGCACACGTGTTTGGCAACCATTGTTACCTCTAACAATTACTGTCCAAACTCCAGTTGAGTTGATGTTATAATTATTCTGAATGCCGAGTGGGGCGTTCGGAACCGCTGTAGGGCTACCCGGAGAAAGCACCGTATATGTCGGAGCACCTGATGAAGTAGTGGTTGTTATGCCCAGAATAAACACGTCTTTAGGCGCACAGCCTAATACAAATGACGAAGGCGATAGGGTGTAAGTAGGATAAACGTCAGCAGAAGCAACTGCGAACTGAGCGGTGTTAGTGCATCCAGTATTTATATCCAGCAACTTAACTGTATATGAGCCAGTTCCGAGTGGCTGATATACCGTAGTATTAGCGCCGGATGTAAATGAAGTCCCGCTTGGATTGTAAATCGTGTAGGAGACATTGGCTGGAGTGGATGAAATGGTAACTCCCTGTATTGAGGACAGTTGACAGTTGACGTTCTGGAACATGGGAGAAGCGCCAATTGAGCAGGTTTGAGCCCGTAGGCTGATTGATAACACTAAGATTATCGTTGTAATTGTTGTTTTCATGATTTGCTTGTTTTAAGTTTATGACCACTAAGTTAAGCGATCTTTACACAGAAACCAAATTTATTTTTGCTTTAATGGGTAAAACGTTGAATTTCAGCATGATTAATTTTGTGGCCCTTAGCTAAGCCGCTAAACATCATATTTCTCAAATGTTTTATTAGATATCACTAAGCGGTGACGGCCTTTCTCTTGCATAAACTCATACACCTGATTAGGTTTCACTAATACAATACTCTTTTTAACGGCATCAAGCAGTGCGTTCGTTAGGTTTCTAGATGCTGGATGAGGCATTATGATTAATGGTTTGCCTTTGAAAGCATCAATAATAGCTATACAGGCATGATTAGATTGCTTACCGCAACTAATATACAGGTCATAATCATATTCTTTGATTGATTTCTTCAGTCTCTCAAGGTCTGTTTTTCCTGTTTCCGCAACGGTATGGAAAACTTCAGGACAGGCGTTCGCTACACGTAATTCATGCCCCGCCGTAATACGATAGAGTTTCTTACCAGTGAGGTTTTCCGGATTGATTACAAAGGACAGCATCTCACGAAGGAGAACCGCCCTGCGTGGGTCAGAGTAGGCGTTCTGAAGGATGGCAAGGATTTTCATCTATCTTAGTCTAAATGTTATGTTTTCTAATTGCTTTTCCCAAGTTCCAATCATTCCTCCTTCTGTAACTCCTCTAAGTGTCGCCATTAACGTCTTTGTATTAAGACACACGACATTAGGAATAACAACGCCTTTATCATCCAATACCTCCAGCCTTGCCCAAGCCGGATGGGATAAGTCAATCATTTCATTGTTAAATTGTAGGATATGCTTATTCTGAATATGCGGATGTTTACCAGCATCACCATAATTATGGCAGTGAGGACAGCGTAGACACACCCAGTCAGGCATTATACTCTTAGTTTCTGCTGGACTGTTGATGATCCAAAATTGAACATCATCGCCGTCTTTTAGAGTTCCCAACTCAATCATCTCCATTGAGCCGCTGCTTACATTGTAGGATATGCCTTTATGCTCCACCATCCACCAATTTGGCCCTAAGTTCTTTAGGGTTCCGGTATGTATGACTATTTCCATTATATCGCTTTGCTTAGTTTCTTTAGTATCTTAAAGAGTTTATGCTCAGTTTCATGACCTTCCCATGGCCCGGTAACTCTACTAATTAGCTTCTTTGCCTTCTTCAGGGCTTTCTTTTTCTTAGCTTTCATGACCTATACACTCTATACATTTCATCGCTGATTTTTGATAATGTTCACAGAACTTAGAATCCTTACTATATGGACAATTATATTCTAAAGCTGGCCCATCAGCTATATCATTGATTTTCTTCTTCAAGCGTTTAATTTCACTATCAACCACCACTTCATCGTTCTTTTTCGCAAGCCTCCATTCAGCCTTAGCTTTAGAGTATGCTGCCCATTGCTTAGCTCCAGTTGGATCATTTGGGAATATGAAATCTTCTGCTTTTGGCTTTTTCATTAGTTTATATAGCCTGTTAGTTGTAATTTACTAGCTTTCACAAGCATTCTCAATAGCTTGCCTTGAGAGGTGAATAGATGCTTACTATAATCCTCATTCATAACAAGCAAAGCTACCAAGTTCTTCTTAGCGAGTTCGGTGGTTTGGTCTTTATTCAGGACTTTGCCGTGTATTGTTTCACCTGCGTTATTAGTGAACTTCACGTATATGCCTGTATCACCCATGCCCTTCTTCCGTGGCCTGTTCAGATAAGTCCGGTGAATTATTTTCTGTTCGTTCATCGGTGGTAGATAACTGTGGTTCCTCTGTGGCCTTCTTGCGGCTACATTTCATGTCCGCTGGGATGTCTCCTATGATCATGAAACGCTTGCGCCCGGTTGATTTAATAAGTCCGTGAGACTTTAGTAGGCTTAGGTTAGCCACAATCTGATTATATGGCTGCTCACGTGGAGGTAGTAGGACTTTCTTGATTGGTTTCTCCGGTATGAGATAGTGAGTTACACGTGGTAGCTCCTCTTTATTACCAATACATATGATATTGCCTAAGTTCACACGATGTAATTCACCCAGTAGATAGAGGCCATTGCCATCGGTGGCTAATACTTCCCCTAAAGGTAGTGGATTTAGCGGGTCTATTTCTATAAACTCCATAATTACAATGCTTGACAGCCGTTTAACATATGAGCATTAGGGTCTTTTGGCTTCTTAGGCTTTGAATCATCGCATTTAATTAGTCTTTCTAATGGATGAATAGTTACAGTGGCTTTCTTAAATGTTCCCATCATTAAGAATTTTTCTGTTGAAGATAGACGGTGAGAGCCTTTGGGCCACCTCACTTTTGCTTTGCCTCTGCTGATACTAATGACTTTGCCTTTATCTGGGTCTGGTTGAAATTTATCACCTACTTTTCTTTTCACGGAATCTCCCTTTCTAATAGGCCCGGTCTTAATTTTATCAACTAAATCCATCCCGGTCTTGTTTAACTCAGCAGTGATAATGATTCCTTTCTTGTTCTTGACTGTCTTTGAGATATGACCAATGATAGATGACTTCCCCGGCTTAATATTTCCTTCAATGAGCGGCTTAATCATGCCCGGCTTGTCTGAAATCTTGCCTTTAGGCACCTTAAATCCTTTAAGTGGCCCAACCTTTGTGTTGAGCTTAGCAGCGGCATTACGGGCAATATTATCAAGCCCTAATTCCTCTGTTACGGCTTTCTTTACGTCTCTTTTAATTCGCACCCGGTTTATTGGCGTGTTTGGCTTTCCGACATATTTCTTTGTTACTTTCTTTACAACATCAGCAATTTGATGATGACCATGCATATTATCCATTGCCTTATCACGCCAATCAACTTTAGGCTTATCAGGAGTTGTGCGACCTAATATTTCTCCCGGTTTTAGAGCCTCAATGACTAATTGCTGCTCAAGGTGTTTTAAAGTCCACAGGAGTGTTTTGACTACTACAGTTCTTGAATTAGGTGAACTATGAACCATTGAGTTCACACTCACAGAGCCGCCATGCTTGTTTATGGAATAGACCTTGCCAGTGAAAGTTCTCTTAAATACACCGTAGCTTAGATCAATATGGATGAGTATTTTCTTTTCCTTCATCAACCAGTCAAGTAAATGATTGATTGTCCAAGCCCGGAGACCGTAGCCCGTCCTAATTTCAGCATTAATTGAACGGATTTCTTTACCATCTGCGCCCATGAAATAGGCAGTTGCTGGAGCATCGCACTTTAGGCGGGACGCTATTTTACAGATACTTATTGACGCAAATTGGCTAAACAATCTGCTTTTCTTAGTTATGATCATGATTTCTTCTTTTTGATAGTATCTTTGAACTGGGAGATGAATAGCTGTTCGCCTAAAAACTCTAACCAGTTTGGTAAATCAATACGATGAGAATGAGTTCGAGGCTCTGGGCCACTATTGCGAGACCAAGACACCTGCACATAAGGGAAAGCCCCGCTAAGGGAATAGTAAATGTCGGCTTTATCATACACTTTGTTGTTAGCGACAAGCCAGAGTTCAGCCGCTTTACTTGACATTTTTTGTATTGAAGTTTAGATTCTTTAGATCAATGAAGTCAATCAAGTCCTTTGAGCGCATGTACTTCTGTAGCTTGATTGGCTCACCTTCTTCTTTAGGTAGCTCCGTTCCACTGTGAGAGAAGCTATAAGATGCCTTCGCCTCGATTACCCTACGGATTGATTGGACAGGCCATGATGTATTGCCTATACGGTAGGTTAAAAGGCTTTCCACGCCATCCGGGTGGGTGTCTTCTTCCTTGATTATGTCTGCCAATAATCCGTTGTTGCTCTCCAGTTTAATGACTTTTACAGTGGTATCACCCTCATAGCCAACCTCTTGCACTGCCCGGCGTGGACGGTCACTAACTATATCGTTCTCTCTGAGCTTCTCAAAGATAGCCCGCTGGCGTGGATTAGCGTTGTAAATGATGATATCCAGGTCTGCTGGCGGTTGAGACATATTAAGTCCGTGAAGCCACAACGCCCATTTTCCCCCGATGATGACGTTAGGCTCCTTGTTAGGATGTTGTAGCGTGACCATAATCTGGCCAAACGCTTCCATGTATTGTTCTAATTGTTTCATGAATTATTCCTTTTTATTGGTGTATTTCTCTATAAGTTTGTTGACCTCATCATAAAACTCTCTTGCCCCTTCCCCTATTTGATAGTGATTATGAGCGATCTGTAAGTCACGGAACTCCACCTCAGTTAGATGCATCTTGAGTTTCATGAGAGTGGCCTCTGCCTTTTCTTGGCTCTGCCAGGCCGCACCTTTATGGCGCATGGTAGTTAATAGCTCTATTGTAGTCATATTGGTTGGTTTATCATAAAACTCTTGAACTTCAGGCAATACTTGCTGTAAAGTACCCATGTCAACTATTTTACCTGATTTAGTCATTAGGAGCGGCCTTGGTTTGCCGAATTCTCCAATCACCGTCATTGATGCTTCTAGGATTTTATCTTTTAATGTTTTCATTGGTTAGGATATTTAGTGAAACCATTACGCTTGCTCCAAGTATTTAGCTGCCCGATGGTCATTTGCTCAGCCGGATAGTGTATCCACCTAGTAAACTTCAGCTTTTCGCCGTGGACAACTTTCTCTACATAGGTCTTCTCAACAAAAGCCGAACCTAATATCAATACATCATGCTCAACCCGCTTGCGGATGGCCCAAGGCATATCTGTAGATATAACATCTACCGGAGTGGCTGTTATTACAAAGCATTGGATAGATTCACATGGGCCTCCATTGTCGAACCTATCTTCATCCCTCCAGCAGCCTTTCTCTGTAGAGTTACGGCCACAACGGGCGCATATATGTCTGTATTCGCTGTCCATGCCTATCTTGTATTACCATTCCAGCCCTTATACTCACTGTTTCCACGTCTCAGCGGCAATACATAATCTGGACAGACTACGTTCTCACATTGATCTGAGTTATACTTGCCGCCGCACATGTCGCAGTAGTAGACTTTCTTATTCTTGAGCGAATTAGCCACCATGGACTTAGTCTGGTGTGTCTTCTCACGCTCTAACCTCCTCTCCATTGTCTCCTTAGTCACTAATAACGCTAATGGAATGACCTTAACAAACACGATCACGTGTTTAAAATTAGGAGTGTCTTCCTTTGTTTCACTTCTGATACAAGCAGCAGTAAGGTATGTCCAGTTGATATCCTCTACAATGTAGGGCTTATAATCAGTCAAAAGCGGCTTATCTTTTCCCTCAGCATAGTAAACAAGGCTCTTTTCCTTGATACTATAATCGGTGGTAGCTTCGTCCTTTAGTATTCTCTTGACAATGACGATGACTTTCTTTATGAATATGATTGATCTCATTGCTTTGCTTTGTTATTAGGGCATCCGGGTTGGATTGCCTCATATTTAGTGGGGTAATTAACGTTAGCTAAGGAATAGACCCGCTTGATGGTTGAGCCATAGAACTGTTTGCCTTGAACCATCTTGAATCGGTCAGCTGGATTAGGATAGTAGTGGTTCTCGATGTTCTCAGTGATCAAAACACCATTCTTTACATCAATCACTATACCACGTACCGTATAAGTACTGTAAGAATCACTCTCCCAGTCTATCTCAGCCAATAAATCCCCAGCTATCTCAAACTTTTGCTTAAACTCCTTGCCGTTGACCTTGACATACTGGCGAAAGATCATGATTTCAGCAGTGTGAGGCGTGTAATTCTGGTTAACTAATGCAGTGAGCTGGCTAAGATACTTGTTATCAATGGTAAATTGTAACTCAGAATCCTCTCTTCTGCCGAACTCCTCTAATACTTCAAGTTTACGGCTATCCAGCTTAGATACGTTGATTAAGTCAATCAGCTTGTCGAGGTAGGTTTTATAGCTCTTTTTCATGACTATTTCTTTAGAAATTGTAGAGCTTTCCAGGTTGCTTGTTTCTTCAATACCTCTATGCTTGATATGGTGCAATCTGGATGATCACTATCAGCATGTATGAGAATGTTTTCTTCTTGCTTTCTCTTGTCTGCTTTATCTAAGAATTTATTTAATTTTGCATAATAATATCCAGCCTTACAGCCAATCTCTAATACATATGTATCCTCACCATGCTCAATCTCTAATATAAAGCAATCTTGATTATCAGGTGTATTGCTGTCCAACCAATCACTCACTACTTTAGGCTCTGGCTTGCTGTTGATAAATATTGGTTGAGTGTAGACTTTAGTAACTTGAAATGGTCGGATACAATCAGCCATCCCATCTTTATCTACAACTAAATAATAATCAACAGCATATTCCCCTACCGTGCTGCCCCGGTATTTGTCTACCACTGTTCCCTTAGCGGGGTGGCCTTTCTCTGTCTTATAGTCTATCGTGAAGCCTAATAGGCCAGTTGCGAAGAGACTTACTATTTCTGTTTTATTTTCCATGTTATGTATATAATTTAGTGATATTAGGGAATCTCTGTACGATCTTATCCACCATTGCTTCATATGCCTCACGTCTTTCAGGTGTATTAGGGGCTGGAAAGCTATCGGTATCTATTATCTCCATCACTCCATCCTTGATTCTCGCTATTACAAAAGCACATTGCTCTGCATCGGTCTTGGCTATATCTATACCGCAAATGATCATTATTTCCTGCTTTTATCGTGTTTATCAAAGAACTCCCACGTTCTCCTACCATAATAAACCTTGCCACAGGCGCACCCAATATAATGTGTCTTAATCCTAATTGGGCCACGGTAGGTGGCGTTAGTCTCCATCCGGTGGTCAACGCCGGGCTGTCTGGCAGTCATTATTAGACAGTGCCAGAATCTCAACCAGAATGCTTTTATTCGTTGCCTCATTTCAATAGTCTTTCTATATTTGGTGTTTTGATTCCTTGCTCATTTAGGTGTTTCCTTAGCTTAGCCTCCCAATGTGCTAAATTAGTTTTCATATCAGCCAGTTCTACTGGGTGAATAAATCCATCTAATTTGATTTGACTCAATGACATCATGGCTACAACTACTGAGCCGTAGTTCTTCTCCTCTTGGGAGCGTTCTGGTGGTGATGGTTTCTTAGCCATAATTTAGATTTCAACTGGTAATTCTAATGATTCCTTGATTATCACGTTCATTTTATTCTCTTCCTCAGCCGTTAATACTAACACATCTTTGAAGTCCTCACACGGGAACCAATAGTAGTCCCTATGGACTTCAAGTATCTGCCACCTGTATTGGCCCTTATACCTACCATATTTAATCTTTGAACGATCATGATTAGGTTCAATAGTGACTTCCTTACCAATCAAAGCCAATATCTTAGCTTTATGTGGGTGCTCATTGAAGTCCACTACCGTTGGTTGGAATATCTTCTTCATTTACTTTACCTCCACTAATGTACTTAGTAATTCAGGCGCCACCTCTTGTCCCCCGTAGATTGTGTAGGTGTCCTTGATGGTTGAGAAGTCAATCACCAAAATAGTGTCTTTGCCTAATACGTAGCGATGGCCTATCTTTTCCTTAGCTTTAGCCTGTTCGTCACTGAATATCTTGATCATTCCAAATACGGTGATAGATAGTAATACTACTAAACAACCGAAGATAATTAACATTTTTTTCATAATGATTTTGGTTTTAATGGTGTCTTTTAGCTAAGATAAACTCTGATTTAGCTAAATAAAAAAAAAGCCGCCCATTAATTCCCTTTTGTATTTCGGGCGGCGGCTTTTGAGTGGATTCCCTCTGCTTAGGCTGACCTCGTCAGGTGCGGGCAGTAGGCGTTGTCCTTATGTGGTAATAAACTCTGAATTAGCTAACGTCTTTTACGATACACAACAATTATACTATCCACGTATACACCGTCTAATATGGGCAGTGTATAATAGTCCTTATTATCTAATTCATTGGGCGCTGATACGGTTGACTGCTGACGCTGATGTAATCCAGTAGGGTCTCGCTCCAAGACCTTGACGCCCGTTACGAAATAATCAGTTTCCCCCCGGTTGTTTAACCAATTGAGCCCGGCTACCTCGTGATATGTAACGTCAACAATCCAACCCTTTTGTAGGGCGCTATCTAACGAAGCAATAACACCCTCATCTTCATTGTCGTTGTCGATAGAGAACTCAAACTGCCCACCGCTGTTCATTCCAGTCTGGGTGACGTTTAAGTGGCCTTCCCAACTCTTACACATATGACCTTGCTTGGAGAACCGGGTGATTGTTCCTACCCGGTTGCCGTTAGAGTAGTTCTCAGAGCAACTTGAGAATATCAAACTAATCAGCAATAGAATCATCGCTAACCCGGTCTTACCAGCTGTCTTAGGCATTAGGTGCTGGATAGCTTTCTCAAAGGCGTGTTCCCCGTTGTCCCTGTTATACAGCCACGGGTCTACTTTGTCCTGAGATAAGTCCACTTTCATCACCCGTCCGAACAGATAGTCAAAATACTTGTCTTTGCTCTCATCCAGTATTCGTTGGGCCTGATCAACTGGCATTAGATCACCTTTAGCGTGAAAGGCTCCACCGCCTTGAATCTTTGCCGCATTATAGAGGGCAGCTAATACCTCTGCTTTATCGAGATGTCCTATATCCATGATTCCTACCCTTTCTTGATTTTAATTTCGTCAGAGCCGGGGCCAAGTATCTCATTGATTAGGCCTGACTGGATGAAAGTCTCATACCAATAGTCAGGGTATTGGCCACCGTGGGCTTTCTTCACCTTATCGCAGTTCTCATTCCATTCTGCTTCTGATTTACTGCCCTTCATACACTCCATTACCTGATCTTTGGTAGGTACGGCAAACCTCTCACTGCCTGGCCCACAGCCAAGTACACCGGACGCATCGAAACCCTTGTACTTCTCCTTTACATCCTTGTCGGACACTATGACGTAGTGATACTTACCATCAGTCATTGTTTCAAACAGCCAGTCTCCGTTCTCTTCAAAGTCTGTCGGGATAGGACAGTGACTAAAGAGCCGCTGAATAGCATCCCGGTCTTCTTCTTTGAATTGAACACCTCTGTGGATGTGTGGTGTTGCTCTCTTTAGTGCCTCTGGGCTGACATCGGTATCGACATCAACGAAACACGTAAATTTGCCTATCTTAGGCTTGTTTTCTTTTGTCTCCATTGTTATTGTTGATTATTTGGTTAAATCCTTTAGTTTTACTACCTTCCTGCCTCCACCCCGGTTGAGGTCTTCATAGAGTTGATCAGCTTTGTCATACTCAGTCAATGGGTAACATTCTCTAATTGTCTTAGTGACCTCTATGAAAGTCTTACCACTCTGGGTATCGGCAATTAGCTTCAATGTAGAAGATTCGTCAGTTCCAGTGGATGATTTGATTTCCTTGATAATTAGATTTGACTTCGCCATGATTTATTGTTTAGCTAAATTAACGCTGTTTTAGCTAAAAAGAAACCCCCGCTGGTCAAAACGGGGGCTGGTTAGGGGGAGCGGCTACCCAAAACACCGCCCCTCTTAGAACTCTCATAAACGCTGTTAAAAGAAAAACCCCGGTTCGTTGCGGTCACCGGGGGTTTTCTCAACTGCTGCTACTCAGCTCATCGCAGTATCGTTTAGTCTTTACCTGACTTCTCCGGGTTCAAATCTTTTCTTTTGAGCCTGATAAGCCAGTCATTATAGCCATCCAAGGGTGCTGCTGGATTATAGTCAGGCTGGTCTTTGTATAGTTCGTAGGCCATCTGAAGCTCAAAGCCATTGAAAACAGCCTCTTCTCTATCGTCATCCACGTTAGTGATGATCTGAATGGTTGCTGTCATCCTACCGGACGAAGAAGCAGTCATTACACAGATAGGCGGGGTGACGGCATTGAGTTCCTTAGCCAACGCATCACAATCCTTCTCTAATCTCTTGGCGAAGTCAGCGGCTGGCTCCTCTGCTCCCTGTACTCTCATACGGATGTTATTCTTTTGCTTCATCATTGGCTAATTAGTCTTTGTTTGTCTTGTGATCATCGGGAACCTTGTCTCCCATTGGCTTCACGAGTTCCACCTGACACCAATCATTAGCCAGTATGTCTGTTTGAGAGGCTAACCACGGTACAAACTTGTTGTCTGCTGTCTTCATTCCTATCCACGGTAGGAGCGGGTTTTCTCCATTGTTTACAACATTGTCCCCATCTTTCTTCTCACCCCATACTGGGCCTAAGTCTTCGTTGACCTCGTAGTTGTTGATTTTCTTCAACCACATCCCTTTACCGTTCCAACCTTCACGGGCTACTAAGCCTCCTAAGTTTAGCGTCTCTAACGCTTGGCCAAAGTTCATGGCCGTTGCTGTTACATTTGTTTTCATGATATATGTTTTAGATTTAATAGTTATTAAGCGTGACCGGACTGCCCTGCTTCTTCATTAGGCTTAGGTGTATCCCTGATTAGGCTCTCCATCGCCTTAGCCACTGCCTCGATGTCCCGCTCATATTTGTTGAACGCCACTAATCTCTCTTCCTCAGCCATCAACAATGCCCCTGCGATCTTGTATTGATCTATCCGGGACTTCTCCATGAACTTCCACCACCACCTCATCTCCATCGCTCCCTTAGGCCAGCTGGTGATGTCCTTATTGATCAAGGCGTTAGCCACCATCACCAACTCACCGTTCTTATAGAGTTCCCTGTCCTTCTCAATGGTGAACCCATGTTTCATCACTTGCTCTCTACGCTCATTCTGAATCATCTTCATAGCTCTGCTGTTCTCAATATCCAATATGGCTTGCTGAGCTTCTGTACGATCTTGATACACTTCCTTGGCCTTAGTAACATAGCTGGTATCTTCAGTGTTCCACTCAACCACTTTAATCTCTGAGTAGCGTTCCTTATCTAATGGGATAATCAAATCAGCCCATTTTTCTTCCGGCTTGTTATGATCAGCTATGCCTTCCTTTAGAGCCTTGTTTAGTTTGCGGTTAAGCCATTCCACCCCATGCTCTATCTCACGTTGCTTTTGCTTAGTCATCTCCTCTGAAGTGAAGACCCGGAACTCATCAATCCTTCCCATATGCTTAGATATTCTACGTGTCGTGCCCATATAGAACTCTCTTAGCTCTGCCTCATTAGGCACAGGCATTAATAGCTTGAATAACACCATACAGAAACTTTCATCCGGTGTCTCCAGTGTAGTCAAGTCCATCACTACGGCCTTGTTCCCGATTAATCTGTTTTCTTCCATTTGATTTAATATTAGGCTTTTACTAACTCTGACTTGGAGCCGGATTGATCCACCAAACGTTACATCTACGACAGCAGTAGGAGCGGCCATTGATTAGGCTAGTCTGCTTGCCTTCACGGCCACAGTTAAAGCATCGATCATTAGGATGGGTAATCATTGAGGTGGATTCTTCTGAATATCCAGCAGGTGTCTTTTCTCTCGTGATAGAGAGGAGCCAATATACAAAGCGGCTAAACATTACAAGCGATCTTTACCGTAGACTTCACAGACATTACTTCTGTATGTCCTGACTATCTCTAGCTTATGACCACCAACATTGAGAGTGTCCCAGCCTTCTTTAGATTCAACGGCTATATGTGGCGGGATGTGCATTCTATCCAGTATCTTACTGAGTAGATCATTAGAAATCACCAACACTGATGGCTTGATGAATTGCTGCATTAGGGCGTAGACTTTGTCTTCTATATCATTCATATCAGTTCTTAGTGTTAGCTTAGGTAAACGCTGGGCAAAGTATTGGAAGTCAGGCGTAGAGGTGAACTTGATTAGTCGGCCTATCTCCTCAGCCATTCTTCTCTCTGAGTGGAAGTCCATGACTGTTAGGTTAAGACTATAATTAAAGCGATGACGATTAATATGATTAGCGCCCAATGGCGTGCCGGTAGGTGTCTCATGACTATGGATGGTGTCTTTTATAGGTATTAACTAATGAGCGGAAGAGGTCTTGATCAACATATCCATCACAGTAGCCTAATTCCTTTCGAGCCTTAGTGATTAGCTCCTTTCCCTTAGGGTCGGTGCGTCCATAATCATTATCAACAATGCTCTTGATTAGGTCTTTGTTAGCCTCAATCCATACTGATTTATAGTGATTAAACTCCCGGCGGTTCATATTCTTGATATCCCCACTGATATGTATTGCCCCACTTAGATCTGATTTAGCTTGAGCTAATGCGTCCTCTATCGCAAACACTACTTTCTTTAGATAGGCGACATTCATCTTAGAGGTGCCCTTGGATTGATCACGGCTATACCGTTCCTTTGACCAAGTATCACTGTCTCCCTCTACTGTTACGTTGATTAGATAGTTTACCATTATAGTATTATTAGTCTAGGCGTGACCTAATGGGATTTCTTCTGTTGATTTGATTAGCTCTGGACGGCCTAATATCTTCTGATCAAATAAATCATTAGATATTACAGCACCATCGGTGAACTTCACATACTTGGTATCTTTATTCTTCACTGAAAGATAGGATTGAGCAAGAGCGGCAACTGTTCTACCATCCATCTCAATATCTTCATAATGATGTGGATTTTCACTTAGATAGCGCCTAAAGACATATTTGTCTTCATTATTAATTTTTATTTTGGCCATAGTATTACTAACCTTGATCAGGTCGCTTAGTCCTTAGCCCGGACTTATCAGATGCCTCTGCCTTCTTCTTCTCTAACTCCAACACATTTACTTGTAACTTTTGAGCCTTAACATCGCCAGTCTTTTCAGCAATCCGGGCCATCAACATTTCCTTTATACCGCTTGAGGCCACTCTGGTCTGGATTTCGGCCTCTTTTGCCTTATGGGCAGTTAATTCATTTGCGTAGCGCACCTCTTTCTCCCGGTACTGAGCAGCGATCTTCTCGAAGTCAAACCCCATCTGGGATGGGTGTTCTATCTCTTCCCAATCAACGTCTTCCGGCTCATTACCTAAGAAACGGTTGTACCGGGCATAATATGAGTTCTGTAATCCTTGTATAATCCTATACACCGGGGTTCTCATCCGTGAAGCAACACGCCCCATAATGATCTGTACTAAGCTGAACTCCTTGAACACTTCTTTCTGAAGGTGGGTATTGATGTCGGCTTCTATGTTCACGTCCAGCTTACCATTAATAGTTACCTTCTCACCCTCTATCTCTCTACGTATCTCGACCAGTATAGAGGTCATCACCCGTATATCTTCCCGGTTAGTAGTGACTTTAATCTTATCATTCAAGCGGTTATATAGATACGTTAGTTCTTCCAACCGTGAACGCTTATGAACTAGCCTAAGGTCAGAGTGCTCACGCTTGTGTATCTCTTGTTTCTCTGAGATAACAGACAAGTTGTTCATCTTGAAGTCTATAATGTCTGCCTTGGCTATTGGGAAGTTCCACTCCTCCACGATTATCTTGTGAATCTCATCCACGGAGAACATTTTGCCGAATAACTCAATCAGTTGTGCCTTCTTTGCCTTTAAGAACCCCAACTCCTTAGCCCTCCCGGAAGCCCGCTCCTGCGCTTTCTTCACCGGATTAGTCCCATAAGCCTTATGCTTCAAGAACACCGCCTGAAGGTGTATTTTGTTGTATATTTCTCTCTTTACATTCAGCGCATCCTGTTCAGCCTGGGGTAAGTGGAGTGTACGCTTCTCAAAGTAGTGAGGAAGCCAGCCCATATTCGCTGATCCACCGTCAGAGGTCGGAATGATCATCCCTTCATTTAGTATTGGTAGGTTCTTCATCCGGCGCCACTTCTGATATGCTTCCTTGTCTTTCACGCCAACCATCTCAGCGTCTAAGTCCTCAGACCCGATGCCCTTTCTTCTGGACATATCTTGCAGCTTCACCTTAGACCCGGCGGGAATTTCATCGAACGCATCATCATCGCCCAGCCTCTTTTTGGCATTTTGTTCAGCGGCCTTCCGTTGTGCAGCCCTTATCTTATCGAGGTTCTCTTTCTTCATATGTTTGATTCATTAGAGTACATAAACACCTTATATAACATTGTTCACTCAAGGGTGTCTCTTAGTAGCCTATAACTGCTCAGGGGTGTTAGTGGTCTTACCTTCCCTTATCTCCGGGGTCTGGGTCGTATTCTTGAGGTTGAGTTCTTCGGCTCTTCGGTGGGCTTGGACAGTTTTAAGTTAGATTGATTCATATGTTTGATGTTCCCAACACTAAATCTTTGTTTTAAGGTGATTTTTAGGTTGGCGGGTGAACGGATGGACTTTGTATTGGGCTGAGGGTTGAACGTTGCTTATAGGGCTTATTTGAGTGTTTATCGGGGTTGTATTTAGATTTGCCTCAACCGGGTCTCTTTCCCTCCGGGGGAACGATTAAGGGCAAAAGAAAACCCCGCCGGATTAGGGCGGGGCTTCGATTTGGCTCCTCAAAACAACCTCTTATCAAGAGAGAACCATGTATTCAGCCAGTTCAGTCTGTTCTGCTTCGGCCACTACCTTACTGGTTTTGATGTTAATCACTTTCAGGAGGGTGCGCACGTTTAAGTCTTTAGCTGAGTGCTTGTATTTCTCAAGGATGTCAAGACACTCTGTTTTTAAATCCATGTCCAGATCAGGCCTTACGTCAGCAAGGATATGCTTCATTCTATTGATCTTCTCGTCAGCGGTCATTGATACGTCGATTGAAGTAGCACGGCTAATCATCGGCTGAGGGATTTGAGTGCGCTTGCGGTTAGAGATAAAGATCACCCGGCCAAAGAACTCAAAACTGTTAGGCAGACCTTCCATTGGCACTGTTGATATCCAGCTAATCACCCTTTGTCCGTAGGAATCCAGGGCACCTTTAAGGATATTCACTGCTTGCATATCCATTAAAACACTGTCGCAGTCATCAAATATGATCAATTTGTCTTGGTGAGTGTAAAGAGTTTGGTAGAGACCTTTAGGAGTTGAATAGCCTTTGATCACCACATAATCGTATCCATCACCGTCTATGTCGTTTGGTGTATATTCCGCATCATCCATATCTTCTGGGTTTGCAGGCAAACCTAATTTACGAAGACCCATCGCATCGCACTGTTTTAGGACTTCAAATGTCTTACCTAATCCACCATCGCCAGTCACTACTAAAGCGGCTTGCTCCTGACGTAACACCATTTTGGTTAGAGAGCCTAAAAATTCAAAGCGTTTGTTGATATCAAAAGTCTTTACCGGGGCTAAGTTGATAGGTGCTGATATGATTTGATTATGCTCATCTTCTGTAAGTTCTTGGCCGTTCTCTCTAGCGTTGTGAAGTTCTTGTTGGAGAGCCATCATTTCAGTGCTTAATACACGAAACTTAGCTGGTTTTCTCCACCAGTTGGTTCCGTTTGCTTTGATATATGCTTCGTTGAGTTTAGTCCAGTGAGAGAATTCCCCTTGAACTTCTGTTCCATCTATTAATAAGGCTACAGGAGTTCCTGAAGGGTAGTTAGGTAGTGACTTGTCGGTGTTTTTCGATTTTGGATTTACTGTTGTCATGATTTCTTTGTTTTTGAGGTTGTTTTGTGAGTACAAATATAAGGGGTCTTTAGCTAAAAACCAAATATATTTCAAACTATTTTTGGCCTCAATTCATAACTATCTGATTATTAGGGCAATTAATTTTAAAAAGCAATCCCGCCTTATTGGGGCGGGACTGGGATAAATCAGAAAGGAATAATCAGATTAGCGTTGAGCACGGAGTTTTACGGCCTCCACCCGGTACTGCTCTGCTTTCCAGGTATGGAACCCGCCCTTGCTTTCTTTCTCTTTGAGAGCTATCCGGGCGTGCGTCTCAGCCATTCCCTCAGCTACCCATATCTTTATGGTGAGGGCGTGTTCGGTGCCGTTATACGGCTTCCCTTTGGATAAGGCGGCTTGGGCTTCCTTGTTGATTGAACCGTCTAAGTTGATCCAGTTATGCTTCACCCAACCACTTGTTTTTCCATCGGTTATCAGCTTCAGTGGCCCGGTTGTCTTTAGTATTGTTATCGGTGTGTTCATGATTTCTCGTTGTTTATAGTATTTGTGTTAGAAGCGAAATGATAACTCGCAAACCTTTGAATTTATGTCGATAATGGATGGCTTTATTCCCTTAACTGCTTCTTTTACAAAGTCTGCAATGCGAACAGCATCTTGTTTCCTAGAAGTTACTGAATATACACCGTCCTTAAATTCAACGTTTGTCTCGTGAATATTAGTATATCCAGCATATTTAAAGGCTTCTATGATTGATTCATCAACCCATTTATTCCTTGGTTCAACGAACTTACTGTTAACATCTACGCCGGGAAATAATTTCATCGCTATTTTAGTAAGCACTGGGCCGAAGGCTTCAATTGCTCTTTCTTCCCCTAAATCATTTGCTTGCTGAGCAATCTCAAACAACGTGCGCTCTACTTTGTTAGGGTTATCGCTGTCTAATATGGCCTGACGTAGATAATCCACCTTAATATCAGTGATATGTAGGGTAGCGAGGCCAATATCATCTTGACGCTCTAGCTCTTTTAGTTTGTTCTCTAATTCAACGTTCTTTTTAGCTAACCATTCATTAGCCTGCTCTACTGTTGGCGCTGATATGATATCATCATGCCCAGGCTGATTGTTGTAATCTGTTAGCTTTGTTTCACTTTCCAACCAATCATTACCATATAAAGTACATGATTTTCTACCATAATACTGGATACAAGGCTCATTAAATCCACCTTCAAATAGCTGATTAGCTAATTGAAAAGATACGATATTGCGAGGAGACACCACTGGCCAGAACTCCAGTTCGATTTTCTTAAACGTCCCTACAGCCCCGTCAGCGAAAGTAACATCATACCATTTACCCGGTTGATCACCTTTTGATCTTTCCTGAGGCTTGGCTAAGCCTTCTTGCCCTATATACTTAGAAGGGTCTCTCACCTCCACCGGGCTTCCTTCAAAAGGCGTACATTCTTCTGTTGAGTCGATTTGCTTAACTACTACTTTTACAGCAGTTTCCATTGAGTTTTTGTTCTTTTTCATGATTTTTTTGTTTTAAGAGGTTATTAATTCAGCCACTAAGATACGGACTTTTTAGCTAAAACCAAATATATTTCAAACTATTTTATTCAGTTCAGTATAACTTACTGAATAATAGTATGATTATTTATTTTGGATTTATCTTGAAATAAACAGATGCGCCCTTTGGTTTAGGAAACGACACATTTGGCCTATCTTTTAGCCCATCCATTACTAATTCTCTTAGTTCTAAGGCACTAGCATTAGTAATCATAGCCACTTTGACTGAATAGTACTTGAAACTCACAGTTACCGCTAATTTCTCATTAGGGAAATGTGATTTTACATATCTCTTAACACAAACATGTAGCCCTTCAAGGCTCATCGGATGACTTCCTGATGCATTGCCTAATGCCTCTAACACTCTCTCAAATATATTTTCTCCCTTCCTGCCAATATTGTTGTTATCACAATATTCACGAAGTAAATTAGTAGAAGTAACATAAAAATCAAGCAACTTAGCGTCCTTTATTTTATCGCTGGCTACTGAGAAAGCCTCCATGAGTTCTTTCTTGTCTTCCGGGGTTAAAGTGCGATCAATCTCTTCCTCAGGCAACTCTTTCTCTAATAATTCATACGGAAAGCCAGTTGTTATTACTGTCTGTCCAGAATCATAATGTATTCTTACCTCCAAATTTTCTGGATAAAGTTCTATTCTTTCTACACCATCTTCTCCTTTGGTGAATTTTCTATTAGTTAAACCTAGATGAGTTCTATATACTGTAATTGTTGCTGTTGTCATGATATTAGTTTAAAGTAGGTTTAAGTACAATATGAACAATGGTGCGCTCTACTCCTGAGCGGCCTGTGTAGCCTGAGATATGCCATTCATGCTGAGTAAGACAGAAGTCATCGCCTCTTTCGATGATATTATCTATCGAATATTCCTTTAACTCTAACATGATGTCGCATCCACAGCGGTGCTTAGCTTGTGAACGGTGGGTACAGGTCTTAACTTGTATTCCCTCTTTCTTGAGTTTACTAACGATCTGACGGGCAGTGCAACTCAACGCTGCCTTCGTGATTTGTTCCGGGGTTAATTGATTGTCTTTCATTGTAGTGAGATTTAGATTTATATTGGTTTTAATAGCCCCCAATCCTTTCTTTGAACTGGGGGCTACTGGGTTAATTAATGGTGTTTAACGGTATCGGTTTGCTGATACTTCCAAAATCTTGGATGACCCATCGGGTGCTTTGGAGGGTTACATAATACAAGTACAGCCGTTACTAACAATAATACTCCCGCAATAATAAAGGGAAGCAATTCATACCACTTCAGTGGCTTCGGGGTTGGTTTTTCGTTTTTCATATTTGTGAGATTTAGGATTTATGAGATTTATGAATATCAATACGTTCTGAAATATAGTTTGTATCTAATATTTCTTCTTTTGTGAACTTATCAAGTTCCAGAAACACTAAAAATTCAGCAACAGTTACGCTTTTTTCTTTTAAAAGATCAATTAATCTGTAAGTGGCGGGATGCTGACTAGATAGTTTAATGAAGCGGCTAAGTACTTCAATTGGCTTTAAATAAAGATGACCACCAGCGTGATCGCCTTCATTAATTAGATAAGTAGCGCCATTGCCGTTCTTGGTTTCACCTACTTTAGTTACTTTGCCGTGAATCCTATCATTGAAAGATTCAGGAAATTGACTTACTTTAGTCTTTTTAGTGCTTTGTTGATTTTTCATGGTTTGAGGTTGTTTATTAATTCGCTACTAAGATAAGGCGAATTTCCCCATAAACCAAATATATTTCAAAGATTTTTATCCATTATTGGGTAAATGACTAATTATCAGCTTGATTAATTTTATCCGTGATATATCTTCTTTTTCTTTGAAGAGGCTCCATTGAGAATAGCTATAATTCGCACCCACGTATCTCTGTCGTCATAGCCAAGCAGTAGTGGTTCACCTTCCTTCATTGTAATTTCTATCATAAATCTAACACCTTCATATCCGTCTTTCCATTGTTGCCTGTGTGAATAGTTATCCCAAAGGAAATTGAAATGCTCAACGCCATTAATATATACAGATAAGCCTTGATAGTCTTTTGAATAAGTGATTTCTACAGACTTATCATTAATTGTTTTTTCGCCGTTCTTCATTATTAACTAATTTTATTAAACCAACGCCTCACAACATAGTTTCTTCCTATTGATAAGAATGTGAACAAGATTGTTATTAGATTTATCTGGGTAAAGTTCACTTTAACATCACAAATCCAGTAGATAAGTGGGCTAAATATAACAGTAACAGCATATCCAACTGCCGTATTTACAATTGATTCAAGGAGGCTCTTGCCTTTAGTTTGTTTCTCTGACATTACTTCTTTGCTTTTGATTCTTCGAGCCGTTGACGGGCGTCAATCTTATCGGTTAATTCATTGTATTCATCTATCCACTCATCATTTAACTTCTTACCAGCTTCTAAGAATCTAATCATACCATCTTTAAGATGCTCACGGCGTTTCTCTTCATAGATAAAACGAGGTATCACGCCAAGCGGGGGTCTCTTTACTGTTTCTTTATCAGGCTGAGCAACCTTGTCTTGTAGTTTGCGGCTCTTATCTTTAGGCTCCTCAAGTTTCTCAAAGTCAGATTTCTTTGTTTTTAGACCAATATCGCCAATTGTCGCTTCTTCTGTAGAACATTCAATACAATCAACCATATTGTTACCGGGATGTCTAGCGCACTCGCCATATATCGCTTTATCATCTACCTTCTCTGAATGTTGTTCAAACATGCCTGAGAAATGGGTTGGTTGCTTTGTTAGATCAACCTTAGGTGAACCATCTTTCTCCATCACTTTATCTGCCATTTCTTGTATCTTATCAGTTGTCTCACTAATAGCTTTTTCAAAAACAGTCTTTTCTCCCCTATTTAAGTGGGATGATAGAGCATTGCCTGTCCTATCTCCATACTTTTTACGGTATTTCTCAACCTGATCAGTTGATTCTTTAGCTAATACTGCTGGAGAGAACTTCTCAATGACCTCAGATACTACTGAGCAATGACGTTTATCAATCGTAGCCGTTGAGGTTCCTAAATATTTTTGACACCATTCTTTATCGGTTAGTGCCCAATCAGTGATTGAGTTCTCCTTTACTTGGAATTTCTCTTCCTGATAAGCGTCATACCAAGGTTTCATTCCCTCCCAACGGAGGTTTTTGTTGATTCTTACTATGTATTGTTTTGCCATGATTATTCTTTTTACATATAGGACATATCTTTGACGCTCCGTGACGGTTCTTTAACTTCCTTTCAAAGGTCTTCGGAACTCTTTTAAATACTTTAGCCACCTCAAAGCCTATTCCAGCAGCTTTGATAACTTCCATTATTCTTACACGGCTAATTCCTCTACGATGCTCATCTATTCTCGCTTCCCAATCCTTTATAGCATAGCCAATATAGTGAGCCGCATGCTTATAGGGCTTATCAAAATGGAGTATGTAGACGTAGCCCAATTTATTTTGTTTTATTCTTAGCTATATAGGCTTTTAGACCCGGCGGGCACCACGGTTGAGCGTCAAGCCATTCGTAGTAGTCTGCTGGGATGCTGCCCAGCCTTGTCCCTTGGTGTTTCCCCCACGGCATTATGTCTGAATCCTTCAGAGACACTATATATCCGTATTTCTGATTTCTCTTTATCATTAGCTATAAGAAATTCCTCTAATAAATCCAGTCTCTTTAACAGGCTGTTGGTCAATCGGTCAAATTCAGCAAGATTTCGGCTAAATTCATTAGCTTTAATTTCTTTATTTAATCGGAGGGCTTCGCCATTAGCGCCGCCAAATTTTTTAGGCATATCTCTCCAATAACTTTAGTAAAATGAAAAAGGCAGGGGTGACTAATCCCTGCCTAAAACTACAATGAAAGAATGAAAACAATTACTTCGTTAGTAATAACTTTAGTTAAGCGGACACCATATATCGCTCCTCTACAAGACTGTAAGTCAGAAGACCATTATTGACTTTCTCGTAGATTTGAGCTATATCGCACATTTCTTCTTTTTTACTCCATCTCTCGTGAACCTGACAGCCAGCACTCCACGGCCCAATAGCTGCGGTGACTTGACCCTTATTAGCTCCGTGAATATTACATCCGGCGTCAGTGTTCCACTCTACAACTCCTGAGTTTCCTGGGATGCCATCCAAGTCTTTATCTCTTTTCAAAAGAATCTTCCCTACCTGCTTTAGACAGCGATGGTCTTTCTTTCCTTGATGATAGCCCAACTTATAGGCATTAATGAATTGACCGGGTTGCATAACAGCACAACCACGTGGATTTAATAGCTTTTTTTGATAAGTTGTGCCAGGCTCAGTAGTGATAATGGCAGTGAATATCTTTTCTTCTCCGGTTTTACCATCTGCCCGATAGACAATGGCTAATACATCATTAAATTGATCAGGAATACATAGAGTAGTTCTAATACCGATGATGTTAGGCTGATCTTCAAACCACTTATGGCCTAATTTAGCTTGGGTTTGCTTCAGATTGTTGATGTTGATTATCATGATCGTTAGTTTTATCAATAGCTTTAGCTGATAAAACTTCACTGACCATTTGTGCTTCCAATACTCTCCTAACTAACTGGAGAGCACCAACAACAGAATGAATGTCTTCTTTAGGGTTTATAGTATAGGATATATTCCCATTGTCTGCTTTCTCAATGATTATGATTTGACTAGCCATATTTATCTAATTGCCTGCGATCTAAGGATGGTAATGTGCATTCTCTTATTAGTAAGAGATGGACGTGCTTTGATTAAGTCATCCAATATCTCAGTATTAGTTGGGACAGGGAGCAAACGGAACTCTAAGTCATTGATTTCATCTATATATGGATCAAGACCCCCGACTTGGTATTGTATGTGATACTTAGCAAGAGGAGCTAATTCGCTCTTTTTTTCTACTTCATCTGCCGGTCTCTCTACCTTTTTATAGTATTCTTCTTCTCCAGTGAAGTCTCTATCTAATAAGGCGTTCTTCTTTGCCATTATGAACGTGGATTATTAGGGTTAATATCAAGGTCATTAAACATCTTTATTAGACGTTTGCCGTACTCTGTCCGTAGTAAAATGTTGAAATCAATGTCCCTTACAGTACTTGAAAGCACATTATCAATCAATATATTCTGTCCAGACACGGTGTTATCATCTTTTATGTAGGTGAAAACATTCTGAGCAGCTAATGACCATGTGTTAAGTGAATCGAGAGCAGCCAGAATATCTAAATACTTTTGAGTTCCATATACTGAATCATAGACAGCCCTGTTAACACGAAGTACAACGTGCTCCTCAACCTGTATATTGTCTAATAAGAATTCTTTTAGACGTATTACAGATGGATTATAGCCTGAATCACTCCTAACATATCTAAACTCAAATAAGATACTTTGAGTCAAAGTCACTGATATAGCCTGCAAAGCCAAGTCAGTAAGGGTTGCCCAAGCAGTATATGTATTGCCTCCGTTAGTAGAGTATCTAAAATCCCGGACTAATACAGAAGTACCGGGTATTTCTCCTAATACTACATCATTATAGGACTGAATGGAAAGAATATTCGTAATTGCGTTGAGCTTCAGGATGTAAGAATCACTGGTCATCTGAAACTCTGCATATTGTATGGTATCTGGCATGGTCTTTTTAGTTAAGTTTAGTGTAATCAACTACCTTAAAACGAGAAGAGTGCCAACCCTCAAAGGGGAATGGCGGCACGAGGCACTGACCCTCTCTATCTTTCAGGAAAAAGGTAAAGCCACCAGCATCTCCAATTGGTTTCCCTCTCTTCCAAACTGTATAGGTTTCTCCACGTCTTATCCAATCACCGCCTTGTCTGATTTGTATATCTCTTAGTTCCTGAGACATGTTATCATCCAGACACTCTACATTGAACTCTTTAAGATTTAGAAACTCACTAAATCTTTGTTCTTCAAATAAGGTTGCTTTCAGTCCATTTAGCTTATGTTGATAAGCATCAATGTTAGACGGGTGTTGAATCTTATAGTTATGGTAGCCCCACTGATATTTCCCTGATTCATCATCATACTTAGTGAAAAATAGGTTATATTCAGACAAGCCAAATTCCTGACCTAATGCTTTTAGGTCTGCAGTGAGTTTGTTGTATCGCTCCACAAACTCTTTAGGCGGCTTAGGTCTTTCCTCCATAACAATTGCTTTACCTTAGTAACTCTGTATTTAACTGTTTTTTGTTTGCTCTTGCCTTGCTGAGAAAGTCCTCAACGCTATCTCTGAAGTCATCCACCACTATAAGTTCCTTCTTAGCCCTTGTATAAGCAACATACAGTAGATTCTCCTCCTGCTCAATCTGCCACGGCTTAATGGCGTATTTGCTGGGGATTAAGTCAAGGCATATCAGAAACACCCTATCATTCTCTAATCCTTTCGCTTTATGGATTGTACTAAGAAGTATGCCGTCACCCTTGTCTTTAAACATTCTACCAATGGCTTTCTCTACCTCGGCTACTGTATTGAACTTCTCTGAGAGAAACATTATGATTGATATATGCTCTTGAAGTTGTCCTAATTTAGGATGTTTCTCAAGGTTCTTATGCCCTTTCTTAGCGAGGTCGGCACGTACCTGCTTGTATTTATCAATCAGTTTACTGATTATGCCGTCCATGCTCTTCTGCTTTGTCTGTTTTAATAGGGCTATTATAGACCTACCGATGTCTTCACCTTTAATGTGTGCAGACTTCCCTTTGGTGATGAGGTCTATATAGAGAATGATTAATGGCTTAACATTACGACACAATACCCAATCCCCCCTACGCATCTCATGTATCTTACCATCTGTCCGATAGACACCCTCAGGACTTTCTTCATATGGCTCTATCTCATCAACTATCTCTTGGGCTTTATAAACAATCTCTTTAGCGCAACGATAGCAAACACTAAGTGGAAGAATAGTTGTATTCGGTCTTTCCTCTAATCTCTTGAAGCTCATCGCATCAGAGCCAGCAAAGCCATATATTGCCTGTCTTGGATCGCCTACTGCTATTAGTCTACCACCTTTTCTCTTCACTGCTCTGTAGAGTAGTTGCTGCTGAGCAATGCTTAAATCTTGACACTCATCTACAAATACTATATCATATTGCTTTATTCTTATGTCATCCAGTATAGCTGGGACATAAATCATATCAGTAAAGTCAAATTGCCTTTTGTCTTCTAAGGTCACGTGAAAGACGTTTATAGCATCCTTTAGTATTTCCTCAGTGATATAGTCCATATTATGTAAAGAAGCCATCTCCAATAGCTTATTCTTGCTTAAAGTGATATTAAATTTGATTAACTCTATCAATCTCACGATTGTCATGAAATACCACCCACGATCTTCTGCCTTGATTTTGAATTTCAATAGCTTCTCGCAGTATTGATAGACCTTATTAGGATTTAGCTTGACGCCCCGGTAGTAAACTTGCATATGCCTCCAACCGAAGCTATGTAAAGTAGTTATATCAACGTAGGATGGTGTCTTAGTCTTTAGCTCCTCCACGATATGTGTGTTAAAGGCAAAGAAAGCAATTGACTTCATCGGAGATATATGATTGAGAGACTCTACTATTGAATAGGTCTTAGAGCTTCCAGCTACTGCCTTTACTAATATATTGCCAGTGCCTTCTTCAATCTCATTGAATAAACCTAATTGATACTTCGAGTGTGTAAACATATATCCTATAAACCTTAGATAATATAGATTCCGTTGTTACGGGTGAAGTTGTAGTATATCTCTTTTGAATAGAGATGAACAAAGTGAACATTAAGGTCAGGATACATCTTCTTGACTATTTTCTGTACGTGCCTATATACCGGACTTTCATCCAAGTAAAAGTTAGATGTGGCAACATAAAACTTCAGTTCAGGATTTTCAATTGTTGGAAAGAACCCACAAAATTTAGGCTTATCTGGGCAAACCTTTTTGTTAACAAGCCGAACAACATTGCGAACCCTAACTAAATCCTTTCCTTTAGGTAGATATTTTTTCTTAGCTCTAGTAGGCCAAACACCTAACGCCCTGAGTATGTCTTCTTGCGTTCGCTCTTTCTTCATTTTACTAAAATGTGACCGGGTGCCTTTAATTTAATGCTTCCTGATACATAGTACTGATAGGCAAATACCATGTTGAGGTTCTTAAACTTAGTGCGAATAGCTTCTTTACATAGCTTAAAATCCTCATGATCATCTATATTCCCACCAGTTGGACTTCCCATATAGAGAAACCAATCATCGGTTACAATATTCCACCAACGGAAATCATCATCCGGGCTAAGATACGCCCGAAACTTAGGATATTTATGATCAGGAAAGGTTTCGTTGAGAAACTTTAGGATTTCCCTAATTTGCTTGATAGACTTGAGGTTTTGATTCTTCATCACAGATGTATTTTACTAACTCAGTCAGTAATAAATCCTTGATTTCCTGTTCTCTCAATGGCTCTTCTGCCATTATATTGAAACAGGACAGAAACCCCCGTAGGATTAATAGTGATTCAGCGAACTTTTTACTGGTGAGTTTATGTAGTAACTCTGGGCGCTGTGTGATAATTCTTTGACGAACCTCTTTATGAATGAGGTGCTTGTCTTTCTCTACATCGTATAATGCTGCCATTCTGCAAACTTAGGTAATTTAACAATAAGTACTGGGTGTGGCTCTATCCATTTCTCAAATTGAGCCACGATTTCCTTAACGTTAGTATTAATTGACCTTTCGACAAACTCCGTGATATTCACGCCATAAAACTGGATGAACTCAACAGGCTCAGACCCGGAGGTGTTTACATCGAACTGCTTAACAGACCAATATTGAATTTCACCTGTAGATTTAGTTACTGTAGCGATATGAAAGCCCTCGAAGACTAATATCTCTATGATTGGAAAGTTAGATTTTAACATCAGTATAGGTTTTTAGCTCTTCCTTGAGCGGTTCTAATTTCTTTTTAATTGAAGCAGTCAGGGCGTAGTATTTGTTCCAACTTATGTCTTTATTCTTCTCTAAGAAGTTCCTAAGTTTTTGACCGTTTATTAGGGATTTAACTATTCGCCTCTCTTGCTTATCAAGCCCATAATTCTCTAAGTAATAGTCAACCAACCCCTGCTCCTGATTAGCCATAGACACGAAATAGTAGTCATTGGCGTTCTCATAATCAGGCAATGTATCTACAGCATAATGCTTCAAATACATCTTTTCCCTAATTCGTATTAGCGCACGAGTGAGAGCCTTGTTGTAATACCAGAAAAAATACTTGTTTTTCTTCATATCAAACTTGAGAATACAGTTCTGTAGTATGATATAGCACTCTCCTACCATGTCATCCTTAGTATGAATAGGCTCCTTCTCATCTTTCTTTATCATATTGAAGAAGTTATCTATATTCTTCGTTATGATTTGATTGAGTTGCTGTAATAGCCTAATCTTAGCTTCATCTACTGCTCTCGCATTAGTTGATTTTTTTATGATGTACAGGCATTTAATGACCTCTTTATTAGAATAGATCACCTTGCACCGGGCAAAGTAGTTATAGGTCATAGTTATCATAGGCTAGTTGTATCCTGTTTCGTCGAAACGCTTGATTTTAGCCCGTTTAACTTCTTCAATCTCTCTTTTGTGATGATCTTTTGACCGTTTCTTTAGACTAGCAATGCGCTCATCCTTAGACATTGTCTTGCCTCCGAATGTTTTCATTCCCATCAATTTCAATTTTACTTTAGGATTTTCAGGACAAGGTGTGCGTTCATTTTCCTTACCTTCTGGCTTATCTATCTGGAAATTCCTTTCTTTTCCAGAGGCACCACAGGTACAATCCATACACCAAAAATTGCAAGTATTCGCCATTATACGTCTTAGAATAATTAGATTGATTATAACTCTGATTTGGCCTTTTGTAGCAGCCACAGGGCATCGGCCTCATTGTCGTCATTGCCTGTGTAACCTAAGCGATCTTGAGCAGCCTTGATCATCATCGGCTTAGTAGCATTCCCTTTCCCGGTAGCCATGTTTTTTATCTCTCCAGCAGAATAGGCTTTACATTCAATTTCAAGCTGTGCAGCGGTCTCTTCAATAACAGCGGCCAGCTTAGCGTGATGTATGACGGCTCCCATATGCTGTCCTGCTGGGCGTTCATACACTATTAATTGAATTTGATACTTGGAGCAAAGTTCTTTAATCTTAGCCCGAAAGCGCATCCACTTGAGTCCGTCACTCTCATTTGCTTTACGGGTCAAGTCCCATAACTCTACCGCCCACGGTTTGTTAGGGCGTTGATAGGCTACGCCGCATTTTGTTGCTGGATCAATAGATAGAATTGAATAATCAGACTTTTGAGAGGCTTTTTTTCTTGCTGAGGCTAGGGCTTTGGCTTTGTTTATCTTCTCTAAATTTGCCTTTTTCATAGGATAGTGTGGATGTTTTGTCTTTGTAATTCACCCAGATTTGATTCTCAGCGCCTATATCATTGTTGTTATGACTTATAACAAGCGTTGTGACGCCTGTTCTCACTAAAATCTTTAACACTCCCTGTTGGCCCTTGGTGTCTAAACCTTCAAAAAACTCATCTAACACTAGTAGATCAAGCCCACCATACTTAGATGTGTTATTTATGAAGGCCTGTACAGTTAGAATACCACATACATCTATTCTTCGGCGTTGACCACCTGAGTGGCGCTTAAAGGGTTTCCAAGTGTCTCCCCCATCCCGGCTTATAGATACAGCTATATTCTCCCTAATCTCACCTGTCTTTAGGGTCTTAAAACCTTGAATCTTCACGATGAGGTCAACTTTAAACTTAGATAGGAACAGGTTTACATAGCCCTCTACGCTCAAGAGTGTTTTGTTGACTAAAAAGGTCTTAAAGCCCTTTATACCTAAGTTGATGTTCCAGAACGTCAAATCATTCTTCTCATCATTTAGTACTTTTAGAGCATCCTGTAGTTCTTCGGTATCTTGTGATATTTGGGTAATTTCGGCCTCAAGATTAGTGATTCTAACTGTCGAATTCGCAGAATTAGTCATTTCATCAATCTTCTTGCGATATAGCTTGATTTCGGTGTTATAGTCCTCTACCGATTGCTTCGTGGCCGAAAACTTCCTTTTATTCCTTGAAATTTCTGCCCGTAATGCTTCCAATTCCTCCTGCTGGGTATTTGACTGGCTAATGGCTTCTCGTAGCTTAGCAATGCGTTTTTCTGTCTTCTTTGACGCCTCTTGAATTTGCTGAATAAGTCTTTCAAACTCTTCCTTCTGATCATTTAGCTCCTTTAGGGTTCTGCCATCTCCATCTTCCACCCAAGTCCATCCACATTTAGGACATTTAGTCTCCCCAGCCATTATCCTATTTATCTCAGCAATAGGTTTCCTTAGCTCTCCTAATGATAAGTCAAAATCAGCTTGCTTTTTCTTATTCTTTGTTAGGCTCTCTTTAGCCTCTGCTGTTGAGGTTTCATCTAATGATTCCTCTAAACCTACTAATTGCCCCTCCAGTTTTGTTAACTCATTAGCATATTTATTAGCTTCAGTCTTTGAATTAGTGATTTTATCCTGTAAAGATAGGACTTTTTGTTGATACTTTGTCTTCTCTTCCTCTAAATCCTTAGACCTTTCATTGCGCTCATAATCAATTTGCTTGGTTATAACTTCAATCTTAGTATCGTTAGTAGCTATAGCGGCTTTCACCTTATCAATCTGTTTATTCTTAGTATCAATATCAGTTTGTACGGCTGTTATGGCCTTATCTACAAGGTCTGCATTAACAAATCGGGTAATAGTGGCTTTCTGGGATGCATCCGTGGCTTCAAAGAATGAATTACTGTTATCCTGATTGATTATATAGTAATTAAGAATATCTTCCTTTGATATATCTAACAGAGCAAGTATTCTTTTATTCACTTCTCCTACAGATGTTAGCTTTTCTTGCTGCACACCATCTTCAAATAGGATAGCTTGATTATCTTTACTACGCTTGAAAATCCTAACAACTGATAAGGTCTTGTTATGCACCGGATTGACTAAGTCTAATTGGAGTTTCGAAACATTGACGAAGTCATTGATATACTCATCTTTCGTTAGATTCTTGTCCGGTAAATCAACAAGGGCTATCGTTATGCCTTTGACTATCGCAGACTTACCAGCACCATTAGAATCAGCGCCCAACTCATCGTGATTAACTCCATAAATTAGCGTAGTGGCTCCTTTATTGAAGTCATACTCTAGTTCCTTATAGGACATAAAGCCTTCTGCTCTAAATTTATCTAAGTACCACATGTTATAATGCTTTTATATATTTGAAACCTTTAGGGATTCTCCTGCCTTCAATGCTATTCTGCTTACAGAACTCCATGAAGTTTTTAGTAATAGTCTGTTTTGTGAAGGAGGCTATCTCACCTTCGGAAGCCGCTTTTATAGATTTTAATAGGGATTTAGAGTTCTTTTTAACATCAATACCCACCTCATTAAACCACTTTTTATCTACCGTCTCTAATTGCTCTACAGTTCCTTTAAATATGAAGCGCACATTATGTATAGAGTTAGCATACTTCTCACGCATCTTCGCAATATGCTCACGGCTTGCATCATCCAAATCAAGCGTGATTTTAATGTACTTTTTGAAGTTAGGCTTAACTCTTATTTCCTCGAAATCGCTGTTTATTACTAAGAATCCTTTCTCATTATTCTCACCAAAATCCTTCGGTTGTAGAGAACCTATATAGCTGAGGTACTCATCAATGTCTTGCTCATTGTGGTAATGACCTATATGAATCCTAGTGAATAGCTTAAATAATGAGGGTTTAATGTTGTTTTCTACTAAGCTACCATCATTATTCCTAACCTGATCAACAGCAATATGTGTTCCAAGATAGACCATTTCTGGCTTATGCTTGTTAATGGCTTTCTCAACCTCTTTACAGAGTGCTTTTAAGCGGCTAATATAACTCCCAGTTTCTTTAAAATAAGGCAGGAGAGCATAGATATAATTCTCTTTCACTATAATCCCTCCAGCAGGATATACGTGTATGCCTGGGATGTCTTCAAATAGGGAAACATAACTATCCTCACTCTCAAGGTCTGTCTTATCGTGGTTTCCAGGAATTATGTGTGTTTCAATTCCATTATCGCTAAACTTTCGCAATTTTCTCTTCCAAAAGAGTAGTGTCTCTAATGTCTGACCTGTCCTATCGGTGAATAAATCCCCTAATAAGATTAGTGTATTAATTTCTTTCTCCACGAGGTATAGTAACAAAAATTCCAGAGACTTGTCAACCTCTGGAATATTGTCTTTATCAACGTGTATATCTGTCGCAATGGCTAACATATACTAATTAACTTTGGGCTTGTCGCTCTTCTAATACCTTCGCATGAGCTAATTTTATTAGCTTTTTTGTAAGCACTTTGATAAATGGATTATTCTCCTCATAGAGTTTATATAGCTCCCGGCGTGACTTCCATTGGAGTTTACCTTTCATAAACTTAGCTCCATTGCCGTATTTCTCTAAAATTCCAGCATCAAAACCAATCTGAAGGTCATCTTCTGTTAGTACAAACCCGTAGCCATATCCAATTTCAATAGCAAACTTCTGCTTAGGGCGGCTAAAATCCGTCTTAAAGGCATTAACTAAAGTGATTTGACCCATTTCTTCTCCGTCCTGAGTGAATTTAATGCCTTCTTTGCGGCTCAATTCTATCCTCATGCAGGGATAATAGGTAACAGCAGTGCCTCCAGCTGAGGTTTTACCATGTCCCTCTATATTCTCATATGAGCGATTGATAAAAAGGAATGTGATATCTATATCATCACTAAGAGCGATGATAGAACGAAATCCTAAAGAAATTGCCCTTGCTGCAGAGGCCATAGCTGCGGACTTAGTCTCATTTTTCTCATCTTCTTTTGTTTTGACTTCGACTACCTTTGAGCGTATCTCCATGGTCTCTTTCTCCTGTCGAGACACTGTATTCCCTAAAGAATCCCAAGTAAAGAAAAACTTCGGCTTTCCCTCCATCTTGATTTCGCCATCGGCTATCATCTTTTTAACCATATCAACTGTCTGCTTTGTCTTGTTGAAGACATCCTCAATAGTCTTTATACGAATGATCAAAACCTTTGAGACATCCACCCCTAGCTTCTCAGCGTAGGGCTTATTATCCCGGCGTTCTGATGAAAGTACAATAACTACAGCCCTTTCACCATATGTTTCTAAGCAGCCTCTCATTGACATTAGAGAGAATGTAGTCTTCCCAGCTTGAGAATCACCACGAACTTCTATGATACCGCCTGGTAGTCCAAGTGTCTTTAGTCTTAAATCTAAAGAAGGACTATATGTTGGTATCCAACTGCTCTCCTCACTAAATGGGTCTAGCTTTTCAAATTTGAACACCTTAGTGTTATCAAACTTTTCGATCAATTTGTCTGTTATATTCATAGTAAAGAAAGAAGCCCGCCGTGTGGCGGGCTTTCATTTAAGTGGGTTAAACAATGATTATTATTTTTTGCCTGCCTTAATCTTGTCTTTAATGGCTTTAAGGCTAAGTTCTTCCTCTGCCTCCTCTTCCTCTTCGGCCTCCTCAGCAACAGGCTTAGCTGCTGGTTTCTTGGCTGGAGCGGCTTTGGCTACAGGTTTCTTAGGCGCTTCCTCTTCCTCCTCTTCTTCAGCTACCTCTTCTGTTTCCTCTTCCTCGGCAGCGGCTAATTTGGCATTATACACCTGCCGTACCTTCTTCCTTCTTTCTGTCTCATCATCTGACTTGAGAAGTTTCACACCCATTGCATCTCCAGTAGGCTTTAGGTCTTCGTCACCCCAGAACTGAGTTAACTCATCACGATCCATTCCGTCAAATTGATCACCTTTTGCTTTCTTAGCCGGGGCTTTAGGTTTCTCCTCCTCTTCTTCCTCTGCCTCCTCTTCAGCTTCCTCCTCCTCTACAGGAGCGGGCTTAGCTTTAGCGACAGGTTTTGAAGGAGCAACGGCCTTCTTAGCTGGAGCCGCTGGCTTGGCGGCTGGCTTAGCTTTCCCTTTGCTGACCATATCAGTAAGTTCATCAACCTTTTCTTGCCACTCATCGCTCTCACAGTAGCCAATCTCATACTTCGCATCAAAGAACTGGATGCCTTCGATAGCTTTCTTTAGATCATCTACGGTATAATTACGATTTAATTGATCAAGGGGTTTCGCACTGTCGAATTCTTCTAATTCTTCATCGGTTAACGGCATTGCTTTTGGCTTAGTTCCAATAGTAACCGAATACTTATCAGCAGCTTTCTTAGCTTTCGCTGTATAGGTTATAGTAACGGGGAAGCCTTCATCAGGGTCGGTGAATGGATCAACCTGAATTGCCTCGTCTTCTTCTTCAAAAGTAGCGATTTTATTCAAGCCATCACGGGTTGTTTTGTTAAATTCCAGCATTCCGAACTCTTTGCTCACTACGCCATCCTTGGTTTTCACCTTATTAGCATAAAGCAACCACGATGCTGATGCTGTGAGGCCTGTCTTCCAATCAGTCATAGTGGAGATTTTACCAGCAGCGTCATCATCTTCATTGGCGTTAAGCCAAGCGGAAGCACCCTTCACATATTCTTCAAAAGGGTCTTTCTTTAAACCACCATGTTGTTTAGCGTTAAAGACAGTTGAGCGTTTCTCCTTACCATCATCACCTTCAATGGTGATCCAGTGCTTCAATACGAGCACATAAAATGAACCAGTTTCGGGATTATGAGCGGGGAAAATCCTGAATTTATTGGCTCCTTCCTCAATGGAGAGGTAGCCCGCCCGGTCTCCTGAGCCTACAAGAGAATCTTCATCTTGTATTTGCCCCTTCAACGCTTTGGTTGAGGTAGCCTTGTACTTGTCTCTTAGATTTGACATTGTTGTTTTTGTTTTATTTGTTTATGAAATTAGTGGTTTCTTAACTTTTATCTGCACCCCATTGAATGATTTAACTATATTATCTAAATCTATATCATCAGATTTGAGCATCAGGGACAATTTCTCTAACTTATCTGACTTATCCTTAGCCGCCCAATAAATTGAATTGAGATAAGCAACTTCCTTCTCAGCCCTAGCTATTTGTTGCTTTTTAGCCTTATAGACTGGATGGATGTGGATGTAGTCCTCAACGTCATCCTTAGTGAATTTACCACCCCGGATAACCTTTTTGGTATCATCACCATTCCACTCATTTTTGATTGCCTCAGCAGTTTTGGCTCTCCATATTCGATAGGATAAATCTACTTCTTTTAGAGTGTTTTGCTTATCAGCTAAGATTAAACCTAGCCTGTTGTAAATCACTGGAAAGGTTAGGATTTCAGCAGTAAGATTAAGAATATCAATCTTCAAAATCTTGTCTACATCTATCTCTTCTTGCCCCTCGAATAAGTCAACCTTCAGGAATAATTCCCGGTCTCCTAAGTTTAATCTGAGTTGTGCCATGCTTACTCTATAATATCTTTAGATTTAACTTTAACCTTGTCCAGTTTAATTAGACGGGTTAGCTCAAAGAGAATATAGTGAAGACATTTCTTTATGTCTGTAGGATTATCAGACTTTTTGAAACCATCTGTTAGGTAGCGCTGAATATATCTAGCAGCCTGCCCTATGTTATAGCCTTTAGCCTTATCATCTGCCCAATAAATTAGCCCTTTTGTCTCAATGGGGGAATTAGCATACTTATCCCCGTAGGTTCCGCCTACATGGATAACCATTTCTTCGATTGCCTGAGCCATCTCAGGCTCTTTTTTTCTAATGAGAGCCACTGCTTCATTGAAAGATTTCTGTCTTGCTGCCTCCGGGCTTAGTTTCGGGGTGCGCTTGGTTGTTGTTGAAGTTGCCATAGTCTATTTTGTATTTGTTGTTGTTTGATATCTTTGCTGATTTGATTGTCTATACCGAAGAGTGACTCAAAGTCCAACCCTAAAGAAACAATAGAGGAAACGCAGTATTTCAAGTGCGGAACGACAAATTTATTGCCACATTTACGCTCCCTATCTAGCCAATAGTACATACTCATCCAATCCCCTAATTTTACGATCTTGTGAAACTTAGGATTATCATGCAGTTTAGGAATTTCTTTTAGCACATCATTGAACAATCCAGACTTGAGGCTGGTTAGACGGTGATTTGTGTAGGCGTCTATTGCCGCTCTAACTTGAGGCCCATTAAATGGATTGTATTTGAATGGGTGTCTAACATCCCCGCTATAAGTCTCATCAAAATCGTGTAGAATAGCATATTGAAGAACTTTTATTGTGTCTTCTGCTGATAAACCAAGTGCCCGGCATATAAATAACACAAACAAAGTCACATAATGTGTATGCTCAGCAGTATTGTCTTTCTTGAGCAGCCTAAATCCTTGCCATCTATCGGAATCAGCAAGGTCATAAAAGTTGTTAGAATCAATGAAACTGAATAGTGTCTCGATCTTTTTCTTAGTTTTATTAGTTCTTTTATAGGTCATAAATCAATTATCCTTGTTATTTCACTATCTGAGTAGAGGGCATTACATTGAGCATAATCATCATACCCTATTTTGCCTATAATAGCGACCAATCCACCAGTTTTTTTAGCCTTTTCAATGTGATCTTTAGCTTCATCCCAGACGTCAGACCACATAACACAACGCATCATCTTGTTGTTACACTCCATTTGTAGGATTCCGAACTTCCCCCGCTTACTTGATCTTTCAGTCCAACTAACTATCCTACCAGCTAGAACTGATTTCTTGTTCTTTGCTTCTGTAATTAAGAATTCGTCCGGGTTTAGATATAAGTCTGGTAGCTTCGGATTAGTGGCCCTTAGCAGTCCCTTGTAGTCAACTTTCCCGAATCCTGTAAGAGCCTTTTGCTCATAAGTCCAAACGTAATTTTTCCTTGTGATTTCTATTGGGTATTTTTCCTCAAAGCCAATGAGTTCTTTGTTAGTCTTATAGGTGGATTTTAGTAGGTCTCTGCGATCTTTAGGCTCATCTAAGTTCTCAACTTCATCAAAGCAACCTGCGATTATGAGATTTCTCGCTGCCCCTACTCCTATGCCCGTCCCTTTCATTCTCTCAATAAAATCATAGACAGAAAGGAACTCACCGCTCTTTCGTACCTCCATAATCTTAGCCACTGACTTATCCCCCAGCCCTTTTATTTTCGTCAAACTCCAATAAATTAGTGAGTTTACTACATCCGTATAGAAAGATTCGTTTGAACGATTGATGTCTGGTGGATAGACCTTGAGCCTAAGTTTTCTTGACTCTATTTCATCTAAGATTTGAATGACTTCAATCTCATCTTGACTGAAATTTAGAGATGAAGTATAGAATTCTTCCGGGTAATGTGTTTTAAACCAAGCGCACCAATAAGTCATAAGCCCGTATGCTGCTGAATGGGACTTATTAAAGCCATATCCAGAAAATCTCTCTAACTTATCCCATATCACAGAGGCTTTCTTCTCCGGACAGCCATTCTCAATAGCCCCTTTGATGAATTTATCCTTAAAGGTCGCCATCTTCGCCTTATCGAACTTCTTCATCACGGTACGCACCTCATCAGATTCGGCCAAGGTTAGTTTCCCCAGAACGTGTGTAGCCTTCATGATCTGCTCCTGATAGACGTAGAGACCATATGTGTTATCAGTCACTGACTTGAGCATATAGTCATATTGAGGCTTCTTCTTACCATGTTTAATATCAGCATAATCAAAATGCGCATTAGAACGCATTGGCCCCGGACGCCAAAGAGCATTTATAGCCACTATATCCTCAAAGCCGTCTGGCTTAACCATCCTACAAAACCTTTTAAGGCCATAAGACCCCATCTGAAACACATCCTCAGTGTAGCCTCCTTGGAACACTTCAAATGCTTCTTGATCGTCAAGCGGTATATCTGCTAACACAATATCTTCTCCTCTTAGACGCTTAATCAGTTTCTGTATAAAGCTAAACTTATCAAGCTGCGATAGTCCTAAAATATCTTCTTTTAAGAATCCTGCTTTATCTAAATATTTGCCTTCCCACTCAGATATGAGCGTCACATGTCCATCCTCCACTACTTTACGCACCGGCATCCAGTCAAATATATCCATATCATTTCCTAAATGGTCTTTCTTAGGAACGATAATCACCGCAGACGCATGAATTGATGGAACCTTAGCCTGATTTAGGATGCTCTTTACAGCATTGATCAGTGTAGGGTTATCCATTATAAACTTCTTTAAGATAGGAGCCGACATAGCGTCAGAAAATATTGTCTCCCACTTATCATCTTCCCCCGGCGTAGGTTTACTAATGAACTTATTTACCGTATTAACAAAAGTGAACGGAAGTCCATCGGCTCTGGCGAAATCTTTAATTGCCCCTTTGATACGGGCTGTATTATAGGTTCCCACTGAACAAACGTACCTTTCTCCATACCTATCTCTAAGAAATTGCTTGATACTATCCTTTCCTGCTGTTGAAAAGTCTACATCAATATCAGGGTTTTGATCTGGACGGGTGACTAATTCTATGCTAATCTCTAATCCGAACTTCTTATAATCCATTTTATATAGATCATCAATCAAAATATCTTTCCCTTCCAACTTACAAGTTTGTCCCTCTCTATATTTAGTCACTCTACCAATCAAAGTTTCATTGACGGTATAGTGCTTCTCAGGCATAGCACGGGTCTTATTTAGGAACCTCTCAAAGAGTAAATCATGCTCAATTGGATCAATGTCTGTTATATCTAATAAATAAGCAATTAGTGAGCCTCCAACACTACCCCTTCCTACGCCTACGCCAATACCATTGTCCTTAGCTTGTTTAATCATATCCCAAAGAATCAAGAAATAGTCAACAAACTTAGCGTTCACTATTACATCGGCTTCTTCCTCCAGCCTCTTTAGGTATGTTTCTACATCTTTCCCACGCTTCTTAACTTTTTTCTTTAGTCCTTTCTGTAGAAGGGAGAAAAACAATTCCTCAATATCACCATCATATTCAAATTTTGGTAGCTTATTCCGGCCTACATCAATTTTAAACGTGATTTCCTTGTCAAGCTCTAAGGTATTGGAAATTGCTGCTTGGAGCACTTCTAAGAAATTTAGACCTGAAGCATATCTTTTCTCATCATCTATATCGTAATTACTATAAAATGATTGAAAATGTTCTAATACAGACTTGTAATGCTGGCGATGGGAGAGTGCTTGGCGAACTCTCTTAGTCTCGTTTAGATATATACGGGCTATTGCCTCTTCTTCATCCATATAATAACTATCACCAATCAATATTGGAGGCACTAAATCATAGAGATTGTGTAGATATTCATATACAGAAGAAGCGTATTCCTTGTATTTATAATCATCGAAGTAGTCAACAGAATCAAGTTGATAGTAAAGACCATCAAACCATTTCTTGTACTTCAAAACGTATTCTTTGGCTGTTTTAAGGTCACTAACTTTATTGACAACGCTTTCCTTGGATAGTACACAGATAATGCCTGAGGAGCAGCTTTTCAGGTCTTTTTCCCATATATATCCATTGTTGTCAATATTGATTTGCTTATTAATTAGTAGGAGGTTTTTCCACCCCTGTTCATTCTTAGCATAAACAACTAATTCATTAGTTATGACGTTTTCACCGCTTTGTTCATAAGCTACAGTTATGGTCTCCCCAATAATCGGTTTGATTTTAGCCTTATCACAAGCAAGCTGAAAGGCTAGGGTTCCCCCTAAAGTATTCCTATCAATTATAGCGAGGCTCTTGTGGCCTAGAAATTTTGCTTTCTTCACCCAATCCTCAGCTAATCTAGTCCCGTTTAATAGTTCATATTCTGAATGAACGCCTAAATGAACAAACTCTAAGTCAAGGTCTTTTCTTTTCTTGCCTAAATACTTGAAGTCATTAAATTTCGCTTTTAGTGTAAATTCATTGGATTCAAATTTATCAGCATCGTAGTCTGTGTAGTAGAACCTACCGCCGAACTCAAACAGGATGAATTTAACATCTTGTTCCTCAATGAGATTTAGTTCTTCCTGGTAGAAGAGAATATTCATGTCTTTATCAATGATCTTCCCTTCTTTCTCCTCCAGCAAAAGAAAACGACCAACTTCCTCTATTTCAAATAAAATAGGTGAAATCTCTATAACCCGGAGGTTATTTGATTTCACCCATTTAGATAAGTTCTCTTCCATCGGGCTTATAGCTTACCTAATAAATCTTTTGAATTTAGAGATAATAAGCCCTCCGGTAGGGTTCGATCTTTTAAACGCTTTATAAAGAAGTTGAGACCTAAGGTCATGTAATCAAAACAATGACGAGTTCTTTTTAGAGTTAGTAAATTCTCTATCGCAGAAAGACGATCATCATTAGTACGCTCAGTCTTTGTATAGAGAATATAGGTGTGTAGCATATCATATACGAAAGCAAAATACTCAGACTGCTTACTAATACTATCAGTAAATGATGCTTCATCACCCATCATATTCTGTAATGTAGTAGAATCATGTACTCTATGGTACATAAGAAGCCTATCAATGATTTTATTGAATATCTCGTCCACAGTCATTAGCCGGGCGTTGACTAAGTCAGTATCGAAACGGAAATCCATTTCTGAATATGAAGAATCATCATACAGGGTTGACCTTTCGCCAGACGTAACCGCCTCAGCTACAGCATTTGTCAATGGATTAGATAAATAACAGTGTAATGACTGGGAGTTGTGCACCTGATCACCCAATCCTACACCTAAAATCTTAGACATCACTTCTCCGATAAAAGAGAATTGGAACACATTTGTAGGCAAACCCCAGTGAAGATCATTACTACGATTTTGAATTGTTTGATGAAGCCTACCGTTTCTAATCTTAAACATCAGCATATCGTTGCAAGGCAAGTCTTTGGACTGAGTACCTAAATCTAACTCAGGGTTCCAAATACTTATCACTACCCGCCTGTCTTCGCTATTAGCCTTGAGGAGATTTAATGCCTTATGTAATTGATCAAATCTTTGATTATATGGCGCATTACTGCTGGAGTGCTCGCCTTGAAACCTCATTCTATAGCCGTATGGCGCATGAAAGGTCATTCCATCATCTGAAAACTGCGCCATATTAGAATTGAAGATGTTTAAGAACTCCAAATCCTTTCTTCCAGTCCATATCCACATGGCTTCTGCTAAAAGAAAGAAGATATTGATATCACGGCCATAGCCTCCAACACAACGGGCACGTGGATTTTCAACAACTGTCTTAAAGTTTAGATATTCTACAGTGTCTCCATTTCTTGAACCAGTCCGGGAACCATTAGCCACTATCTCTTTGGAGAGGAGAAAATAGAGATTTTCAAATTCCTTGCTCTTGCCCGCTCCTAAGCTAGGGCTAAACTCAACATTTTTCATAAGGTTTATTGTTTGACGTTATACTTTAAATCAGCTATGAAGCCTATAATTTCTTCTGGAGTGAAAGCCATTTGTAAGGCTAACTTGTCGATGTACTCTAAATCGAATCCTTCACTTTGTTCCAGCGCATCCATCTTCAGCATCTCATATACTACCTCTTTTGGAGTTTTCCATTTAGTGTTCTTGTCTGAAGGAAAGATGACTTTAGGTCTGTGGAACTTTGCCTCATATTGATCATAGTGTCCAAAGGCCATTATGATGGCTTCTTCACCCGGAGCAAAGTGATGAGCAGCTGCTCCATTTAGGCATATCACACCAGAACCCGGCTTGCCTTTTATCACATATGTCTCAATCCTACTACCTCTCTTATTATTCACTATTAAGACTTTCTCATTAGGCAGTAAACCTACTGCTTTCATTAGATTTTCGTCAATTGTAACGCTTCCAACATAGTGAAGCTGGGCGTCAGTAACCACAACGTTGTGGAGTTTAGCTCTTAGTAAGGTGTGAAACATAGATATTTGGTTATTTATTAGTAAAAGTGGGAGAAACTTAATAACGTTGGTTTTAAGGCTTAGCTACCTTAGTGGATTGAAAGCCTTGTTCCAATTGAAGGTTAAATGGGAGTTCTTTGGGGAGGCGT